GGCCAACATTCGCGCAAAAGAGCTCAAGCTCGATCCCGAGCGCATCGATGCGATCGAACGCACGACGAAGCACGACGTGATCGCATTTTTGACGCACGTCGAAGAGCTCGCCGGAAGCGACGCACGCTGGCTCCACTTCGGCATGACCTCGAGCGACGTGCTCGACACGAGCTTCGCGATGCTCCTCGTGAAGTCCTGTGACCTCCTCGCCGTGCGGCAGGACCGCCTTATTGCCGCACTCGCGAAGCGCACGGACGAGCACCGCAACACGATGATCATCGGCCGCAGCCACGGGATCCACGCCGAACCCCTGCGTTTCGGCATGGTGCTCGCAGGCCACCTTGCCGAACTGAAACGGGGCCGCCATCGACTGCGAATCGCGCGGGACGAGATCGCAGTCGGGAAGCTTGCCGGCGCGGTCGGCAGTTACGCGCACCTCTCACCCGAACTCGAGGCAAAAGCACTCGAGACCCTCGGCCTGCGCCCCGAGACCGTGTCCACCCAAGTCGTCGCACGCGACCGTCACGCAGCCTTCTTCGCCGCGCTCGCACTCGTAGCCGCAGGGATCGAGCGCCTCGCGACGAACGTACGACACTGGCAGCGCACCGAAGTCACCGAGGCGGAGGAAGCGTTCACCTGCGGCCAAAAAGGCTCGAGCGCAATGCCTCACAAGCGCAATCCAATCCTAAGTGAAAACCTGTGCGGCCTCGCGCGTGTCGTGCGGGCGGCAGTCATCCCGGCGCTTGAGAATGTCGCCCTCTGGCACGAGCGCGACATCTCGCATTCGTCCGTCGAGAGAATGATTGCGCCGGACGCAATCGCAACCCTCGGCTTCATGCTGGAGCGTGCCGCAGGGCTCGCGGAAGGGCTCGTCGTTTACGGGGAGACGATGCTGCGAAACCTCGAGTTATCGGGCGGACGCTGTTACAGCGAAGGCGTGCTTCTCGAGCTCGTCCGCAGGGGCATGGCGCGCCAGGACGCCTACGTCGTCGTGCAACGCTCGGCAATGCGTTCGTTCGAAGGGCATGGCGAGTTTCAAACGCTGTTAGCGGCCGATCCCGACGTCGTGCGGGTTCTCACACCCGCAGCCCTGGCGGCCTGTTTCGACCCCGAGCACGTGCTCAGGTGGAGCGACGCCGTGATCGATCGCGCGCTCGAGGCGCCATGAAGCGAAGCCTCGGGGTTCATACTATGAATGGTACAATTACATGTAATTTTGAGTTAAATTGTGCTAAATAAATTAAGTATTCCAACAAATTTTTCTTTTTCTAATTTAAGACAATTAATAGAAAAAGCTTATAAAGCTTATGACCAGGAGTGGGACGGGAAGCTATGGAGGAGCGGTAGCTCGTCGTCTCTTTTAAGTGGGACTTACTATCACACAGATTTTGAAGGCGCAGAATTTTATGGAGTTCCTGAGGAACATAAACTCCCCAATTGTTCGAAAATTGCGTTCCTGGATTTAGATAATCCAAATCATCTGGAATTCATAGAATCGCTGAGTAAACCGCTAGAAGTGATGGGTGATATAGCTTTAGTAATAGAAGAGTCTCTGCCTGAGCTTAAAAAGTTAGGGTTTGACTGCCTTGTTATAAGCGGAGACACAGGAAGAGATATATGGGGAACACCAGTAGAAGTAGTCAAATTGCATTAGGAATGTATTTTTTTAAAATCATGTCCATGCAGACATGTAAGTAGAAAACTTCAATGGCATACCGCTTTTGATGATGCCACCACAACCGGAGACATAAAAATGCCAGTCCGAGACCACCTGATATATACCCCCCTACCCGAGGAGCCAGAACTCCAAATGGTTCTCGAAGCCGAGCTTCGAGAACCCACCGACAACCCAGAGCCCATTATATTGATTAGGCGAGTGAGGCCGCGTTGTACGCACTTGTTCGTCATTTGGTCCAAGTTCGACGACCTTCATCAGTCCGTCCGTTCGCGGATCATTCTCAATGCATTCGGGTCAGTCCGGGGGGAGTTGGAAGCGTCGCTCGTTATGGTCTCGATGGGCTTGACCCAAGCCGAAGCCGACCGCTTGGGAATTAGCTGACCGACCCAAGGTAATGCCAGGGCACAAGCTCCGTGACGGTCCACACAGAGCGCACTACGGAGGTACAAATATTTTCTGCTGATTTGATCCGATTCAAGTCAGCAAAAATCGAGGTTTAGGAAAATTAAAAAATTAACCGGTGCAATATAGAAATGTCTGGATGGTGCTACAATAGGTTTATCTTTATCGGGTCTGAACCTGATATTGATGCGATTGATAGGTCGCAGTTTATGTTACCCCATTTATTCCCGGAAACTATTGGACATGATACATACATGAATTGGGATGTGGAGAAGGACCCAGGTCCAATCGACATCGACAGAGAAAATGTAAAAATAAATAATAAGATGTATCAAAGGGTAATAGGAAATTATGAATCTTCACGACCGAGTCTGAAGATTGTGCAGGCTATTCGTAGCAAGTTCCCTGGAATTTTCCGGATGAAACTCGAGTATATAGATCCAATTTCAAATATAATAGGAGTATGGACTCTGTTTAAGGGAAACGAAAATGACGAAAGATTTCACTACGTGGGAACCCAGGATTGCAACAAAATAACTAGACAGATACAACACAGTCTATACTTAGATTATGAACCATTCATTAATGTAATGGCTCGTTTACATAAACAATAAATAAAACAACCTAACTACTAAGAGGAACTATGGATTTCAAAGTATTTCTTGCTGTCATTTTGAAGATGGTGGCATATGAGTATCCTAACATTGAAGACGGGTCTGCTCGAAACGCCAAGTATTTGAATGGTGCTCGGGAGATGGCAGAACATTACTTGGAAGTCGGACGAGAGGGCAAGATAGTCTCTCCAGATATCGACCCCATTTTACTGGCTACCATCGGATATGAAGAATCCAGACATCGACCAGATTCTCCTGACGGAGATTGTTTTTTTAACGGGATGAGCAAGGAAAAAAAGTGCAATGCTTTTGGCCCCATGCAACTTAATAAAGGAATCCCGTGGGTACTGAACCGAATCAATGAAGATTTTTGGGAAGGCGTCACCTTAGAATCATTAAGAGATCCGGGGCAAAATGTGCAAGCGGCATATGATGTCCTTCATTATTGGAAGACTTCATGCAGTTCCGACACGGCGAATTTCATGGGAAGTTATATGTCGGGAAAATGCTTGAAAGACAGTATTTCCCCTGGCAAGAAGCGTTGTATGATCGCGAAAACACTCGATATAGCGATGGGTCACCAAGACACCATTAAATGTCCAGCCACAAATTTTGACAAGAGAACAAACGGACTGTTGAAATGGATTTCTAAAAAGTAAAATAACTAGCATACAAATGAGCCCGAGAGCCAAAACTGGCCTCGGGCTCATTTGTATTTATGTTTACATTTCAGTCATTCATCGTCCGATTCTTCTTCGTCTTCATCTGAAAAGTTTTCTGGAATGAAGATGCCACCGTTGCCCGAGTCTTCAAGTCCGCAGCAATACCCCTGATGAAACCCTAACGCCGGGATGATGGCAGTCAAACTATCATCAAGAATCGAAGAAGCAAGAAGAGCTTGCTTATGCACCTGAGTGGGATCCGGAATAGAATCGGTTTCAAATATGATATACCAAGGAGAAACATCATCCATGTGATCTTCTTCTCTTTGAGCGAGTTCTTCCGGTGTTGAAGCCGGATTCGCCCAATTACTCTTGAATATCTTCTTTTCTCTTTTGCAAATATTTCGAAGAGTTAACTTTAACTCATCGGAGTGAAGTTTGATGCCGAAATTTTCGCCGTCAAATGGTTCTTCATCTACTGAGGGAAAATAAACCGCAAAGGAGCCCTCTTGACCGGACGGGATAATTAACTTAATTTGTTCGATCATTTTCTTTTCGAACTGTTTAAAACTCTTTACGGGAAAATTATGCACCTTGAAGACGAAAATTTTTCCGTCTTTAGATTTCGAATAATTGTATAAGTACTCCTTATTATTCACCCAATAATAAGGAGGTACGTCATATTTTTCGCCAAATATTGGGGGAAAATTTTGAATCTCATGACATTTTTCTTTTACGTAATCGTCGGCGAAGGCATTGTTGACTAGTAGAGATAAGAGTGTTGATAAACCCTTAGTATTTATTTGTTGAGACATATCCCGAACCCGGCACCTGACTTCGGAGGAATTGTCTTGTTGGTTAATGTCCGGGTTCGTAATTAAATCTGGATCTGTAACTCCCCAATCAACAGTTGTGGAAAATTCTTCCAGAATAACGTCGAATTCGTCGCTGGCTCGGAATGTCCAATACCCAAAAATTTGTTGGGAAAAAGTGCGAATTACACAAAGGCCGGAACTGGACTGGTCAACAGTTTTCTTAAATCCGTGTTGGGCAATAGTAGGAAATTTAGATTCCAATCCCTCGTTCCGGACGGTATTAATCCAAGAAGCTGGAATGAAAACTAAAGTGTTGCCGATGGGGGAAAGCGATTCTGGGATGCTTTTTGTCCACGTAATCCCGTTTTCAGTGCGGTGAAGGACACTGAATAAAAAATATTCTTGTTTTTGTTCTACGTCGAATTTAGAACTCATCAATTCTTGTAATTCGGTGAGCTCTCGGTGAAATTTATCTATTTCTATCCGGGTACTAAAAATAGGTCTTTCAGAAATAGAAACTACCCGGTGATGATTTCGAATGAGAACTCCCCCGTTAGGGAGAATTTTTGGTTGCCACGGATCCCCGCCCATGACGCCGTAGTCAAGAGAGAAGCGGAGAGTCTCCCAAATTTCATTAAATTGTTTTCCGGTGAGATCCGGGTACGCCTCATCAAGTTTATCTATGAAGGCTTGTGACGATTCCACGTCTGAGACTCCGTGGATGGTAATTTTTGGATTACTCCTCGCCTTCTTTCTTTTTGACCTAGCCTTCTTAATATATTCCTTAAAAAAAAGAACCGCCGGAATTTCTGAAAAATCCTCAGGAAGGTCTTCAATTCTAGAACTGTGGAAAATTTTTTCGATTGATTCTGTTATGCTCATTTTATAATTACCAATGGTGGGTGGTTTTTAAATAGAATCTGCGAAATAAGTAATTTTCTATCGTAAAGCGCAAAACCGCGTGCGTTTTGGGGATGTAATTTATATGTTTTTAAAAGAAAATTTCGGTAAACTCGGAGTCTTTCATTCAGGAAAGAGTATGGAAATCATCGCAAGGCAAGATACCGACAGTCTGAAATCCTTTGTAATTGTATCCTACGTACCGCTCCTGTGGCCCCAGGATTTGAATACGCAGACAGAATCCATCGAAAAAGCCATCGAAAAATCTATCGATTCATGTCCGAACGGCGAAATCGCGGGATGCGCTTGGATTGTACGGAATGGAAAATTAAGCCCGGTATTCGTTTTGGAGAAATCCCGGGAGATGGTGGAGCATTTGAAATTCTGGTCTGAGGATAAACCGGAGCAATGGTTTAAAATCCATTTTCGAAGAGAAGGATTGAAGTATTTCATTGCATTAGTACCTGAAGTAGATAAGACGGTTGAACGCTTCAAAATTTCTTATCAGTTGAGGACGGGATATCCACTTCCAAAGGAAACACCTTTAAGGGTAATATTTAAATATTTATATTTCTCTGCTCAAAGGGAAGAAATCCATTTAATGGATGATGAAGTCGAAGTGTTCTACTTAGATTCAAAAGATATGGACAAGAATGATCTTCAAAAATCCGTATCTGAAGCCAAATCCTTAGGAACCTTTAAAATAGTCAATAATTCGGAGTTAATATAAATTCCCTGGGTATTCTTCAAAGAAAATTACATAATGGGAAGAGTCTGTAAAGTATCGATTTATGATTCTATCAAGGACTAGGGGCAAGGCGCTACCAAGTCGGCTTTACATGGTAAAAAGTGTTTAGTAAAATTGTACGGAGTGTCGAGGACAGATACAGAATGTCTCAATAAAGTATTGGGTATTTACTGAATCTGTTTTTCGCATTGTAGAAGTGAAAATTCTATAAGTGAAATTTATGATTACCGTATTTCGTTCATGGTACAATTCAATTGTTCACTTCTAAAATTTTACCGAAACATTTTAGAAGTGAACAATTGAATGGATTCCCGGCTTCGGATAAATTCGACAATTTCGGAAAAAGAACCTAAGAATGAAAGTCATACCTTTTAAACCTAGGACGAAAGAATGCCTAAATTGTAGAACGGAACTGCGGGCTATCAGTCACCTTGTAAAGGGGGTTTATAGGGTGAAATTCGAAGAATGTGAATTGTGCAGTATCATGGAAAGAATATCCGAATTACAAGTAGAGATGCGGAATTTAATGAAGAGGTCGTTATTTTTAATATCCAAGAGAAAAGATTTATAACCAAAGAAGACCCTGTAATTGGTTGAAGATAAATCGTGATTTACACTTGTTTCCGTGTAAATTTCCGGGTCTTCACCGTTTTTGGTATAATTTAAAAGAAGAATCACTCGATATATAGGATCAAGCATAGCAGTACCTGCCATATATCGTTGCAATATCTGCCATATATCGTGGCAATATCTGCCATATATCGCGCAACTATTTATTACACATATGTTTATGAAGAAGATAAAAGAGGCGTTGGAAGAAATCCTCGATCAAACAATTGACAAATTAATAGAATTACAATTGAATATTTCAGACAATCCTGAGAAACTTGTGCAAAATAGTTTAATTTCGATGCAGAAGGAAAATGCCGAACTCCAAGAGAGCAATTGGAGTATTTGGATGATGTCCACCACCACTCATTTTGCAGTTGTAGCTTGCCAAGACAGTATAGGGGGAATAATTCCAGAAGACGGCACTTTCATTTCGGGCATTTTAATACAAAGTGGACTTACCGAGGAAATGGCCATGGATAAAATTGATGAATTTGGAGTCAAAGCAAAATTGCATACCGGTGATCGTAAAATTTCGGGAGACCTTTCCTAAAGTCTCCCGTTTACTGAAATACCCAGTAAAATTTACAGATAATTTCAAAAAATTTACAGAAGTACCCAATAAAATTTACTAAATTACGGATAAAATATCAGGATACCAAACAAGGACCATAAGAATAAGGAAGGGCTACTTTTATGAAAATTCGTTTTCCAAATATATCGAGCATGTCAAGTAATATATCGAGCATGTCAAGTAACATGTCAAGTAAAATATCGAGCATGTCAATTAAAATATCGAGTATTCACAGGAGTTTTATATCGAGTATTCAATGGAGCACCATCCAGAATACTTTACTCAACATTTTGCCAAGTGTTTTCTACGCATTTTGGATACTTTATTTTATATTTTGCTTAATGTTCTCTATTTGTGCTTGATGAATTGATTGAGGTATTCTGTAATTCCACCCATTTACGGAAAGGATTACTCCGCGATTTACCGGGCGTTTAGTATCCATTCAGAATATTTAGCCCCACTAAAATTTATTGGTAATTCCGCCGTTCTACATTTTATCAGAAATCTTCCACTCTCGTTTACATTACTTCCAAGCATTCTTTAACGGATGGAAGCTGAGTTTATCAATAATCGGTTTCTACCGATTTCCGTATTCTTTATTCCATGGATTGGTCGAACAATCATGCCAATTCGTCATATTGTAAATTTACTATATGGTAATGTATGGTACCGATTATCCCGAATATTACCAGGACAATCGATCCTATCGGTAGACCCCATATCTGTAAATTATCGATATAAAAATTATCCGGAATCTGTATATCCTGAATTGCATCTCTCTCTATTTTCCCGTATACCCGTAATTGTTCTTGGACATCCCACGCATTATGGATTCTTCCAATTCCCCGTACACCCCTTTATATTCAGGATACGCGTCAGCAAACGTCAATTACCAGGATAACGCTCCTGACTCCGGAAAGGTACTTCCGTTAAACCACATTATAGCGAACCCGGGGTAAGGACAAAGGACCCCAGGGAGACGCTTCCCGGGGCCTTTTCTTCGCCTCTCTCACCCATCCATTCACTTTCCCACCCGTCAACCCACGTCCTCAGACCCCTCCGACTTTGAACGAGTACGCCCACGATACGCTTTACACATTCCAACCTCATTCCGGATTTCTCCGGTCCGGACATTCGACCGGACTCGGCTCCCATTCAAGCAGTCAATCTAATTTATCGTGGACCCGCGAATTTGAGTCCTCTAGAGATCAGCACATCACAAATCGCCATATCAACCGTCCACTGCACCTAAACGGCGATTCTTGAATGAAAAATTAGCGCAGTCGGTACGGTTTTATTGATCGGTTAGGAAACATGGAATCTAAAGAATCAAACGAAAATCTTGAAGTCACTCCCACTCCCAATAAAAATGATGGAGGAGCTTCCACTTTAGACCCAATAACTTTAAAATTTTTACAGGAACAACACATTTATTTCGCTCTTCCGATGTACGGAGGCATGTGCAGCGAATCGACGTTTGCAGGACTCGTTAAGTTCGCCATTATAGCCACTAAGTTAAAAATTAATTTCACGATGGATATCATTTATAACGAGTCGCTAATTCCGCGCGCTCGCAATAATTTGGTCGCAAAGTTCATGGGATGCCCAGAAGCCACCCATTTAATGTTCATCGATGTAGACCTGGCCTTCGATCCTGAGGCCATCCTGAAGTTGCTATGTAATAATCAGGATGTCGTTGGCGGTCTTTATCCTAAAAAGAGCATTCCCATTAGTTATGTGGTGAATTTAACCGCCGATCCGGTTGTAAACAAAGAGGACTTGGTGGAAGTCGATACTCTTGGCACCGGTTTCATGTTGGTTAAGCGCCACGTATTCGAGCGAATGTTTAACGCTTTTCCTGAATTAAAATATCGGGATAGTTTGGCATATGCCCCAGAATGTGAGCACTTCATGTATGCTCTTTATGATACGGAAATCACAGAAGATGGGACCTATCTTTCCGAAGATTGGGCCTTCTGTTTGCGCTGGAAACGAATGGGCGGTCGAGTCTTTGCCAATCCGACCATTAAGCTGGACCACACTGGATTCTATAAATTCCAGGGAGATCCAGCAGAGATACGCAAGGTAATAGGACCGATCAAGAATTCTTGAGGGGTTTTATAGATAGGAGGACTTCTCGGTCCTCCCCATCAACTCCCTCGTTTCTTTCATCGATAAGGTTTTTGGCGGCTCTCATCCAATCACAAGCCGTGGTTCCCTTCAGTTCATGTATTTCCTCACGAATTGATTGGGCGTCTCTAACTCTTATTTTTACAGCAGTCATTTCCGATTTCATCGTTCTGGTAAGTAGAATTCTTGAAGCTTATACGTGCAGGTTGAACTTCACGATAGGTAGATCAGACTGCAGGCTCATTGTAAACAAACTTTACCGTTAGAATTCACAAGCTATCAAGTATTCAAAGTCTCGATACAAAAGAAATTTTATCACAAGCCATCAATCAGGAAGGCACATCTCCTTTACATCAGGAACCTCGGTTCCCAACCGTCAAGATTTTACTTCAGACTCCTGTCTGATTTTGCGTAATACTTCATCGTACCAGTTTTCTACATATTTTCTATAATACATCATCCAACCATATCCAGGTCCTGTAAAGATCGTGATAATGCTGTTCCGATATAACACATCTTCTATGTGAGGTATGCCATACCGTTTAGCTGTCAATCGCAGAGTCACCTCATAGGCTTCCATTTCAAATTTAGTCCTGGCCCACGCGAAGAAGAGAGGCACAGGAAATAATAAATATGCCAAGAAAAATAATGTTTTATATCGATAATACTGATTCATATGAACCAGTTCATGATTAATGACTATTATTTTATCTCTTTCTTTGAAAGTACTCCAGTCACTCGGTACATATACTTTATATTTTATGGTGGTTACATAATCAGTCAAGAATGACTTATTTTTACCAAAAGTTAAAATACGTATCAGTAGATCGATCGCTTTCATCATCCGAGAATTCGACTTCTTAAGGATTCTAAATTGAGGGTATTTTATCGAAATATTTAAAATTAATTGACTATAACTATCCATATAAAAGTTCAGGATAATAACATCTTATATTGCTCATTTCCTTTGCCGTAAATTTTCATGAAGGATATATGTAAATGTAAAGAAGAATCACAAATCGATATCACTAAAAAGGATTATTTTGGCGATGTCCATCGGTTCGATGCTATCGACAATACTCCCAAAATACCACCCACTGACACAAAAATGAAAGTAGGCCAGATAATAGATATTGTAAGAATTACCATTCCTCTCATCAGGATACTCCATTTTTGGGCATCATCACTGCGCCTCGCCCAAAAGAAAGTAAGGACTAACACAAATAGAGATATAATGCTATATATTTTATATAATGTCATAAGTCAAAATATACATTTAGTCTTTCATGACCTTCTTTATGGTATTTATTCGTTTTCTTTCTAAATCAAACCCGGCTTTTCGGTTTTTCCACCACTTAGTAGATTTCAGGTATTTGGCTACATCGTTTCTAATTTTAAGTCCAGACCTTCTTTTAATATCCCAGAGAAGTTTAGAATATTCTATCTGTTGTAATAAAGAATATATGTCTAGAGACTCTAAAAATACCATGTAAATATCAATTAATTTACCCTCTTCACATATTAACTCACCAATTACACTATTTGAATAATTAGATGATAATAATGTCTTATTTATTTTTGACGCTATACTAGGTATATTTTCCAATATTTTTGACTCTTGATACCAATAAGATATCAAGATTGTGGAAATTTGCTTAGCTGATATTACAATATGCTTCGGAAATTTCGGCATTATGAGGCATTATCATTCTTCTAATGTATAAGACCTTAAAAACAACTCATTAAATAGTGTTCTTCTAATTTTTTCTGATACCAGAACTCCGGATTCGGTTTTTATCTCAATAACAAAACAGTCACTTTCAGGCTCGAATATAAGACATTGCGATCCATTGATTTCGTGGGAAGTTATCTTAGCGTGTTTTGACATGTTACCAACATAATACTACTTGAAAAGGCCTAAGAAAATATTTTCCTGAAGAATCTGTATAAATTATATTAATATCAATGAGCAGAATAGAGCAGATTTGATTAAGACCACTAAGATTACTGCTAATGATCAAAATCTAAAAGATTTACTACTTGTGACGTGATTCCTAGATATATAAAGTTTTTGATTATGAATGATTGTTAATAATCCATATACTGATACTCATAATCATAATATCTTAATTATGATTATGCACAGCGTATTAAACAATAGGAACTAGGAGAAGTGACGCTTCCATAGCGGATTTGTTGACCAATCGGGTTTCATCAATTGGTCAACCTCTCGCCATCTCATCTCCTACGAGGATAACTCACATGTTATCTTGTATGAAGTTCGCCATTTCTGGGCAATTATCAGTGAAATATTCAAATGAGTCTCCAATTGGTTTTGACCAATTGCCTCTAGCTTTCGCAGGAAAGAATGAATAACTAATCCCTTGTGGAACATATTTGTCCTCGTAAGAAATTACGACTTTTCCGTCTTTATCAATTGATATATTGAACGGTACCATTATGCCTTTGAATGGAGGCATTGATTCATTGCCACCGCCATTGGTGATGTAGTTAGGAATGAAGTGATCATGATCACCGTCCATTTTCAAAGTCTGTGAGTATACGAATTGTCCTGCCCAGTCAAGATAATGCTTTTGGAATTCAATAAAAACGTCGTCAGACAGCTCCGTGCGCTCATCCTGATCCTGATCGAAAGCCAATTTATTTAACAAATAAACTTCAGCTTTCTTATTACCGTTTATGGCATCAGATAATGCCATAAGATCTTTTGCTACGGCGGATTTGTTAGGGGACTTGGATGCCGCTAACGCGGCAGCCATTCTCTTCATCATACGGGATGCGTTTACAGGGTTCATATTATGAATGGTACATTAAAAGATAAAATATATACGGGTCATTCAGGTTCCATATCGGCTCCGGTGAAATTGGCTCCCTGAGTTTTTGCCCCGTCCAGTATCGCTCCGATCAATCTCGCATTGGTCAAATTCGCCCCGGTCAGGTCCGCCCCGGTCAGGTCCGCCTCGGTCAGGTCCGCCTCGGTCAGGTCCGCCTCGGTCAGGTCCGCCTCGGTCAGGTCCGCCCCGCTAAGGTTCGCATTGTACAGGTACGCCCTGGTCAAATTCGCCCCGTTAAGTTTCGCGATGGTCATGTTCGCCCCGCCCAGGTCCGCCTCGTTCAAATCCGCATTGGTCAGGTACGCCCCGCTCAGGTTTCCCCCTTTCAGGTTTGCCCCGGCCATGTCCGCCCCGCGCAGGTCCGCCTTGGTTAGGTTCGCCCCGCGCAGGTCCGCCCCGTGCAGGGCGGCTTTCTCCCCTGCGTCGTGATCCGCGAGAATTTTTTTTTAAAAGTTCCTTTCGCTTAGAGACATTGGGCCCATCCGGAGCCTTTGGAGCGTCCTCTATGATCATGCGATTAATATTACTGAACTCCGGTATTCCTTGAATCGTAGAATTTGTTATCAAATCATCAAGAGCGTCATGGATCTCGACTTCTTCAACGCTATTATCATCCATATTCCTTCGGACGTTCCAAGCGATCTTTGAATATTCAGACTCGGATGGTCTTTTGTCGATCAAAAAATAAAAAATAGAATTATTATTAGTATATTCATCCCAAGGATTGTCATCCTTCATGGTTATGCACCATTTAGTGCCTTTTCCATATGCGATGCAAGCATTTTGAGTATGCATCCTGAAGAGTACGTGCGTGTCATTCTCCCAAAGTTTTTTGGCCCCCGATTTCACCTGGATCTTTTCTTTGGTTTTGGATTCTGGAAGATCCTTTATAGCATCTTCCAGTTCTTTCAAGGTCTTGTATTGGTTAATGTCTTTCTTCTCAAGTCTATTTTGAACTTTATGAAACGCCTGTATGGTGGAAATTAAATCCCCCATTGTGGCTTCTAGTTTCAGTTGTTTCAGTTGTTTGAGTTGTTTAACGCTCCATTCGATATATTTATTACTTTTAGAAGGATCATTATCGGAGAGTTTTTTAATACTCTCTTCTAAACCTGGATTAGCGAGTATTAAATCATCAACCTTAGATGCTTCTATGACGCGAAACGCAATACGAAGCAATCGAGAATCGATCAAGTTCGAATTCCCAAAAGCAATCCGCATTGATATTCTTTCCACGTCCATCATATGATTTTCATGTTTCAATTCATCAGCTCTTTTCGAAATATTTTTCATAAAAGATAAAAACCCGTGTTGAAATTTGCCCCAAGTAATGATAGTTTTATACCAAAAATGTTGAAATTGGCCCCAAGTAATGATAGTTTTATGCCAAAAATGCTAATATCGCTTTAAGGATAAAGAGAGCTGAATTAGATTCCCTTGGGTTCTCCTTTCGTCTGTGACATAAATGTTCAATGAAACATTCTATAGGATTAAGGGTTCAAGTCCCGTCTACGACCTTATCTTGTACCATCAGATATCATCAAAGACAACTTTGGCGCTATGTAGGGATACTGAAAATCTCCGGTACTATTCAATATCATAGATGGGTCACCAGTAAATACAGCTATTCTAATACCTGTGCTTCCAGGAGGAGGTTCAAGGTTTATCATAGATTGAGTAACGCCATTATATGCTGAGCCGCTTATGTTTGGCGGGATGGAAGTAAGACCAACTGTTTGAGAGTCTATACCGACCAAGGGATTTCCAGCGTTGAAATTGTTAACAGTAAATGGTTCGATTAGTCCATTTAGGAATAAATATTCTTCAGAACCACCATTATCCCACAACACTGCTATAACCACCCATCCATGATTAGGGTGTGAAGATGAATTGTCTTCTGTCCTGAATTTAATGTAGAGAGTGACTCTATTAGCATGATCGGAAATTGGTTGTATGTTGCTTACAGAGTCAGAGTTATCTACATAATTACTAATATAAGGAACTGATATTTCTTCTACTGAAGAAACTGCAGGGTCGCTTAAGTAACCCTGAGGTAATCCGATCTTTTGCCAGTCAGCATACGACATTATGCCACTACCAGTAAATATTTTATCTACAGATATTAGTTTAAAGACATTTGGAGTAGTATTAAATACGGGAATTGCATATAAATTATCAATTCCCGCTGTAAGAGATGCGCTATTTATAGTGCTACATATGGCTGCTACTGAAGTATCCATGGCACCCAAAGTGATAGTAAGGGGCGTATTTCCGACCGTTAAATAAATGGTTTCACCGCCCATTACGGCAGAGACTTCTGCCGCTGCGTTATTATAAGCACACGCATAATCCCTGGATGTCATTCTAGTGATTAAGGAGAAGCTAGGATAAATGTTCGGAATGGTTACGTCAGTGTCACATTTCTGGGTGCTATTTGTGGTTAACTGAGGTAGGTAATTATTCCAGGATACTTGTCCTGCGAAGTTTAAAATATCTCCATTACCTAAATCGAAAGAACTGTGACCCCATGCTTCTTCATACATGGTTCCAACTAGTGTCCATGTATTTGTAAGAGGATCGTATAATTCCGCGCTTTTTAAAATATCAGTTGAATCAAACCCGCCTGTAACTAATACTTTTCCTGCATTAATCCCATTAGTAATGAGAGTTGAAGTGTGTCCAGCTCTTGGTTGATTCATAGAAGAGACAGGGGTTAAAGTAGCTAAGAAATAATCATATATGTAACAGTCATTTAAGGGGGCTCCGTTTGAACCTCCAGAAATCAAGATAATGCCATCGTCAATTAAAACGCTGGCATGGAAGATTACACCATTAGTTAGGGTAGTACCAAAAACGGACCAAGTATCCAAATTTGGGTCATATATTTCAATACTATCAACATAATTTCCTACGTCTCCCGAACCCGCTATAGCAATCACCAACCCATTGCTCAGTGTATGGGAGGTATGAAAAGCTCTGGCTACGTTTAATGATGCAGCCGGTGAGAATGAATTCGTAGATTCATCGTAAGTATCGCAACTGGTCTCAGCAATAGTTCCAAATATGCCGCCAGATAAGAACGCTCGCCCGTCATTTAATAAAACGCCAGAAAGACCGGACTTTGTAACGGAAATGAAATTTGCAGCTGAATACCACCCCAGACCATTGAAGTATTCCCCCGTGTTAGTATATGAATACCAATCAAGGGTGTCCTGCATTCTAAATCCGCCACCAGCTACTAAAACCTTTCCGCTATTTAGTACTACTGCGCAATGAGCTTCCCGATTCCTTATTAAATTAAAGCTTTTTGTCCATGTATTAGTATTTATATCATATATTTCACAAGATTTAGATAATTCGCAGTCAACTCCCCCTGTTACAAGAATTCGGTTTCCCGAAATTAAACTTGAGGTATGATAACAACGACCCATCCAGACATTTTTATTTGCACGATTGAATGTCAGAGTCGTTTTGGGAAGAATCGTGCGAATTGGGGGAGTTAGAACAGTGGCCATTTTTTACCTCAAGTGCGAATGACAATTCTTATTCCTTCAGGACCCTCAGGGGGACCTGCTAAATAAGATTCAACGGACAATATTTTTACTTCTATTATATTGCCAACCGTGAAGTTAGAATCTAAAAAGACTGAAGTAGAAGAAACATCATAATCCATCCCGCTAGAAATAGTCAAAGGAGATGGTAAAATGCTGACTCCTGGATCACCAGCATTCATCTTCTTGACCACATCTATGGAAGTAACACCAGCACTACCGCTGGTTCTTCTTATTGCATCCACAGAGGATATTGTAAACGGGTTTACTACCAAGTATGGGGGATCAAAGGTTCCGGGAGTAACAATAGTAGAGTACTCTCCGCTCAAAGTAAAAGATATTTCTTGAATTATTCCAGAACCTGCTGGGCCAGTAGAACCAGTTGGCCCACCCTCTCCTATTCCTAGAGGACCAGTTGGCCCCACGGGTCCAAAAGGACCATGAGGACCTATCTGGCCCGGTATTCCAGGTATACCCTGAAATTGTAAGAGATTTTGATTCAGTACCCCAATTTGGGTGTACCTGGTGGAATAGTTATAGGTATATATTCCATTTGGGGATATTATGGGATACAAAGAGAGCTGGATAAGATTATAGTCTCTAAGAGAGATACCAAGTGTAGATTCTATCTGGGTTTGCGTCTGATTAGAATTAAAAACGCCGAGGGGGTCCACTAATACAGCATCTGAACTGATTATAACAGATGCCAGAATAATTTCTGGGGATCCAGAAATTAATTTTTCTACTCCTACAGTAGTTGTCATTTTAGTTTCAATCCTGATTAAACACCTATCTAACAGCCAAACAATTTGGTAATGTACCCTACAGAGTATGCCTAGAGAAGATCACATTGAGTTTGATGGTGTAGTATTGGATTCTAATGGCGGAATATTTAGAATTGATTTAAAAAATGGAGGGCCTCCTGTTGTAGGCCGATTAAATGGTAAAATGAGGCAAAATCGTATACGGGTAATTGTGGGAGACCCGGTAAGAGTGGCTTTATCTCCATACGACTTATCTCATGGATTGATTGTGTTTAGGGGTCACTCAAAAGGCAAGTTTTAGAGATGCTGATCCGATAAAATTCCCGCTCATATCGATTCCCAAAGTGGGGCCGATATAAAGGTTATTTGTAAAAGGAATGTGATTGCTTATTTTATATAAAACAGGATCTACAGATAAGAATATGTTCCTTTGATTAATTTCATATCCTACGGATATAATTCCAAAAAACCAATCGGGTGAACTTATATATCTTCCATAGCTGCCTATTGTGACTCCAAGAGAAGGACCCCACACAAATGATAGAGGAATCCCAACTCCAACAGACATGCCAGCCATTATTCTAGGATTCAAATTCCAAGTAGATGGTAAATCAGAGTATATTAGCTGTGACTTGCTAATTGGAATATCGTATGATTTTTCATTTACTTTGACGCTGAACCTAGCATAAGCTGATTTTTTACCATATTCATTCTCAGTTATCACTATAGTAGATTCATAATTTCGAGGAAAAATAGTATAGGACCACGGTTTTTCTTGCCACGCACTAAATCCCATATCACCAAAAGGTAAATTTAAATTATTAAATGGTTCATGAATGTTAAGTATTTGTTTATTAATAAAGTATCCGTATTTGTCAGGATTATCTGGACACTTCACAAGCTTACTGCAGTCGATAGGCGCGGAGTGTGGCGGTTCTTCGATAATGGTGGGATGAATGTCTTTTCTAGGTTCCGTCCTAGATGATGATAAATTTACTTTTTTGTCTCCACTACTATTTGAATTCGTGGTGTTTATTCCTGTTACTTTTTCACCATTTGCATCAGCATCTGTTTTAATTCCATCTATAGGGATTCCTGCATTCTTACCGGCATCAACAATAGCCCCTGGCTCTACCTTGGTGTTTCCACTCTTGACTACACCATCATCCAGAGTCTTTTGAGACTTTTGATCTACTATGGTATATTTTAATTTATTTATTTTATTCTGTAGGAATACTATGACTCCAATGAGTAGTAAAATAACACTAATAAATACTAGATATTTTTTTGTAGTGGATTCCATACTCTCATGCAGAGAGCTTACTAAAAATTAAAACTGCTGATATATTAAAACCAGATAACTAAAAGTATTATGCTCAAAGTATAAAGACTTGAAGCCAGCGTCATTTTATCTATTTTATATTTGTTATTTGATATGTAACTAAAGTCTTTCAAGTAGTCTTCGCAGGAATAAAAGTTGTTTGACCAACATTTTCTTATTTCATTTGTGGAATCAGAATTCATGTTTGCTACTTCTTCATGAAATTCTTTAATTTCTTTATTTGTGAAATTTAAAATATTTACTACTTTTTCATTTATGGTTATGACTTCCTTAGAGAGATTTTGTGATGATGTCATTTGATTTTATCTTCTGATTTTTCTATAATAGACAAGCAATAAAAATTCTGGGCTCAGAAGGAACAAAAAGATTTATGGATTCTAAGCCCGATCACTGTATAGTTGTTATCTCATGTCGGCAACCAACACCCTTGTACTCACTAGATCATATCTACCGCAGAGTATAGTAGATTCCCAAAAAGCGATATGTATGATATTTAGTAATAAAATATCCAATGTCTTAGAATATAATGAAGATTTATGGGGTATAATTAAGTGTGATAGGTTTAAAGAATTCATTCATGTGGTTAGGGCTTTCGGTCGAAATGTGAATGACGGTAAAGGTGATCTGAAAATATATAATCCTGCAGTTGTTTGTATGAGTCGTAAGGACATTTTCAGAAAAGCCGATGTTTCATTCACTAGGCCTCACGTATATAAAAGAGATCTATATGTATGTCAATATTGCGAAAAAAAGAAATCTGAGAACGAACTAAATTATGACCATGTCATTCCACGCAGTCGTGGTGGTAAAACTACATGGGACAATATAGTAACTTGCTGTTATTCATGTAACGCAAAAAAGGGAAATAGAACCCCTGAACAGGCTGGCATGATTCTAAGAAAGAGACCCGTCAGGCCTTCATGGAACGATATTGTGAACCATGATATTTTATGCGAAATGATATATGAATCTTGGAAGCCTTACGTAAATGCAAACATATGAAAAAAAGACGTCTAGAAATAAAAGAAAATGAAAAAGAATCAAAGGGGTTACGCAGCTCGTCGGGAAATAGATTTTGTCGATACTGTAAAAAAGAGGTTTATCCACCCAAGAGGACCTTTTGTTCAGACCCATGTGTTCACGAATGGAGAATAAGATCGAATAATAAATATATGAGAGAGACGTTATATGAAAGGGATTTAGGAATATGTGAGTTGTGCCTCACTGATACAAGATATCAGAAAATAGAACTAGAAAATATTTCTAGAAAAGCAAAAAAAGAAGATGGTGATCAATATCTGACCAACGTCTTTTTTGTAAATATTTTACAGTTACTTAGGATTACAATGAAGGAATCTAAAAAATCTCTATGGCACGCAGATCATAGAATTCCTGTATTTGATGGTGGTGGGCAATCTGGCCTGGACAATTTGCGAACTCTATGTATAAAATGCCACAAAACTGTTACAAAAGAACAAAGGAAAAATGTCAAAAAGTGAGACTGTAAAACCATTTCTAAAATGGGCAGGCGGTAAATCTAGGATGATTCCCCATCTGACTGACCTCTTTCCGATAACCCCATTTAATTATTACGAGCCTTTTTTGGGTGGCGGAGCAGTATTCTTTTATCTAAGTAGTCGCAATTTAATAAAAGAAGCATACCTAAACGACAGTAATGAAGAATTGATCGTGACATATGAAGTAATAAAGTATAATCTAGATTTGTTGCTGCAAGAAATCTTAAAGCCTCTATATAAAAATGAAGAAAGATCTTTTTATGATATAAGATCTTTATCTAGGGATTCCCTAAATGATATTGAGGTAGCAGCAAGGTTTATATTCCTGAATAAAACATGTTTTAATGGCTTGTATAGAGTAAACAAATCGGGAAAGTTTAATGTCCCTTATGGAAAGTATGTAGACCCTCTGATAGTATCTAGCGATAACCTAAAAAAAGTATCAAAATCTCTGGAAAAGGCTAAGCTTACCACCACTGATTTTAAACAAGCGGTCGTATCCTCAAGGATGGGAGACGTGATTTATTTTGATCCTCCATATCTTCCTATTAGCAAAAGCGCAAAGTTCACAAATTATACTAGTGGAGGGTTTCATCAAAAAGATCACGCTGAATTAAAGGATTTATTTACGGATTTAAATTCTAGGGGGATAAAGTGTTTGTTATCCAACTCCGCTTCCGAGGAAAGTATTTCATTATACTCGGATTGTAAAGTTACAATGTTAATGGGGAACCGTAGTATAGGTGGTTCCCCAGATTCAAGGAAATCCATGAAAGAGATACTAGTAACTGGGTAGTGACTGTAATTTCTGATACTTTAACTGGAGACTTGACCGAGTGGCCGAAGGTGCATGATTGGAAATCATGTGTACCATTAATGGTACCGAGAGTTCGAATCTCTCAGTCTCCGCAAAAGTGAGTTATTATGGGAATTTTCGAAATAAATGAAGCTATCCATTATATTCGGATAGTATGGACTAGTCTAAATCTGATGTCATGTCCCACAGACATGGTGCCCACTGTTCTAGGAACATGTATAGATATTTATCCTATAAATGCGTCTGAAGAAAGAAAACCTACGCTGGGTATTTCAGCGTTATATGAAGACTACATAGATCTAGGGGGAATGACTTGGGACCTAAAATCCATTTGTGAATCCAAAGGTAAACGTATATGTAGTCACCAAGAATGGGTTTCTGCTTGTGAAGGAACTGTACCGGAGAGTTGCCCTTCTATAAGAAATTATATCGCTCCAAAATGGAATTTAGTGGCAAGTAGAAATGGAAAAGAATTGAGTAGACTTAATCAGTATTCGATACCGAGTCAGTATCCAAAGTGTGTAGGAAAGACTGGAGCAAGAATGATGATAAACTCGGCCCAAGAATGGGTTTCAATAGGAAGGGGTAAATACGCTTTGACCCGTGGATTTTGGTCAAGAGAAGGTGTTTGTAATAGTATAAACACTACGCACAGCCCCAATTGGCATGATTATGCGACTACCGGGAGATGTTGTTCGGATAATAAAATATATAAATAAACTTTATTTAATTATTATATCTGGATGAGACAGCGCAAGATAGTGCTTACTATTGTAGAGCCACTGTTGACTATTTTAGAAGGAGTCGAGAGAGAGCTTAACGAAAAAGATAATAAGATAAAACTTTCGGACTACCTTAATGCTTGTTTAGAATCTTCTCATGAAGAATCTCTGAGATATGATGACCATAAAGTTACGACGAGTGACTTAGTAGATGTAATAAGGAAGGAATCGAATGTTTTATTGAGAGACGCTAAGATCGAATCCGCAAAGGGTAACGACGATAAAGCTCGATCATTAGTACTCAAATCTATTTCATATGAGCTTGAAGCTTTATCATACTTAAATGAAATAAGTGATTCTGAAACGGTTAGTTCTTTGGTTATAATACTTAATTTACTAAAAGATGCATTTGGTCTAAGGCATTTGCCACGGGTTTGAACTGTATTATATAATATGAAGGGTTGGCTTGAACCGGGAGAGTTATTGATTCTTTCATATGGACTAGGGGTTTATAATATAAAAAGTGCTTCAGAGATTGAATCTGATGATCTTAGATTAGAGTATTTGGGAATCGATGATATAATACAAACGGGAGAGTACACCTACGTAGCTATATCTGTGAAGGGCCACATCCCGTCTCGAATGGAAATTTCTATACAAGAAACGTCAGAATTTAGAGAAGATGAGAAGTTCGTTTTAAATAACGGCTCAAAGAAGATGAGGGACAGGTTCTTCCTTCTCCATAATATGTCTACAATATGATGATTTTAAATAATTTCTCAATATTCGCAGACTTAGAGTCGCAATTCATTCACCATATCTTAGATTTAGACTGCTTTAAGACATATCGCCAAGAATTGCCAAGTCTGTCTGATATTAAGGAAAAAAGGTATTCCGCCCACGCAAGAGAATGGATAGACTCTCTTGTAAAGGAAGCAGACTCCGTAGCTAGTAAATCTAATGATTCATGGACTGAAAAGTACCGCAGTCTAAAAATAGATAAGGACAACGTTTTACGAGAATGCGTGAGACAAAATCTCCCACTGGTAGCTTATTGGACAAGAAAATGGTGTAAAAGGGGTACCACTAGCATAGATTATGAAGAATACTACCAAGAGGGGTCTATCGGACTGATTCAAGCGGTACTGAGATTTAACCAAGAATTGGGATATAAGTTTAGTACTTATGCTTCATGGTGGATAAGACAAGCAATTGGTAGATATCAAGAAAATAACATAAGCACTATTCGAATACCAACGAACATATGTGATAAATTAAGTCAGATCAAGAAAGAAAGTCATAAATCCTTTTCCGAAAATGGAGGTGAGAATATCGAAGAAATCATAAAATCTAAAAATCTAAATAACAGAATTTTAGAAGCGTCAAGAATCAGAATAAAATCATTTGATGATAAAATTAGTTTTAACTCAGAAATCACTGTAGGAGATTTACTGGTCAGTCATGATTCGGAACCTGATAACTCTTATGAATCCACAGAAAAATCTGCTGTAATAAGTGAGATACTTAAATTTCTTAGTCAGAAGGAGCAACTAGTTCTTACCCATCGTTATGGACTTAATGGTAAAGAGCCATGTACTCTTGAGGAAATAGGAGGGATATTAGATTTAAGCCGAGAACGAATTCGGCAGATAGAAACAGACTGTTTTAGGAAAATAAAGTCCAGAGCTAGACACTACGGTAACCTCATGGTCAAAGAATATTTTGGGGATACTGATGGAAACTGAACATGAGTGGGAATTACTAAGAGGCAGTAATTTGACGTATAAATGTCAAAAATGCGGAGTACTGGGTCATCCTGAAGACAAAACCAAAACGTCAAACATCATACCAAATATACAATCCCCTTATAGGAATAATTGTAAATTAGGTATTTTAAACGCTGTTCATGCCATGTGAAAATTCATCCATTAGATGAGTCATTCCTTCATGAAGCACGACCGAGCCCTTAGACCCACTGATTTTTCCAATTACATTGGTCAGGCGCACATTATTGACAACTTGCGCGTTTTTGTAGCTTCTGCAAAGAAGCGGAATGCTCCGGTTGATCATATCTTGATTTCAGGACCATCAGGTTTAGGTAAAACCTCGTTGGCTAATGCATTGTCTTGTGAAATCGGTGCTACTTTACATACCATTAATGCCGCTACTATCCAGAATAAAGGTGACTTAATATCAGCGATTGCTAGTCTTGGAAATAAAGATATCTTATTTATTGACGAAATTCATGCATTGAACCCGAAAATTGAAGAAATACTTTATACAGCTATGGAGGATTTTAAGTTAGACATTATCGCAAACGGAGAAACTATCTGTATTGAATTAGAACCCTTTACTTTGGTGGGCGCTACTACCGTTCCAGGGAAGATATCAAAACCTCTTCTAGACAGATTTGGTGAGATTCTTCAGATGGAACCTTATTCAGACCATGATATGGCTACCATCATTTCTCATAATATGGAAAAGCTAGAATTAACCATTAGTCAGGATGCTTCTTTAGAACTTGCCAAACGATGCAAGGGTACTCCTCGGATCGCTAACAGATTAATTCGTAGAATTCAAGACTTTGCGCTGGCTTATTCATTTACAAATATCGATCAAGAAATTGTCGGAAGAGTGTGTGAACACCTAGGGATTGATGAGTTAGGACTAGATAAGAATTCACGCCACTATCTGCGTTTACTTCGTAATATGAATAAACCTGTCGGATTGAATACAATTTCCGCTTCCATTAATATCGATTCAGACACTATTGAGTCTGTGATTGAACCTTTCCTAATTCATTCAGGGTTCGTAAACAAAATAAGTTCGGGAAGAGTAATTACTAAATCAGGCATTAATCATGTCGAAAAATATAACTGATCATGATAGTGGATCTTGACCCGAGAGACTCAATTAAATATATAAGAATAAATTTGGATCCCAATATGCTTAGGGTCAGAAAATCTGCCATAATTGTAAGGCCTGCTGGGTCCCAAAGACACGACCCCCTATGTCGCAGAGTGGTGGTTAAATGTTCTTGCGGTAACGAAGTTGCGGGAGTAATTCAAGAGAAAGACGCCCCACGAGCTTACGTGATAATTACTGATAGCTGTTCAATAGAAAGATATGATGAGTAGTACATGAAGCCAAAACATGTAAAATATTTATAAAGCCATAGAGGAAAGTTACAAGCGGGGCACATGCTTTGTTCACAAGCATACTGAAGAGCCTTCAGAAGATATCATAGAAGATTCAGTTATCGAATCGGTCATATATAGAATAACTCATATGATGATAGGTAAGAATGGACTGAGTGTAAATTAGTTCATGTTAATCGACGGGTTTACTATATCATATTCATTCGATTCAGGAATGGGCAAAAGGTCAAGTAACTTCGTGTCCGTGAATTTTAAATGCCCGAACCCGGTAAGTATGGAGGAAGTAGAGGGGATGAGGTTAGAAGCCAGCAAAAAGGTAACCATTTGGGCTATACAGGATGCTTTATTGCGTGGAGAAATTTCACAAGAAGATGCAAAAGAAAGATTCGAAGTTTTAAGGCAGAATTTTGATGGAATGAAATCAGCTCTAGATAAGAGGAATCAAAAGTGACCGAATATAGTCGAGAGAAGTTGCAGCAAGTATTAGACGAGGTATCTAGTTATTCTGTGGAACTAGAAACCGATCCAACATTACCACACTTAGGTACTCAATACTTACAAAAAGTAGTATCAGAATGTCGTAATTATATGAATAGGGTTATGTATTACATGCAAATCATTAAAATACAAGAAAAAAACACGAAGATTAAATTAAAAGCGGCAGAGCTAGATATAGATCGGAAAGTTTCTGAAAAATTGGCTGATGATGTTTTAGTAAGAAAGCAACCATCTATTGAGGATCGGAAAGCACTGGCAATGACCATGCTTTCCGAAGAATATCAATATATGGCATTATTAAAATCTGATCTGCTTGATATTGAGGAAACATCCAAGTTATTGAAAGTTAAGTATGATCATCTCAGGGGCACATCACAAGATGTAAAAATGCAGAGAAGCCTTGTGAAAGATGACGCTCTCATCAGAATGGGAGGAGGAGAAGGATATTCTCGGCCTCAGATTAACCAGGATAGAAGTGTTCCTAACGGGATGAGAGCTCCTGTACTGACTGATGATTTAAATCCGATCGATATAATGGATCCTAATCGAAGACCAGATGACCTTCCTGAACCAAAGGATACAGTTCATGCACAGATGATATCCGATTTTTTCTCTTCTCCTAGTGTGACTAGTATGTTAGGATCTTCATCTTCAGAGGAAGAAATCATTAAATCGATTAATTATGATGATTTAATAAGCTGAGAACACTATGAAAAATATTAGACTACATAGAATATTAGACTTCTCCACAACACGAGACGTTTGATTGGCTCGAAGTGAACGCCCATGCCCTCTCATGAAGGTAAAGCGCATCTTCATTTGCACCCACCTATGCTTTATATGTAAGAAGAAAGTGCGAGTATATGACTGGTTTCCCGCGTGCGTTTTCTGTCCACGGTGTAATAAAGAGGTGGACGAGATGGAAGCTTTGATGGAGGAAAAGTCATGAACGTGTCTGACCTAGACTTGGGGTCGCTTCGAAGTAACCTCGATATACCCATATGCAATACACGGTATGTGGCTGTTATTGAGGGCGGGCTTGGTGGGAACACGAAAATCCTGGTCAAGACAGTAATCGACGCCTTGGTAGAAGCTGGATATGAGATCGTGCTAGTAGACCCGCAAGCTCCATGGGGAGATCTACGAGATACGATGCACGGTGCCATCGGGTACGTTTTCACGACCGGCACCTACTGGGATTCGTGGTCCAGTAAGCTCCAACAGATGCTGGAACGGATGACTCTCGTGAACGACCATTACTGTATGGCAGGAAAACCAGCCGCCGTGCTCGTCACCGAGCACTCGATGGGAGGTAAAGGAATCCTTTCAAGGCTCCAAGGCGTCCTTTCTATGATTGGTGTCATGATCCCGCCAATGACCGGCTTCGTATATAGCATGGCTGTACATGAAGCCTGCAAGGCGATGCCGGATAGCAGCTTCCGAGAGGAATTCTTTACCCTTAAGGATCTCTCCGTTGTGTCCCATAACCTTATCGAATCGCTTCAGGGAACCCATAAATGGCAAAATTGGTGCACGGACGACGGCGATCCGCAACAGGTGTGGCTGAAGTAGGCCGATTCGGAATGTAATGTAAAAAAACGTTTAAGTTAATTGTTAACTTTAAGCGTACAACGGTTCAAAGTCAAAGCGAGAATAACATGTCAGATAATTCAGTAATCGAATTCGGGTTTGAAGAGGGAACAGTAATCAAGAGTCAAGGCATTGACCGCTTTAAGCAAACAAGAAGCGGCCAAAAAGACAGGCTCTCCATAGTTTCCTTTAAAAGAGTTCATGACGGGGTTCTCGTGGCGAAGGCAAGAGAGAAAGGTGCTCCTCTTACCGACGCAGAGAAGGCAGATCTTATCGCAAAGATCGATAAAAAGATTGCTGATCAGCTTAGTAAGCCAGTAGAACAACTTACTGAGGTTGATCGGTTAGATATCAAATCTCCTAAGTTCGCATTTGCATGGACCCACTATCGTGATGGTCTCGGATCAATTCGCTGCCTGAGCCAATATGAAGGTAAGACTGTAGTCAAGCCCGAGCTTTGCTGCAACAAAATGGGTGATGCTGATCAGACCGTAGGGATGATCGTCATGACTTATCCTGTTAAGGATGGGGTTCAGGTAGATGAGGAACTCCTTAACGCAAAGAAATATGTAAATTTCGCTGTCTGGCGGATGACAGCGAAGAAGTTTAGGCAGATCGAGGATGTCTATAAGGAAGCACGTGCAGAAGAAAAATCTACAATCGATCTTATTGTGGCTCTCGATGGAGATCCTAAGTATCAAAAGCAGGTAATCACTGCTGGTAGCTCTGCTGTTTGGGCTAAGGGCAAAATGGACTCTGAAATCCGTAGTTGGGTTTTAGATCAGGGTCTCCGCAATTGGAAGCATGTATCCAATAATCTCGGGTTCGATATGAAAATCGATAAGCTTCGTGAGAAGCTCCTCGGTGGAGGTAATTCTCAGGTCGGTTCAGGTGAAGCAGAGTCTCCAAAACTAGTATCAAGCTACGACGATTTTCTCCAATGATGTATTAGCAACATGTGTGGTAAAGTCCCTTATGGAACAAAACCACAAACTAGATGAGGCCTCCCGTAAAACGGAGGCCTCATCTATATACACCATATACTGTCATTTTCATAGAGAATCCGGTAGGAGATATATCGGATTAACCAGCAAAAGATGGGAGAGAAGGTGGTCTGAACACCTTTCTAAAGCAAAAAATAACGCTAGAAAGAAAATTCTAGATAATCATTGGTATAATACTATTAGGCTTTACGGACCCGAAGCATTCGATCATGAAATACTTCAGGTTTGCCATGACCTGGAATCTGCCAATATAGCTGAAGAATACTGGATCGAATTATACGATACGACTAACCCCATAAGGGGTTTTAACATGAAACGAGGCGGGTCTCATACCCATCATCCTATAAAGAATCCTTGGGATCGTCCCGATTATCGGGAGAAAATGATTCCCATTTCAATTCGGAATCGTGAAAGAACCGTTTCTCCCGAAGCATTAGCAAAGTATAGATTATTTGCCGAGAGATTAAATTCAGACCCTGAATACAGGTCCAAGTTCATAGAAAAAATTCGTGATGGAGCCAGCAGGCCAGAGGCACGAGCGAAGTGTTCCCAAGCTCAAAAAGGAAAAGTATTAAGCCAGGAACATAAAGATAAAATATCAAGGTCGTCTCGCTCTGCGACTCCTGAGGTGCGAGAAAAGATTAAATTAGCCGTGAATAAAGATGAAGTTAAAAAGAGACTGGCCGAGTCTATATCGGAATATTGGTCTATGCCGGAATCAAAAATTAAAGCTAGTAGGATATCCAAGGAGATTCATTCACGACCTGAGGTACTCGCTAAACGGGGAGATCGTAAATGGTCATATGAATCCAGATTAAAGATATCTGAGTCTATTTCTTCCAAGACTACCACAAAGACTCATAAAATATGTAAACATCATGGGTTAGTGCCCTTCGAAAAATGTGAAAAAATCCCTAATAAAACTGGTGGAATTAGGTATAAATGCGGAATTTGCAGGATGGAGGCTCAAACAAAGAGACGAGCACGTAAAGCAATGGCCGCGTAATGTTTAAATTAACATGTACTACTTGACCATCTATTCTAAGATCTTTTGCTAGAGGCGGTAGGCATTACATATGGGAATATATATTTAGATTCTGGATCCTAATTAGCCTCATCAATGTGCTCCTGATATGGTGAGTCCCGATAACTTTTGTATTGACCATAATGAGGCTCCCGGTAAGATGGGGGCCTCATCCGTATTTACAATTTATTATCATTTTCACAGAGAATCGGGCAGAAGATGTATCGGGTTCTTCATAGCTTTACATTCATGGTAGGGCAAGGAGGAAAAGTTCCTGCCCCTTTTTAATTTAAGTTTATAATTTTTAATATAAAGGTAGAGAGAGACATGCTTACTTTAATATCAGGAGGATCTTCACAATGATAACACAAGAATTTAGGTCCGCAGCTTCTACATGGAGTACCACTTCGGGAGCCTTAACGTTAACAGCCGCCGCAGCTTCTACGTGGGGTACTTCAACAGGCGCTCTAACTCTCAGTGGAGCAAGCGGCATTAACTTTCAAAATAATGGTACCACTACTGCTAGTATAGATGGAAATGGAATTAGCCTGGCTGCAGGCAAGGCGATAAGTGCTTCAGCGGGCAGCGGAGCCTTAAGTTTGGGCTCCATGACAGGAGACACAGCATTACCAACAGGTTCCTTATCCTGGTCTGGTGCTGTCGGAAAATCATGGACGTTAACTCAGGCCGCTTCTTCTACTACGGGGGCCTATCTTATAGTCATCAATGGCGGCGCACATACATCGCAAACGAGTGAATCTAATGATGTAAATATTAATTTAGCGCGCACCGTTACATTTACAGGCAACGTTCCTACCCAAAGGGCCTTTGTTTTACAGGCTCCAACATATGCTGGTAGTGGTGCTACTAGAATAATAGGAACAGCTGCTACACTAGCGATAACTGGTGCACCTACCCAGGGCGCTTCTGCTACATTAACTAATGCTTACGCTGTTTGGGTACAAGCTGGTACGACAAAACTAGAAGGACCTTTAAATCAGTCAGGCGGTGTTTTAACACTTACCGGAAGTACCACAGCTTCTAACTCGGTAGGTGACGGTACTAGTACTTCGTCTTTAACACTCTCAGCAGGTTCGGGGGGTATGGCTATAGGTACAAACAACGGTGATTTTCAACTAACTTGTGGCACAGGAACCATGACTATTGGCGGTTCTACCGCATCAAATACCATTTTCTTTGGCAATGGTACCACAGTCACAAGTGCTACACAGTCAATTAACATAGGAAGCGGTGGCTCATCAGGGGCAGGTTTAACCTCCATATCTATAGGTGCTGGATCTGGGAGAACAGCGATAACTGTTGGTTCTACGGGAGCAGACTCTGCTGGATCCGGATCGGTTACGACTGTTCGTGCAGGTTCGGGCGGCATGACGCTAGATACCTCTGCTGCTAACGGTGCGTTTTCTTTGACTACTGGTAATGGAAATATAACGGTTGGGAGCAGTGCTAGTACTGGCAGTATTTCAATTGGTACATCCGTTAATACATATTCGATAAATATCGGGTTTCAGGGCAACAATACCGGCACACAGACTATAAATATAGGGCATTATGGGACTGGTGGATTCAAGAATGTTAATATGAACGGAGACAATGTAAACATATGTTCAAATGCAAATTCGAAATTAGGATTTTTTAATAAAGCGACAGCAACTGGACCGAGAGCTAATACTGGTGGAAACGTGAGTGCTCCAGCTACTTACACATCTACTGCTCAGTCGATGTTGGATGATGCTTACAAAACATTGCAACGCTTTGGACTACTAACTGGAACAGGAGCCTGAGAATGCCTATTTCCTTGCCAACCCCTCAGTCTGTCATCATAAATCAAGCTAAAATTACTAGATTCGAGGTAAATGTAGAGGATAATAGTGTAAGTATATACTACGATAGAGGATATGATAACGATGGGACTTGGATTTCAGTCGAACAGTGTTCAAAATCGTTTAAGAATGTGACATTTCCTGATGATATCTATACCTCTGTAAAGAGTTTCCTATACGCAGTATTGAATCCCACTTTATGATGATAACTGTAAAATAGAACATGAGTAGAGTCATAAACGTGCCAGAAGCTATTAAACCAGTAGACTTTCATGGACGGTCCTTTATTAGCGATGGCAAACCAGTAGATCACATAAGTTTTGATACTTATGTGAAAGAGAGAGCTTTCGATTTAGAAGTTATAAAAGATTATGATGGATTACAAAGAGCATATGAAATAGCTCGAAGCATAGAGAAACATTCCGATACTTGGGAAATTCCTGAGTCTCACTGGAAACATTTGGTTACTTCAATCCAGAATCCAACTGGTGGATACTTGCCATGGGCTTGGAACTTAATCCCATTTGCAAGGGCTATTTTAGACGCTAAATCAAATCATTGAGATCCTTAGGATTAGACCCATCCCTCCGAGGCTTCGGATGGGCCGTCTTTGATAACCAGGCGACTGGAACGGAAAGAAGAATCTCTTCCGGGCATGAAGAGACATTTCCTTCAACAGTTCCTGTTGCTAGGTATGTTCATTATAGGTCTCTGGTAAAGAGGCTCCTGAATACCTTCGAACCAGATGTCGTAGGTATTGAAAGCCCAGCATATGGGGCAGGTCCATACCAAACTGTACATCATAGCTTAATGATGTTTTGCTTAGAAGCAATATTTGAATCAAGGAAGGATGTGGTGCTTTTCGATCCCGCTACTTTAAAGTCATTGGTCAGGGGGCGAAAGAGTGTCAGAGGACTAGTAACCAAATTGGATATGCAGAAATTCGTGCAATTCGATACGAATGATTCTGAACTTATAGATAATAACGAAGCCGACGCTTATTGCATTTCATATTTCAGCACAAGGTTTATGTCATTAAAAAATGGTCTCTTATCACCTGATATGCTAAGTGATAATGAACTCAGAGTATTTTTAGAAAAAACGAAGAAGGTGAAAACGCTAAAGGGAACTGCAAACATAAAAATAGCCCATATATTTAGAGAAAATAGCAGATTTTTCGAATTTTCAAAAATACCAGAAGGAAGAATAGATCTTCCGAAAAAAACGGACATTAACACTAATTTATTAAGCTATTTAGAATCTTGTGAAGGTCCTTCTTCCGTCGAATAGTTACCGTACATCAATATGATCATTTTATCTTCTTGCTCCTTATACTTTTTTTCCAATTCTGACTGCTTCAATTCATGAACTTCATCTATTTTAGCAATTTTTAAATCGTTGCAAAATTCTTGCATTGACTTAACTTGCGGTGTTTTACGATTTCGTGAATTCCGTTTACCCATTCAATTAAACAGAAGATAAAGAAGCAAAGAGTAACAGACACTGAGTGTAATGTAGAAAGTTATTATGGCCAAGCAAACAGCAAAAATTCATCCAAACATTGCGAAATTCTTATCAACCATGGAGAAACGAACCGGGTTGAACATGAAAGATATGTTAGTGACTCCATCATTGAAGATGGAGCACATTAATACTGGGTCCACAGTATTAAATCTCCTTATAGGTGGTTCTAGACTTCCTGATGGATCATTTCTTTGCCCTGGATGGCCACGAGGCAAGATAGTTGAGGTATATGGTCGTGAATCATCAGGTAAGTCCACGATTGCCTTAATGGCTGCAGGGCAAGCAATTGCATCTAAAGGCGGCACTGGGAGCGTTCTTTATGTAGATCTGGAGCATGCAGTTATTGATGCATATGCTCTGAAATTAGGAGTCGATTTTAGACCCGTAGAATTAGGAGGGTCAGGCAACGCGATTCGTGTACAGCCCCATACCTTCGAGGAAACGGAGAGTCTAGTTAATGGGGCTGCGCTTCATGGTATAGATCTAATCGTAGTAGACTCAGTAGCAGGTCTAGTGTCTCGGCGTGAGATCCAAAGAAATGTAGCTAACGAAAAAGAGAAGCAGGGCATGGCGGAAATCCCAAGACTTATGAGTACTTGGATGCCAAAGATTCAAGCCATCATTGCTAAAACGGGTACCTGCTTAATTTTCACAAATCAGACTCGTGATAAGATAGGAGCTATGGGATATACTGAAGAAGCTTTAAAGAGCACTACGGGAGGCAATGCTCTTAAGTTTTGGTCTTCCATTCGGCTCATGTTAAAGCCTAAGCAATCTGCTAAGGCGAAAATTTGGAATCCGATTATTAAAGAATACGAGGAAGTTCCTGTATCGACAGATATTGAAGTAAAGAATATTAAAAACAAGATCGATGCACGCCAGGGACACACGGGTCTCATAACTATTCGTTACGGTGTTGGAATTGATGAACTAAGAACCATGATGAATGTCGCCGAGGCATATGGAATAGTAAAACACAGTAAAAACGCTAGAAAGCAAGATATATATACTTACAAATCACCAGCTACAGGCAAGGAAGTAGAAGCAATAGGAATAGAAAAATTTAGAGTAGCCATTCAGAAAGATAGTGTGATGTTTGAAGAAATGATGAGTATGTGTAGAGATAAAATTATTCAAGGATTTAGAGCTATTGATGATGAACAGTTGGCCTCACTAGCAGAAGACGCAATTACGAAAAGGATGGATGAAGATGACGACTATCTGGACGATTCCACCACAAATTACGTAACACCCGCTGATATGGGTGTTGATGATGATGATGGCGTAGAAACCTCGGAAATCGATACCTCAGATATTTGATAGTAGAATAATGTCGGAAAATTTAAAGCCAATAAAAGTACGGATCAAGAATTTTCAGAGCATTAAAGACATTGAATTTGAAATAAAAGGATTTACATGTCTAGTTGGTGTGACTAACATCGGGAAAAGTGCTATTGTTAGAGCGATTTCCTCTTCTATACTAAATAATTCAGTAATAGGGATGGTTAGGAAAGGAGCAAGTCATAGCACAGTTTCTATGGAGTGTGAGGACTGGGCTTACACATGGGAAAAGGGTGAGAAGGGTATAAATCGATACATTATCGGCGGGAAAACCTTAGATAAAGTAGGAGCAAAACAGTTAGATGAAATAGCTTCGTTTGGGTTTAAGCCGGTAAATGTAGGTAGTGATAATATCCATCCATGGTTGGCTTCACAATTTTCTCCCATATTCTTGTTAGATAAGCCTGGTTCCCAAGTAACAGACTTCATATCAGAAGTATCAAGGCTAAATGTACTACAAGACGCCATTACATTATGTGCTAAGGGCAAAAGAAAACATAATGATGAATCAAATGCACGATCCGAAGAGTCTAAAAATCTTAAGGGGGTACTGGAAAAATTAACAGCTCTGGAGGAACTTAACAATATCAAGCAGGACCTGGAAGATCAATTTAAGTCAATATTAGATTATTCGAACAGCATTGAATTACTAGATAAATTCTCCAAAAAAGTAAAAAGTCTTGAAACGTCGATAGACCACGTTAAAGAAATCGAGAAGGTGATACTGATCGATAAGGTCGATTTTCAGGAGGTAGACGTGTGGAAATCCTTGAGCAGGATTGAGGAAAACATAAGCAAACATGCTAGTGGTATTATTCCACTTAACAGTATTAAGAAGACAAAAATACCTGATGAAATCAATGAGGTGAGTAATTATATAGAGTTAAAAAATATTTCGAAAAAAATAGATAGACTTAAAGGTGACGCTTATGGTCCGATAAAAGATATTCCAGAACCTGTGAAGTCATACTCACAATATATCGAATTAATGGCATTGAACGTTAGATTAACGAATCAAGCCAACGAATGTGTAAAATCTAAAAAGATACTGAAAGAGATAGACGCAGATCTCTTAATCGTTAACCAAGAGATAGAAAAGATCCCGCGTTGTCCCACTTGCGATAAACCACACCTGGCAGACAATCACACAGCTAATTGAACGCACATTCTTTTTAGGTCATCTAAGTGTTGAGTATCTATTAGAATAATATTCTCAGCCATGACTCTTATGGCCGTATTGTCCCCGGAACATCCTATTAGTGCTCGGCTAGTTTCAATCAAATTTAATTCCATTTGAGCCAAGCAAGCACATAGTGCTTCAACATTGGCGGGACATTCGGGGATCGATAACATGTGTAGAAATGGATCTCCACCCATCCCTACAATTTTCATGGCTATATCGTAAGCTGCGGAGCGTTCTTCTTTAGCATGGTCCTTCCAGTGTTCTACAAGGGCATCTCTCCAAGGACCCCTTACTCTGTCCGCAAAGCTACGATAGGCAGCGTCTATAGAGTATTTGCAGCATAATAAGTCCTTGAGTAGAGAAATGATCTGACCATCAGGTGCTCCATAAGCACCCTCTTTTTCTGGAACAAGGGCTATCTTTGTCGAAGAAATTTTTAGGGCTATGTCGCTATATGATATGTATTCCACAATTTCAGAGAAATATAAAGAATTTAAATCGGTAAAGTAAAAAGTTGAGACCCTTTGCAGGTAATTTAGTTCCTAAAAGACCTTGGATGGCCCTGTGCACCTCTGAAGGCGTTAATCTTCAATCTTATATTATGTGGGCTGATTTTAGAGACACCCATGCTTTATACTTGCCTAAAGCTAAAAGATTCGTGGGTTATAACAGAGACGGATTTCTACTCATTGGAAAATCCGAGTGTAGAATGGTAGATGGTCTTTGGTTAATAGAAGAAGATCCAGAATTGATTATGAGGCATTCCGAAGAACCAGCCATGAACTTAGTGCTTCAAATCATTAGTTGATACCTAGTCTACTTTTCATGATTGCAGCTGTTAAATTAGTAATATTTTTCTTTTGATCTTCGTCCTCAGTATTTAACCATTGCCATAGTGCTAGTCCATCTATATGCTTTATCCTATTTTCTGCTACGCTTATGGAATCATTGATGTGCGGAATAAGGCCATTATCTATATGGTTATTTAAAATCCCTAATTCTAAGGCGGTTATTATCAAATTACCGAAATTTTTTTCCTTGTAATGAACAAGAGACTCTTTGTATACCTTGGTATATCTTTCGTCATTATTAGTTTTATCTGGATGGGTGAGAGAAGCTATGGATTTCCACAATTTTTTAAAAACCTCAGGAATACTATCTACTTCATTGTGAATTTCTTGGTCTTCTAAATTACTTATACCTTCGGGCTCATTAGTGTCATCCGAATCTGTACTCGGATCGTCTGCCTTCTTTACTAAAGCTGTGGATGTCTCTTCATCAACTGGATTTATTTCTTCTGTACTCTTAGTTTTACTGTGTAAATATTCTTTAATAATTTTTTGTATAGCTGCATCAAAGGCATGTTTATGATCATCAAGTAATTCTTGTCTGTCGTCTAATTCTGCCTGCAAATGTTGAAGTCTAAACACCAAGCTTTTCCATTTCTTGTCTCTCATGATGTTTTATTCTTTATTTCAGGTAATGCTTTTCTGATTCATCTATCACATAGTTAAAATCAGTGGAATAATGAATTATACCGGATAATTTATTTAGAAATAGTATATTATCAAAAACCCAAACCGCTTTATTATGTTCATATTTAATGCTTGTGTCGGTGTTATTTTTCGCTAGAGGCTGCTCGTTAACGAGCAATTAATTCTGTCCCATATTAATAAATAACTAAAGCGGAATGAAAATTACTCATTAGGAAGGGTTTTTTCTTAAATGATTATTTGTATTGGGAAATGTATCGGGTGCAATATCATGTCTAAACTTACAGATGATATTTGTGGGGTGTGTCGTGTCCACCCATCCAGAGGAGAAAAATGGGCATTAACGGCAAGACGCGTAAGGACTGATAAGCATTTTGCTAAACTAGTGTTCAGTAAAATCAAGACGGAAAGCGGCGTAATTAAATTCAAAGAGTTATTCGGGAATATGTTCAGTGAACAGTGTTAGTTCGGGAATAAATATGGCAGCATGGATATCTATCCTAGCTGCCATATTATATGAAAGAAATAGCCCAGTATATTTTTACATATTTATATTCTTACAGATATCCTGTTTCATTCTAATATCATTAGAAGTAGCTGAAGTGGAATCGAAGATATATCAACCCAAGATTAGGTTACTTAGATTCATTACGTTTACTAGCGTCATTATATATTTTATCGTGTTCATCTTTTATTCTATTAAACGTGGTTTCTAAATCTTCCCCATCCGTTGCTGATTGTTGCAACATTTGGACGAATTCGGGGAGGTCTATACCACATAATGTAGAAGAGGACTCCAATATTTGTAGTTGTTTAAACCCGTCAGATATAATTTCAGGATCCTCCATCATGGAGTCTATTTTCTTTCTGGCCTTGAGTATTCGCCAATCCCATTCTCTATCTATATCGAATTTCTCTATTATTCCATTGTCCATGCCAAACCATTTCCCGTCTGGTAATTCAAAGTGGACTTTCGGGCAAATCAGTGTGCTATCATTAAAAGGCACCGGGTCTTGTTTATCTATTCTTACTTCTTCACTATAATAATAATTCGGGACATATAATTTAAGTAGTTTCGATCCTTCAAATTTGGTTACTAACATATAAAATTTTACAATTTCTTGATTGTAATAATAAATGCGATGATAAACATTAATATTAGGGTAGAAGAGAATATTAAAAATAATGAAATTGAAAATTTAAGGAATTTAGATATTAAGGACTCAGATGAGTTTATGTGTTGGTTCGCAGAGCTAGCCCTATCGATTACATATTCTCTGGTAGATGAATTGAAACTATCGGAGATAGCTATATAGTAATTATTACTTTGAGTAAGTTCGCTCTCTATATCCAAGGGAGAATGTCTAACATTGTAATTTTCTGAATTATATTTATTTTTTAGGTTCATACTCATGTGATTTATGATGCCTTTTGTGCAATCATCTTGCAGCCAGCTTTAACCATATCCCCATTCGATTTACCGGATGAGTCGTACTCAGATGCCCAAGAATTTACTGACTGTTTAGAGTACCCCAGTCCTTGCAAAGCTTTCAGAACTGTTTCATTGGGCTTAGAACGATGACTAGTGTGTTTAATTTCAGCTTCATATGATTTAGCGAAAATAGGAGAATCCGTTGTAATACGGAAGATATCACGATTACTTACAACGGCCTTTTCTTTATCAGCCTTTTCTTTATCAGCCTTTTCTTTGCTAATGATTTTCTTTACTTGAACCCAACCATCAGCATCGAGACTGCTTCCAAAACAGTTGAACACGACGACATCAGACATGAGAATTCTTCTATCAATGAAGTTCAGAACGAATTCAGTATATGGAATTTCCCGAGCTTTTGGATAAACTATAGGTACTGATTTACAGTCTACAAGAACAGATTCTAAAGTGCAGATATGGGAGTTATTCTGCCTAGGCATAGAGAACTTCTCCAGACAACAAACTGCGTATCTATTTCTGGCGTAAACGTAAACGGTCTCTCCAGTACTGGTTACTTTAAATATGAATCCTGCAGAAGATGTCTGTTGCCAAAGAACCGGTATATGACTCATTTCCATGTATTTGGAACGCTTTCTAGTGTGTAATTTTCATTTTGCATCTATTATTGGTGCCTAAATATAATGAAGGTATTGATAACTGGGTTTGAACCTCTATGGGGTATTAAGCGCACTCCAAGTGGGGATTTAGCAAATTTATGGGAAAAACAGGAATTTAGCATTCCTGGAATTGAAGTCAGGGGATTAGTACTTCCACAATTATTTAGAAAATGCACAGAAATTGCTTGTTCAGAAATATCTAATTTTAAACCCGATTTTGTACTGATGTATGGTGCCACCAAAAAGAATGGTCCTATCCGATTCGAAAGATTTGCAATCAACGTGGAACTATCTTCCATGGGTGACAATTCCAAGATACCTGTCCAGGAAAGACCAATAGATCTAAATGGTCCTACTGCTTATGAGAGTACTCTTCCAATAGACTATTTAAAAGATATGGTAAATGAAGGTGGTGTTTCCGCCAAGATATCTCAATTTGCAGGCACACATGTTTGCAATTCAGTATTTTACGGTGTTAGAAGGCACATAGACTTAAAAAGTCTTCCTACGAGAGCCGGTTTCATACACATGACATTTCCTAATGAATATGGTGTATTTGAAGATGGGACATGGAACACTATGGTATTCCCTGAACTGTTCAAAGCATCCGTTTTAACTATCAGTGCTTTAAAAACATGGAAAGACCAGAAACATACTTAAAAAGGTGGTCAATAGAATATATTGATGAAGAAGGAGACATGGTCCTTTATCATTTTGATGGTTCAGACCCGCAATTGTTTGAAGAGTTAAGATCATTGATGGTGCTAGGGTTTAAACCTACTGCATATAATTTGACTCCACAAATCGAATCAAATGTAAAATGTAATGCTATTTTAGATACTAGCAGAAAATAAAAGTAGCAAGTTCAGGACAAATGACTAACTGGAAAAAATTTTTGGTAGATGATCATGCGGACGTTAAGCGTCTGGACTATGTAATAAGATATAATAGCATTCCTTCATTATATCAAGAATCAGTATCGCAGCATACATTTTGGGTTGTTTTACATAGTGTGCTCTTACATAGAACAATAAGTAAGAATACGAATAAACAGGATGATAGTATAGAAACATTCATTCTCAGAAAGGCTTTAATTCATGATATAGGAGAATGTGTAACTGGTGATGTAGTTAGGACATTTAAGTATGCGAATCCTGATCTTAAAAAAGCAGTCGATGACACTGAAGACATGATGGTAGAAAAATATCTACCATCAATCATTAAGGAATTAATCAGTGATTCTGTCCCTAAAAATGGGGAGGATGCGAAGTATGTGGATACTATAGTAAAAGCTGGTGATTTTATCAGTTTATTTAACTATATGAGAAGAGAATTTAATAGGGGAAATCAAGAAATCGCCCCATTTCTTAATAAAATGCGTCAAGATTTCATGGCTATGCACGAAAAATCTGCAAAAGAGAATGAATGGTATCAGAAAAAGATATCAGAGTTATATTTGAACATGTGCGAACTTGCTACGCATAAGGAAGAAGTTAGAGAAGTTTAGCTATTAACGCGACCTGGGATTTTTCCACCATAATACCCTGATCTAGCTCTATCAATGATAATTCGTACTTTTTCTCTAACCATAGACTCCAGGTCGATATCGTTCGTTTGAGCTAATAATATTGTGTAAATATAGACGTCTGCAATCTCAGAGCATATAGCTCTGTGCTTATCCTCTCGGCTCCCACCAGCCCGCATAGCCTTAATCAGATTATTGGCCAATTCACCACATTCACCGGCCAATGCAAGTCCATAAAATATGGCGGGGTCATTGCCGAAGGCGTCATTAACACCCATACCTTTGATATCGCAAAGTATGGAATGTGATTCCATGACAGAGTCCTGTATAGAATCTCTCAGTTCTAATTGATTGGCAATCTCTAGTATTTTCGATTTATGTTCCTCCGGAATGTCTTTTAATATGCAAGATAAAAATTCAGCTTTGCTTAGAGCCATCATGATGATTCAGAAAGTTACACTCAGACAGAAATAAGAATTCACGGTTTAAAATTTCGATTTAAATTTCCACCATATAAGTTATAGAAAGGGAGAGTGCGAGCGGGATTGTTAATCACTTTATAGGGGGTCATATTATCTTTGATTTCATCACTTACTAGATTGGTATACTCAGCAAGTCTGACTAAACTAGGGTCGGCAGTTATCCTTAATAGGTCCTTCTTGGCAGATCTGTTCTTTTGTAGCACGTAATAAACCGTATCGTACGTGATTTCATCCAATTTGCATTTACCATTTACGAACCATATGTTTTTTGAACAGTCTCCAGTACATAATGTTGTTTTACGGTCAGTGTTACAATTATCACACATATTAAATTGTGCCATTTAATCCTCGATTCTAGCTGATACTACACAATCTGAGTTAAATTTTAACCCATTGGTATGAGTTTTCCAATCCTTTTGTATGATGAGGGAACCTCCATTACCAAAGTCATTGGTAAAATTATTGTTAGTCTCCTGCCCGTACCTATTAGATATTATTAAATTGCATTTATGGTTAGCTGCGAAATCCATCCATGTGGTTGATGGGAATCCACCCTTACCCCAGTTAGCACATGTAGCTACATATTTTGGTTTTATGTCCTTAAAAAATGGCGTGGACGCCTGTCTGGGGATGTTAGATGGTATTCTTGCCCTAATGTCTCGGCAAATTATATGAGATAATGTCCCAAAATCAGTATTTACGACGGTTGGGGTTTCAGTTCCCGGGGTCGCCCAAAGGAAGTCATTGCCCCACAAGTTTACTTTTCTATATCGACTAACGATATCTCCATCAGGAGATATTATAAGTGAACTGTTGTGGAGTTTATCACCATCGGCCTCCAAAAACCCATAAACCACATACGAAGATAGTTCCGTGGCCACTCCTCTCATTTCTCTGAAAGTGGGGCCATCAAACCTCTCGGCAGCCTTCCAAGCCTCTTCCGATGTCAAGAAAGTATATCCGGTAAGGCATAACTCTGGGAATACTACTAGTTCAGAACCAAATTTCCAAGCTTCATTTACTAAATCTTCACATTTTTTAAAGTTAGCCCTGATATCCGCATTATTCCTTGCAAGAGTAGGCTTGAATTGTATAGAAGATATGATTACCATATCACTTATGAGTTATCAAAACTCGACCTGATGATTTTTCTTCTTGTTGGATTATTAACTGCTCCATTTTTAGCGTGAAAGCTTCGGATTCCATACTGATCACACTAAGAGATTCATTTATTAGTTTAAAATTTTTAACATCCCCTCCTTTATCCGGGTGGTGCATAGCCATCAATGTTTTTCCATTTTTCTTGCAGGTTTCCAATGTTTCCTGCACTAAAACGATTTTATCTTTTCTACTGGATTCTGATAATTTTTTAAAATAGGCATTATGATCTATTCCTAGTATCTTTAAAGCATTCGATAAATTCATTTAAAAATTAAGCCCCTTTAAACTCTTAAGAGCCCGATTTTGGGGAATCCCCATCTTACTTTTTACAAATTGCTCTAAATCTGAAATATCCTTTAATTCTTTTTTATGTGATATGGCGTATTCCGTCTTGAGTGATGATAATCTTTTTAGGAAATCCCCTAAATCCATAATGAACCATACTAATTGGTAGTATATAATATGAAAAAGCAACCAGATTTTATGCATTTGTGGAGGCTTTGCGTAAAAGAAATGGATAAACTAAACTTATCCCGGCATAAATCCATATTTTTAAATCATGAACACAAAAAAGAAGAAATCTGTAGAAGATTCAACATTATCTCAATAGAGGACATAAACCGATTCAGTAGCAGCGTAAAGAAGGCATAATTTTAATTGTAAATTTTTGTTATGGGATCTTATACCCAAAGGACAAAATGAAACCGACGAACAAGAATGCTTCTCAGAATATTGCACCTCAAAAGTTTGATATCACAAATAAAGCAGATGTTAAGAACATCGCTTCGGTGGCTAATCGACTACTGAAGGGGATTGATAACGAAACTACAGCGGTCATGAAGCTCCTGAAGTCTAATAATGAGCGGATAGGAAAGATGGCTGATAGTCTTGACAAGTTATCTAAGGTATTTAGCACAGTGACTAATGCCGCCATCACGAATACAACATCCACTGTTGCTAAAGCAACAGATAAAATTGTTGAGAAGAGCAATTCAGTAAAGGCTGTTAAGCAATTGGACAAAAAAGCACCATCTAAATCATCAGGTAAGGAGAATAAAGTAACTAGCATATCTCCCGTTACTAATGAAAGACCACCGCTGAAGCAAGTGATCGACAAGATACTTGAAAATCACGGGGGTGGTCCTGTTAAGTCTTCTGACATTTATGCTGAAGCATGTTCCGGCAAAGAAAAATGGAGCCGACAATCTTTCTACAATGCATTAAAAGATAACTCGAAATATGCACGTTCGGGTGACGGAGCAGAAACCACATATAAACTTGTTAGATCGGTGTCTATTTCTGAGGAAGAGACAGAAAGCATCATTAAGAAGGCTGAATCAAATTATTTAGCTATCGCTAACGTAATCTGAAGCAGATGACCCCCAGCTAACGCACATACTGGCAGGGGGTCATTTGTATTGGTATTGTACATAGTGGAGTATAAATCCAAAAATACTCTTGATAAAATAAAGTCAATAAGTAAAGATATATCTTATAAATCTGAAAAGCGTAGACTGCTAGTTTACAAAGATAAAATAACATGCAAGCCAGGGTGTAGTCATTGCTGTAGTAGGCCCGTATTTGCGACTATAGGGGAAGTGGCTAACATTTCGGATTCTTTAAAGAAATCAGGGAAGCTTGGAGAGGTAATTAAAAGATCAGAAGAGTTAATGGAATACGGGGATATACCACTAAACACATGGTATGATTTGCAACTTAAGTGCCCCGTTCTTGATCCCGAGACGAACAAGTGCTTAGCGTATCAGAATAGACCACTGATGTGTAGTACACATTTCTCCGAAAGTGTTCCAGATTTATGCAATCCACAAAGCTTTGTCGATGGGGAATTAAAGTTGATAGAATTCGAAGATTATATGGAAGAGGGGGATGAGAAAATCATAAAAGTATCTGGTCAATCTTATTGGAAATCAAAAATAATACTTCATTATGTGATCAGTAATGTCGATGTTTTTAAAAACAGAGATGGGCTGCAGTCTGAAGAGATAGTTAGTATGATTGCTAAGGGGTACTAATGGGGCCTTGTCTTTACTGTGGAAAAAATGCTGAAGCGCGAGTAGAAGAGGGTGAATATCCGGGTGTGGACACAATATATGTGTGCGAAGTACACTGGAAAATATTAAAGAACCCAAAACTCGCCATGAATCTGATGAAGGCCAATATAGCGAAATCTTTAAGGGGAAAGGAAGCTGCTAAAATACTGGAACTAAAATTTAGACAGTTCGAAAGATTTGCTAATGCTATAAAGACCAAGAATTCGACAAATTCGTAGCAATAGTTACTACTTGATGTCTCATATCTCTCATTATCTTATGAGATACCTTTTTATCTCCATAAGATAATGCTGCTCTTATGATATCGGGGGAAGACCCAACACGAGATGCTCTAACATACCTCGCTAAGTCATGTCTTTTCATTCTTCTCAGACGTAGTTCTAGAGCCAAAATGCTTTCACTCTCCACATGCCCATCTGATATGCTTTCATATGACTCTTCTAAGGTTTTACCGGTTTCTTGATTAGGTTCAAAAATACTATCTTTTTCTTTATCATATCGTTTTTTCTTGGATACTATATTAATGCACACATTATTGGCTACCATGTACACATAATGACCAAAAGATGACTTCCTCGGATCGTGAACACTTCTTGTGGTGTTTTTATGTATGATCGCAGTATAGACTTCTTGAAGTAAATCCTCCATTGAATAACCATCCACTTTAAAAAATTTGTATACTATTTTTTCTATATCTAGTTTCTTCTTTCTAATGTCAATACCAAGTGCCACCTTCTCATCATCAAACGCATTCCTTGGCCAAGGAAGACGATCTGGTTTCTTTTGAGTTGATTCTTTATTAATTTCCAGAGATACCACAGACTCACCCCTTTTACGACAATAACCGGTTTTTAAGCTAAGTTACGCTTTTAATATATAAAATCTACTCTACCAATGATTTCAATTTTTTGTGATTCCATAAAAAGACTAAAATGAACCAATAAGATTTAGATAACACTTCGAACACACTTGTTCATATTTGTCTTCAAGACCTAATTGTACTTGCGGGCCTACATTGGTTGGGATTCCAGACTCGAACCTCATATTAAAAAGAGCCTTTTTAGTGCATCTATGACAAACTGTCTTGATTTCTTCTATACTATCCGCCAATTCAAATAGTCTATGAGACCCTGGAAATAGTTTGGTTTGGAAGTCCGTTCTTAGTCCAAAGCATATAACAGGAACATTTCTTATGTCCGTCAATAACCTCAATTCTTCAATATTTTTAAAAGATAGAAACTGACACTCGTCAACTAAAACGCAGGAAATATCTGTATATATTGCTAACATTTCTAAAATATTATCATTGTCGCTTACAATGTGATTGGTTTCTTCCGATAATCCAGTTCTAGATTTTACACATGTATCTCCGAACCTATTATCAACATGCGGTTTCATTATGATCACTTTCTTTCCCTGAGATTTATAATTATGAGATACTGCCAAAAGATTCAAGGTTTTGGCACTGTTCATGGTGCCATAACGGAAGTACAACTTCGCCATCTGGGACTTTACATTTTTCGGTTATACTAAGTAAGGTTCTTGAGATGAAAAATGACTACCTAAAAGAATGTCTATCAGATTTATCTTTTAAAGTGAAAAGGTCTATACCTATCGACCAATTTTCTGCGGAATTTTGTGTTTACTGTCTGAATAATACATGCGTGAGGTCCGGGTCTTCGTCTTTGGCATTTGACCGAAGGGTTCAGAATTGGGAATCAAAATATTTTCTAAATGTAGTAAGGGCTAATGATTCTGACCCATCATATGATAACATTAGACTGAAATGGTTTAAGCCAGAAGTGTTAATACCATCAACTGGTAATAAAGAAGACCTTTTAAGGAAAAAGAAAGGTAAAGGCGTGAAGGTAGAGACAAAAATAATCAGCAAGGATATCGAAGATACACTTAAAGAAGGGTTAACACCCAATAAAGTGATGGAAACAGTTTCGACTCAAATAGTGGGGTCAAAGTCTTTCGATATAGTGGACCTCACACAGCAGAAGGATTCTGAGGACCATTCTAGTTCAGGCGTTCAAACAGGGAAAAAGACAAAGAAAAAGTCTTCTACCAAGAAGAAACCGAGTGAGCCCATATCAATACCCGATAAATTAGAAAACCTTCACAATAGTGTGAAGGTTGCTTCCAAAAATGCTTCAAATGCTGGTGGTAATACTAATTGGCAAAATGCCGGTTACATCAAAGATGAAGGCCAATCGGAAATAGTATTAAATTCTGGGGATTCTTTTACTTTTGGGAGCTGAAATGGATATCGATCTTTATCAAAAAAACGACCTTTCTACAGAAGTATCATTCAGTTTTAGAATTAAATATGAAATAAATAACAACAAAAAACTTTGGAAGTCCTTATCATTATGTAACACAGTGTTGGAATTAAAAGAAACACTGATGTGTCATTTATCTGAAGAATACGATCTTAACGATAAAGAAAAAGAATGTGAAAAAATATCACAAGAAATTATCGAACTTCGGAAAAACCCTGGAAATTATTTAATAGGCAAAGACGGAAAAGCAATACTAAGAATTACGCCGGACATGCTTTACCATGCGTCTCCAGTGACCACTGAAGATGGAAGAATAAGACCTGGGCCGATACAGATACATCCTAAGATATCAAGCGGAATAACGCTAGCTGTACATGAGAAGACCAAGTTAGCAAATATCGAGAAGTCATATCCCAACAGTCCAGCGTTAAAGCACATAAAGGAACCGTCAAGTATACTTGACGTTGCTATTTCCTTTTTACTGAACCAAGAATGTGAAATAAGTGAAGAAGAAGGTGATGAGAAGATTTTAGAAGTAGGAAGAGAAGCGATAAATGGAGTTTTCCAATCATTTAACCCATCTTTTATTCGGTCCGAATTGTTTGGGAGATCGTTAGCACTAAAAATGATCAAAGATGGAGTTAAAAAATTCAGATTCACCAAGTGTGAACGGAAGTATAACTCACGATTTTCTTGGTATGAAGTCAGCGTAATAGTTTCTGGCTAATTCTGTCTTTGTCTATTCTAGAAAAAATGTCTAGAACATAACCCAATACACTCGCCATCGCCCATTGAAACTCGGATACGCCAATCACTTTAATACTATCTATGCCTTCTAATATTTTGATGATTTTATCCACGGAACATCTATAGGTACACTCTATGTAAACGCCCATAGGTAACATCGGAACCAAGTCTGAAGGGTCATGTAAATAATTAGACATATGTATGAATAAATTTGATATTCTCATTATTTCATCCTTCAGGCAGATATTAACAGTATTTATAGTTTCCTTATCAAGTCCATTAACGCAGAATCTTTCAATGGTGAGTTGAGGCATCCACGTGATGATCGGATTTCTTACCGCAAATTCATCTATTAATCCGTGAGATAATAATTGTGGTGTGACTGTCTGAAATAAGTTGCATGGCATACATAATTTAATAGAGACATTTCTATCGTGAGGATTGGTTTCCAATAATTCTACAAAACCATTTCCTAAAAATTCCTGTCTATCCATTAAAAGACTTCCATAGCTTCGATGGGATCGGCCCTATGGCGTTGATCCCATTATAGTTCCCTGTAGTTTCATAACTGTCATATTCTCCCGATATTTCATAGAAACGTACTTGCCCTATACGCATGCCTTTATATACCTTTACTTTCTGTGAGACCATGACCTCTAAAGTGAACTGACCAAAGAATCCTGGATCACCCAACCCTGCTGTCGAATGGATTTGAATAAACAATCGTCCCACGCTAGATTTACCGTCAATAATTGGAACATACTTTTTAGTCCCCACCATTTCATGGGTGTGCATTAAATAACCGATTCCCGGTTTTAAAACCAACCCTGAGTCTGGTATGTCAAATGTATGTACAGGTTCTTCTTTTTTCGAATCAATGTAACTGCCAGATTTAATTTCTATCTCGCCATGCCTAATCTCGGTTACTGACTCGTAGACTGCTACTTTAGATCCTAATGTCAAGTCGACAGAGATCGGATTTAAATGGTTCATATCGAAGGGGTTTATTACGATTGAACCATTACCTATTTCTTCCAGAATTTTCTTACCTGATATCACACTCATCCTGCCATTCCTTCCACAATCGCAATTCTCCCCATGATATCTTGTTCCTCTCTGACAAAGAAAACCAGTCTACAGCTAGGACCATAGTCCCCTAACAAGTCTGCATAGAAGGATATGTGGTCATCAGGACATTCTATTTTCTCATTATAACCCGGGAAAGATAAATCTGCCATTATTTCAATCCCTTTACATTTCTGTATACTTATCACTATATCCCGGGATGGTATCCTACCGAAGGTAAAGTTTTCCATGATTAAAGATTACCTGACAGATCAAGAATGGATAGACAGTCTTAACATAGTCGAACATATTAAGACTGAGTTATTGATTGAGGAACTTAATGATTTTGCTCGACGCGAGCTTGAATTAATAAAGAATGGGGAAGTCAAAGAAGATCTCCGTATTGTTCTGGTGTACAACGTTTCAATTCTAGCAGCCGCAGCAGCCAGATTAAAGAGTCTAACCGACTCCGAATAGTCTTACTAGAGTATTGAACGCTGCAACATCTATTCGAGGTGATTCTGATTCATTTACCAATATCTTTCCATCTTGTTTTACAATTCTTAGTGGAGTTTCGCCCTCTGCCAGGATACATACTGCTTCTAATTTCCTTAAGTTCGACTTGTTTAAAACACACCGGATAACGAATCGATGCACCTCTTTAGGGGGACTACTGGCTAATGGAAGAATGTCATGAGTATCTTGGGTTTTCGTATCTATATCTATATATTTATTTTCATTCTTTATGATTGAAGTATTTACTATAGTATTCTTTAATTCAATAGACTGTTCTTGAGTGGTGGGTATCTCAAAATCAGTTTTTATTCCAACCTCCGTAGGCGTAGTTGACTTAACATTTATTGTGGTGTCATAAGGACCTTGCGGGGAGTTTTCTTTATTATTTACGCCGCTACCATCATATCTGTGAATGTATGGAATTAAAAATTCTGGTATAACCTGATATATTTTATTGTCGCGGAAGTACTCATCGCTCTTCAACTTTCCGGTATAAATATCTCCATCAACATATTTTGATTCTGCAGGAATGCCGTCTACCATTTTAAAATAGTCAAATCGTGCCTTCCAGTTTAAATCAATGCCCGGTTCCGTAAGAAGTGGGACGACCCAGTCTCTTCCATGTGCCTTAGGAAGCTTCCATGGGAGAGTCATCCACTCATCTAATTTACGAACTGCCTCCATCAATAGCTCTGGTTTAATCTCATATACTACTTCGTCATGAACTGTAAGAACATATTTAATTTTGTCTTCCCACCCATTCGCCTTAATGTTCTTATCTACGAAGCACATCGCGAATTTTAGGACATCAGCCGAGGTAGCTTGAATAGTGTAATTGATAGCACATCTTTCGGCTTTCGAGCGAATGGCTCGAATGGGAGAATCTATGGTTGGGATGGGTATTCTTCTGCCATAAGCAGTAAATATGCACTTGTTGCGCTTAGCAAAGTTCTTTTGACTTTCTACGTACCCCATGAGAACCGGAACGTCTCTTCTTAGATTCTCCATGTGTCTCTGGGCATCTTCCATGGAGCAGCCAACATTGCGTTGAATTGCTCCTGCTCCGCCACCATATATGAAGGCAAAGTTGCTTCTTTTCCCACGATTCCGTTCATCCTTGGAAACAGATTCTTTACCAAACAGGGTTTTTGCAGTGATTTTATGAACATCACCATCCTTATTCAGGAAGGAGTCAGTCCATATTGGGTCTCCCGAGAGATTTGTGACTACCCGTAATTCTTCACCTGCGAAGTCTAATTTTACTAGAACCCATCCCGGTCTTGGTATTATACATGTTCTAATTTGCTTAAATAAGTCAGGTTTATCATCGTCTGAATCTCTAGGAATCCCTTGGAAATTTATACCAGAGTAACCATTTTCAATCTCACCTGCTCGGGATGCTAATCTGGCAGTATCTGTTCCCATTTGTCTAAAATCGGGTCTAACATCTCCATTCTTATCCACTGCCAGTGAAAGTGGCTCTATATAGCTACCTTTCATCTTAAGATAATGACGCCACTCTATGATTAATTCAAATAAACTTTCTGACTTAGGATTCCCATTCTTATCATTATGTCCGCTTCTAGTTACTACAAATTTTTTCCCGTATGCCTCGTGAAGAGATTTTAGAGCCTCATCTTTCAGAGTATATTGTTTAATTTCTCCAGAATTAGCTTCAGATTCATAATCATTATCTTCATCAGATTCTTGATTTAACTCAGTCGGATTTTCTCCTAACATAAACTGTGTCGGTTTTAATTTCAGTCCCTCAGGATCAGTAATCATGGCGTGCGATAATTGCTTAGGAGACCCGACATTCAGAGTGAGCCACTTCTTGGTTCTCCCTGTATTATTTTCTATGATATTCCTTATGATATCTCCCACTTCCTCAAGTTCTCTATCACATTCTGTAGATAGTTCCTTTACTCTTTCTATGTCTACATGTACCCTATTCCTTTCCATCTTTCTGAGAACGTTGCAAAAGCTCTTTTCGAGACTATATATCTTTCTATCATTATCACTTAATTTCTCTTGTAGCGCAAAGTACAGTTTATATGTGAAAATTCCATCTGAGCAACCATATGCTAATCCTTCCTTTGGATGAAGAACAGCAAAGTTGTGAGTAGACCTCTTTTCTCTCTTAAGCTGAGCCACCATTTCAGTAGTGAAAAGATCATGTAACTCAATCATGTCCACACCAAAAAGCTGCTTGGTGAGTGGCTTGAGACCACTTGGGTTTCCCTTAAGAGGGTTGATCACCTTGACCATCAAGAAGGTGTCTTCGTACTCATCTACTTTCCACTGCTCTTTATTAATCAGGGGATATAGCAACTCACAGTCGAACTTGCTGTTGTGAAGTATGGCTTTAGCTCCGCTATGGGCTAATCTTTCTAGTTCGTCCCATGCTAAGTCCCAATCAAGGTTATCCGATCCTTCAGGTTCGTGTGATAATGGTACGTAATATCCATTAATACCGTCGAAAGACATGCAGACGCCTACGACTCTATCCACAGTCCTCATTCCATGACGTGTTTTCTTCCCATCACCAAAGTATTCATCCGGATATACTCTAGTATCGACCCCGGTAGACTCAAGGTCTATACTATATACCCTTTTCTGAACACATATATCTACTAATTTCTTTAATTTGTCTATACTGTCTACTAAATGAAATTTGTAATCTTGCATCCATGGTCGGTCAAATGCAGGTCGATCGTCGATTTGTTGCAGGAACATCATAAATCTTTCACGCGGAGTATAGTTTAAAAATCCTACTAATGTACACTCAATTTCATCTGTTTTTTTGGTTATGAATCAATCATACTACGAAGTATTGGGGATTCCAAAAGAATCGAAGGATGAGGACGTTAAGAAGGCATATAAAAAATTAGTATCAGAACATCATCCCGACAAAAATCCGGGGAATGACCATGCAGAGGCATTTTTCAAGAAAATAAATGAGGCATATGCTACGCTATCAAATCCTCAAAAGAAATTAGAATATGATAGAAAGTTATTTCCTCCTGGGGATTTCCAGAAAGCGATTTTTGATGAAATATTTAAGCCATTTAACCATATGCATGGTAATGCGTTTAAACGAAAACATGCGTACTTCGATTCCCCTGGGGAAGATGTCTATATAGAATCTAGGATTAGTTTTACAGAATCATACTTGGGAACAAAGAGATCATTCCCAAGCATGTCTATAGAAGACTGTATTGAATGCAACGGAATGGGAGCCAGGGCAGGCACCAAGTTCATCAATTGTGGTAGTTGTGGAGGGTCAGGGTGTATACAAGAGATATTTCACGTATCTACAAGAAAGTGCCCTTCATGTTCAGGAAGAGGTAGCAGGCCTCTCCTATCGTGTGTAGCCTGTTCCGGAGTTGGTAAATTACTTAAGGAAAAGCCAATAATAGTATCGATACCATCCGGAGTGAAGAATGGGGATACACTAAGAGTATCAGGAAAAGGACAGCCGGGAAATCCACCTGGAGAATTATACATCATAATATTAGTACAGTCGATTTCTAATTATCTTCGACACGAAAATGATATCCATACTGCCATGAAAATTCCACTGAACATTATGGTGCATGGCGGTAAAATGGAAATTTGTACTCCGTGGGGAAGTAATCATATCTTAATCATTAATCCTTGTACAGATTCGGGTGATATATATTGTGTAGATAATGCTGGATTTAAAAGCCACCACGGTGTTGGTAATCTTCTGATCACATTAAACCCGATCATTCCAAAAGTGCTAACAACTCGGGCCAAGATGTTATTTAACGAACTCATGGACGAAATTAATCCGAAACAATAATAATATGGAACCCTTCTTTCATTTTAAATATTAAGCTAGATAAAATAAGTCGTTCAGACTTCATGATTGACTCATATAGCCAACACCTGGGATAATCACCTTCCCTTTTTTGTATTGATGGTTTCAAAGTACAAAGATCTGGTCTGTACGAAGCACAAAAATATCTCTCATTACACTTGGTATTATCTATTCGGTTTAATACGGCCTGGGGAGGACTTCCTAAATATTTTTTGAAGTTCGAATCGTAACCGGTTTTGGCTTCTTCTATTATTTTTCTGGGAATGAAAGGTATCCACTGAACGATTTTTCGCTTTACACTAAAATACTCTCTTATATATAAGTCATCTACCCTGTTTAGATCTAGCTCGGCAATGTTGATTGTTTCGCCGTTGGATAACTTTATATGATAATCTACAAATTCGATATACATTAAAACAATACGATCTTTAACCAGTCCGGATGTTCCTTCGTTCTTTTAGGATCGTCCCTTCTCATAGATTCTTTCTTCTTTAGAACCACTCCATGGATAAATCCTGACCTATTATCATTCAATTTCCTGTGTTCGTAAGCGTCCTTCTTGATTTGATTGAACACAGTAGGATTTACTTCGTGTCTAGATATCACATTTATACTACCACAATCGCTAGTGAGCCCGCTCAGGTACCCATATCTCTTCTCGATAGTTTCATGAGTAACATCTTTATGATTCCATATCATGGTATCCCATAATGTAATCTTGCACTCGTCTTCTTTAGAATAATTCCAAGAACCTCGTTTATTTAAATTCCATATTTCTCCATCAAAAACTGTGCCATTAGGTATCTGCATGCTATTGAGTTGATCGATTAAATTCGTAGGTATATCAAATCGATTCTTATGTCTACTGAATAGCTTAATGGTTATATCTTTCTGAATAATGACACGATATCCATCATATTTTTTCTCCATGATATAATCATCACAATTAACCCTTTTAAAAATATCTTCGTCTACCTTCATGGGCTTCATCGGAAATTTCCAAAGCATGTTGAAGATTTGACGTTTTCAGATAAGAAATTTTCGATGAATGTTAAAAATATGCTAGTTCGTATTGCCAGTCGTATTGCCATGATAAGCTCTCCACTAAGCGACAGATCAGATTATGGGCATTCAGAATCTTCACTGCCTCGTGGTGAATCTAAAGTGAGTTACGTTAGAAAAACCAAGAATAAAGAGCAGTGGTGTGTATATAGCGAAAACAATCCGGAATGGTCTGGAGGATGTTATCCATCGAAGACCCAAGCTGAAGAAAGGCTTCAACAAGTAGAAATGTTCAAAAGGATGAAGTCAAAGAAAAGAAAATCAAAGTAATTCTTCGACAACGAAAAAACTATCAATGAATCTTGAGGCTTTTTCTAAAGAAGATATCATTTCAGGAGTCGAACTTCCTGTCACATTATGATCCCATCTAATGGCGTCCATCATTCTATTAACTTTAATATACTCAGGAAGTGTAGCTTTGTGACGGTTTCTAATTAGTTTATTTTCAAGTATTTCGAGGAATCTAGGAACATCATTCCAAGCACTAGACTTATAACCAGCTGTCCGTTCAACCAGTGGAATGTGAACATTATCAGGTTTCTTAGGTACCTTAATTCCGAATCGCTTTTCTAGTGCAGATAAAGACTCATAATATTTATTAGAATTAAATCTTGAGTGTAAGGCTATTCCATCTAACCGGTCTTTGCATTTAAAGCAATAAAAATGACTTGCTTTATTTCCGGAAGCTGCATAATATCTAGCTGAAGGTTTATTCTTATCATCATGAAATGGACATAGTATTTGTAGACTGGTACTTTCGTCCAGTAATTCTATGCCTTTTTCTACTAAAGCGTTGTAAGCCGAGTAAAATTTATTTACTTCGGATATTCTACGATTAGTCCATTCCTGTTGCTCCGTTTTAGACAGGAATTCTCGATCCATATGATATATTACACTAGTCAGACTACTCTTTCTGGCCGAATCCGCAGAAAGTAACGGTATTCCTTTCACTATCATGATGCTCTATATAGAAGAAAGGTATATTATACCTCACTCTAAGATAGTCTAATGAATCTTGATGACTCGGGTCTAGTTAGAGCCTCTTCTACGGCTTCATATAGACCACCATACTCATACTCATCAGGAATCATTTCCTGAGCTATCATCTTCAATATTTCTCTCTTTGATATGCTGAAGTCTCGAGCCACTTCTTCATATTGCGCATTTAACCAAGCTTCTACAACGGGTCCGACCCCCACTACGTTCGTTAAGAAATTAACTTGTACAAATAACTTCACTTTTTCTGCCGGAACATCTTCTCCATGCTTATCTTTTAAAATTTTTGATAACTCTAAATATTTCTTTCCCAGAGCTTTTTGTTTTGGAGAAATTTTTTCGGATTTATCATCCATGGGCTTAAAGGTGGGCTTTAATTCCCCGATGGTAATTCCATTCTCTACTAAATATGTCTCTAAAAATAGTTTTTGCTCAGCTTTATTGGGATCGGCTACGATGTCTTTGGTGGTCTTGTTTAATCCTGGTAAACCATTTGTGCTTAAGGAGTTCAATAGTTTATTTAACTGCTGCTCAGTACAGTAGTCTTTATCATTATCCTTTATGTGCGTGATAAACCTTTCTAGACTAGAATATTCGAAGTCAGTATCTTTAGAAGATAGAGACTTTAGACTGTAACCTAAGTCTAATAGTTGAGTTTTAAGTTTACTATCTGGGATATTAGTGGTTCCTGAGATGATTTCTAATTCTTTTTGAGAGTATGTATCCTTATCGTTGTATTTTAAGTAATCTACAAAGGAATCTACATCATATATCTTTAAAATCTTTGAAACTTTTACGACATGTCGAGCCGGATTATATGTAGCATTGAAATGCGGATCACGACCATTTTTCACTTGTTCTTCGCATATTGGACATTCCATGGTCTCTTCATCAGTGCTCCAACCACAATAAGGACACTTAGTCTTCACTTCATAATATAAAACGTTTTCTTTAATTAGCTTATCAACCGTGTTTTGGTCATAGGATTTAGGATGATTCTTTTCGGTCACTTCCGGAGCGTATTTTTGTCGCTCTCTCTCTCGTTCTCTCTTTTCGCGAGTTTCTGTAATCTCCTTAAGTCCATGTTCGACCTTCGGAGCATTAGGTAATTTAGGCGGAATGACCTTAATAAGGTCGCCCTCCGCATTGTATTTGGGAGTGGATGACTCGGGAAACAACCCTGCTACTAAAAATTCTAGCTGATTCGCTATCTTGAATCTAGAAGGATACTGATCATAGTCTATTTTATTCGCAATAATTTTCAGAGCATTACTTAATAAAACAGGGTCCATACTACTTACAGCTTAAGATAAATGGCCTATTATTACTATTTATCGTCAGCTGCGTTCATTTGTTTTACCAGTTTATTTGCCCAAGACCTTCCTGGATCACCACCCCACAATAACCAGGCTATTCGACCTGCACTTGGGTATCCTTCCCCGCTGGGGCTCCAGCCTTTTCCTTTTTTATCAATTTCATGGCGATCAAAATACGCCTTCATTCTTCGAGCAGTCTTAGGGCTTATCTGAGTATCGTTTGATAAATCTCTAGCTCTAGCAACGCCAACTTCAGTACCGCCTCTCCCGAATTCACCTCTCATATTTAAACCTGATTCGGCTGCTTTTTGTACAGATTTCGGTGGCTTGAAATCTATATGATCATACTTCTTAGGAATTCCGGCTGATCTAGATATACCACTAGCAATTCGCTCAATAAAGTAACTATCCATAGTAAAAATCCTGAAATAAGGATCTATAACGTTTTAATCGATAATGCGACTATGATAATATTTGATCCATCCTGTTTTTTAGTCTGCAAAAAATGTGATAATTCTTGCTATAATAACTGTCTTACTTGTACTCAGTGTGGTCTTCGGTTCGTGATAGAAGGAGAAGATTTCGATAAACATCTTTTAAATTTACCGAATCCTACCCACGAATGTGCAGAGTGTGACCATCATAATCATAATCCTCATTGTTGCGTAAATTGTGGGTGTGAGTTTCTAAATCCCATACAGAATCAGCTTAATGTGGCTAGTTATGATACTGTAGAAAACACTGCCATGATGGATCCTAGTGTAATTTTGCGAGAACATCCGAGAGATGGTGGTCCAGTGTCATATATGGCATTTAGTAATGTAAAGAATATGTGTCATGATTTAATAGAATTGATGGAAATGCTTAATATGAACGATGAATTACCTCAGTGGGTTAATCAGTCGTTATCGGAAGCCGCAGACAGGGTTTCCAAGGCCAAACGCTATGTGTTTGGCCAAAAAGACGTTTAACCTTTGCGTCTTTTTTCTATATTTTTCATTAATTCTGGGGTGAGACCGTAGTCAAGTAGTACGACTTTTCCAGAAGAAGTCCTACCCCAACTGCTTGATAAAGCTAAGTCATTAAGTTTCATCCCTGATTCTTTAAGATCCCCTAACAATTTGATAAAATCGTCATGGGGAAATCCTTCGGAGGATTCTTTTTTTAATTTTAAAATATCCTGGGCCGACAATGACTCGTCTTCCATTCTAAAAACCACATAATCAATATCTGATAGAGTACCACCAGAAAATTTTTCAAATTCACTATCAGATATAGGTTTTACTAGTTCGGATATGATCCAGTAAAATGATGGGTGGTACTCCAGTATTTTCGTACTAACGAGCTTAGTTAGCGGATTAGTGTAAAAATTTACTTCTGATTCGTTCTGCGAAATACCTATAGGAAGATCTTTATCATTGGTCGCTACTTTGACTACTTTCGAACTGGTCAGGGTAAAAACCGCACGAGTAGACCTGCCGATTTCTTCCAGAGATTCCTCAAGATATGTATTTATCTTTCCAGGGTCATTGAGGGATTTAAAATAACTGATATTGAACTTACCATGTATATCTCGTACTTTTGCTAATCTATACGCTATTTTATGAAGGTTCACATCCATATTTTTTACGAAAAATTCAAGAGCTTAAGTAATCATATCTTCTGCCGTGAAACTAATCTGCTGTGAAGCCGACATGATTCTATCCTGAGTCATGCTTAACATCCCAGTTTCCAGATGCCTCATTCTCTTACTAAGCCAAAAAATTTTTCCTACAAATTGTGGGAAAACTGGATTATCACGATTCTTCAGACATCCCATATAGAATTGCGCTTGTTGTCTTAATTGATCATTTAAATAAGTATATGTGATTACGTCAGCATCTTTTTCTAATTGGTTAGCGTAAGAGATAGCAGCACTGTCGTATCTTCCATCAGCCTTATCGGCTCTGAGTTTTCCTTGTCTATTCATGTGGAATAACCCTAATACAGGTACCGTATTTCCACGGGCAAAATTCAGTGCTAAAAATCGACATTCGGTTACTACCGAGTTAATCATGGTAACGAAATCATTGGTCCTGTATTTTGGTTTCAAATTACCCATATTATCTAATATAATCCCGTCACATCCATATTTATTATGAAACATTTCCGCCTTTTTCCTAACCTCCTCTGCGCTGACTTGCATTGGGGGTCTCCATACATAAAGTTTCCCTTTGCTGTTTGCTTGAAAATCTTGAGCTATGACTTTTAGCCTTTCGAAATCAAGTTCATCTAATTTACCGTCTCTAACTTTTCGGTAATCCAGACCAACATACGGATTGGGTCTACCAGCCTTTATGTCCTCTCTGTACCATTCTGTCACGAACTTACCGTGAGAACTATGTAGTACGTAAAGTTGCCTTCTTAACTGTTTATATGGCATTTCGAAAATACCATAAAATATATTTTTTCCGAAAAGGTAAGAATTATTATATGCATAGTTTAAGGCGAGAGTCGTCTTTAACTCTCCTGGGTATGCGCAGTGGACCCATAACTCTCCCGATTTATGGCCATCACCTGCAGCATCGACCGGTTCCATTCCGAAGATATTCCTGCCGCTGTATGAATCAGACTTTGTCGTTATATTGTACTCATCTAAGAACTCATCAGCGTCTTCTTCTATGAATCCTTCTAATTTTTCTCCAGATTCGAAGTGGGAGAAATTTGACATTTTATCAAACATGAAGCCCGTAGCGTCTTGGACTCCGCGAAGCACCTTCTTACCTTCTATTGGTTTATCTAGATTTCGTCCATGCTCGGCTATGACTGATGCATCGCGACATGCAATTATAAACGACTTGACCTGCTGTTGTTCTAATTCAGATCTTACTATCGAAAGAAAATTCGTTCGTATGTAAAACTGAACAGATTTAATTTCGTCTAGCCTGCTGCAGACTTCAATATCATCCTTTTTCTCGAAGTATTCCCGAATTAAAGTGAAATCGGGAGGAGCAGACATTTGTTCATAGAATGTTTCTAAATACTCATATATTTTCTTATCTTCCTCTACGTAAAACCCTAATTTATGACTAATTAACTTATGCCAATTCGCGAGTGCCTCTTCGGCATCAGGAGCACTACCTACCTGAAAAACTGATCTAATAATGCGTTCCATCAGTTCTTCCTCTTAAACTTTTTCGCACTAGATATTCCCGACCCATACATCGAAAGACCCGCGTCCGCATCTTCATCCTCGGACGGCCTTATACGAGGCTTCCTTTGGGTTTCCTTTAGTTCTAGATGTGGTGATGATGCTTCTGGTTCTTCGGGTTCGTTAAAAACCTTCGGTGTACCTTCCTGTGTTATTGCAACTGACATTAGTGGTGTTACTGAAACTGACATTAGTGGTGTTACTTCCTGGTTTATGACTATCGGAATAATATCTTCATTATTATAATTAGTGGGTAAAATCCTGTTTACTCTGTAAGTAAGAAAGTACGTTTTAATCATATCCGAAACAGAATCCGAGAAAGCAAAGCTGCCAATAGTAAATGGTTTGTCCATGTCTGAAAATAACCAAGTAGCTTTATCCCTATCCACTCTATAATTAATAGCCTCTTCAAGTGCTCCTGATGCTGCTCTATTTTTATAGGATAATTCATTTAATCTTATAACCATTAAGTCGGGAGGTTCCATTAAGTCTTCAAGACTATTATATATTTTCCCATCTTCATCCCCCTTTGCTGCGCGGGATTTAGACCCTACGAATACGTCTCGTATTTCTCTGTCCGAAGTCACTTTTATTAACTTCGAAGGATTACCTATCATCATTCCTTTTAATATGGACTTTCCGTCAGCCCAACTTGCTATTACCATTATATGCTTGCGCATCATTTCTAGAATAGGTAATTCTAGATGTTCTTTCCTGATTTCGGCTTTGCGAATATATAAAGGCATCGAAGCTGATATTCGCTTAATAAATGAACATGTACATTCAAAAGATTTCCCTTCTTTTTCAATGACCCCAAGTCCAAAACAAAAACTGCACTTTTGCATATGAAAAAATATTACATCAAGCTACATATTTAGATTAGCGAATCGTTTTTCGTATCACACACTGATTATTTAGGAATCCGACATAAAAGAAGTCCTCATCACCTACCACAGATTTTATAAGGTCTGGATTAGAAGACGTGGCACTTCCGGGAAATATGTCTTCAATCACGTATATGCCGCCAGCTCGTAACAACGGCCACAGATTCTTAAGAGTGGCGATCTGGCTCTCAGAAGCATGACATCCATCATCAAGAATAACATCCATTTGCGGAACGTCATTCTTTTGGATCAAGGAGTCAACTTCTCCAATATCTGTCGAATTGCATAAATAAGTAGTGATTCTTTCCTCTGAAAACTGCGTGTCAGGAGCTATGTCCACTCCATATACCCGGCCATTATCGAAGTAATCTCTCCAAGCTCTCAATGAACCGCCAGGCGCATAACCCGGTAAGGCATAACCAACCATGGACGAACTCGCTCCGGGAATCATTGTACCGATCCCTATTTCCATAAAATCTATGTGCTTTGACCGCATGTCCTCAAATAGAGTGCGATATAACGGAGCATATCCATTTATTGACTTATCGCTACCGTATTTATTAAACAAGTCTGCAAGTTTTGGTCTCATGATGTACAATACCGACCCTTCATCTACTAAATATCAGAAAGGTCTATCTCTAGAGACTCTATAACGTCTTTTTCTAATGTTTTCGAATTTATGACCCGCTTAATAGTAATTTTTTTCTGCATATGTTTTACAATGGGTTTGTGAGCACTAGAAGCCCCACGACTTCTAAAAGACTGCAATATGTCTTGGACTGCATCCTGACTATCTAGTTTTAACCCATCCTTGAGAGAGTCACCCGAAACTTTATCAGCCAACTTCTTTTTAGACTGTAGAGCTTTTAGAACATGGTGGTCTATAGTATTCTCACCATTTTTCCTTTTACCTAAGAAATGGTGAGCCACTACCGTGTAATGGTTAGAACCAATTCGTATCATTCGACCAATTAATTGAAGGTAGTCTCCATAACTCCAAGGTAAATCCAAGAAGATAAAGTGTTCCGCTGCTTGGAGATTTAGAGACTCAGAACCTGCCATTGTGATCAAAATCACATTTATACTTGAATCTGGGTCCTGGAATTTTTCACGGGCACTCTGTCTATATTTGGGATCAGTTTCCTTGCCAGTAATTCTTACATAGTTTATATTCCTCTTTTTTAATTCAGTATCGACTACGCTTATCATTTTTTCAAATCTACTAAAAATAATGACTTTCCTGCCAGATATATCACCCTCCAGCATATCTATCAGGATGTCTAATTTCGTACTCGTTCCTGCGAATGGTTTTCCTTCTTCATCTAAAATGAGAGATGGTGCATCTACTGCTTGCTGACACATCACCAAACTGGATAAAATATCACTAAAATCGTCATCATCATTTATGTTACCCACACCATTTTCAGCCATATCATATAAATCATCTTGAATATCGGAAAGTTCACACTGAACTTCAACCGATATTAACTCAGGAAGTTCTTTAGCCACATCTTGTTTTTTACGAGAAAGAAAATATGGCTCAATCTTCTCCACGAATTTATCTAAATTTTTATAACCTACTATTATCGGTACCTGTCTTCCTCCCGGAATTTTTTGTAATTTCACTACACAATATTCATTTTGAAATATTCCTACCTTCGAAAATAAACTAGGATTAATCACACGGAATATCCCATAAAATTCCATGAGCCTGTTTTTAACAGGAGTAGCAGTCATTCCTATGACCCTATCGCAGATATCGGATATCTCTTTTATCTTCTCGTGTACTTGACTTTTATGATTTTTTATTTTATGGACTTCGTCCAATGCAATCATATATTTTAAATTAGGATTTCTTTCTTTAAGTGCAGTCATTAAATCCAGGATACCCTCCGTTCTCATAGGAGGAGCGATTTTGTCGTTTAATTTCTTTATTTCATTCCGAATATCTTTCAATGCTTTCTTTTGTTCGATAAACTCCTTTAATAGTTCCTCTTGCTTCTTAGACCAATCAGGTGGAATACTTAATGATTTACCATTTGTCCGACCAAATACATACTCCAGCGTATTGAACGTCCCAGAGTCTGTTATGTCCTTAAGAGCAGATTCCAAAGAATCATGACCCTCCTTTATTATCTTTTCATTCTTCTTAGCTTCTTTTAATAATTTTCTATCTTTTGGGTCCGCTTTTACACCTTTATCTTTAACAATAGCAGAATCAATATCTCGTACAAGAGAGTCATATGTTAGTAGAAGCACCCTTTTTCCGTCTGATTCAGAAAAGAATTCCAGGTACCCTTTGTTCCTTTCATGCGGCTCTCCACTAACAGTTAGTGGTTCCATATTTTGCATGAATTTACGACATTCAGCCTCCCATTGAAACAGCGCTGATTTTGTAGTAACGACAATGGGAAGATATTCTGGTTCCTTTAACCAAATATATCCGATAGTGTTTAGTACCTGGAGAGTCTTTCCAAGTCCAGTATCATCCGCCAAAATCATTTTAGGTGATTGAAGCATATTCATTACTCCAATCACCTGATAATCACGAATTTTTATTGTATGAGAAATGCCGCCATTATCTTGGTAATACGACTTAAGATAACTAGAATGTTTTATACTAGGATTCGTTAACTTGCGTATTTCTCGAAGATGGTTTAAACTATCGGAGTCCATCCGCAAAAATACACTAAATCAAGGAGTAATCAACATGCAGTTGTTATTCAGCATTCTAGCTCCACTAACATAATCTTTTAGAGGAGCTCTGATATTACCAGAATAACTGACAGTGACGTCAATATCATTATATATGGTATCTAGTTCTATGGGCATGGCCATCACTGCCACGTCAAAATATATCCTGTCATGATCCACTGCTAAGTTTTCTAAAAACCCAGGAATATTTACATTGATATTAAATGGCACCCAATTTAATGGTGCCGGTACAGGAGGATTTTTTTCCCGAGATTCATAAGGTCCAACAAATATATAGGTATCAGGAAGTATGTTCCACGCTGCATTATCAAAGGAGTAGTATAAACGAATCGCAAACTGCCAGTCCAGAGACACATCTGAAATGTCGGTTGGAATAGCTGTGATCTGAATATTTGTATCTAAATTCACAGTCCATCTATTTGGAAGATTAAACACCGAGATAGGAATTCCAAATCTGTGCTCTACGTTCGGAGTCAAAATAGCATTGGCGGTCTGTCTAGCTTCATGAATCACCGATTGATTATCGGTTTCGGCTCCAATAATTTTACCAAATTTATCGTTATACTTTGTAATTGCCGTATACTGTGGCACTGGTTGGGTCTGCCATGCCGCTATATTGAATTTTGCATTGTCGGGAACTAAGATGGTGCCTCTATTTACAACGCCTATATTCCCATATATAACAGCACCAGGAGTGAGAGTAGTAGAAAAAGCGGAATTTTGTTGTGCAGGTCTTATGCGATAGGAATATTTAATATTTGAGAAACCAACATCGACTTTATTGTTGGTACAGAACAAAGTCGGGGTATTGTTGTCTCTTAATACTAAGACATCAGGAAAAATGGGTCTTTCTTGTATTGTCAAATTTATGCCTGCAAATAAGGTATTTGACGATATGTTCACTACATAGTTATCTGATATATTTATCTGTGTCGCATCAAAACCTGTGTTATTGAACAATATTCCGCTAGAAGGATTTGCAACACCTATGTAACTACCACATGTTACATAATTTCCCGTAACCGTAATATTGTCTGATTCTTTTGGACTGTCATTAACGTTTTCCGATCCATTCCCTGCAAAATGGATCCCAGATTGTGTGTCGGCAAATCTACTATTAGTGATTTTAATGTCATTCCCGTGAGATACGATCGCCGCTATACTTTTACTTTGATTATCGGATATCCATTCTTCTATTTGCATCTCATTCACGTTTATGTTATCTCCAGTAATCTTCACTGGAGATACGCAAACCCACTGTGTAACTAAACCTGTAATGTTTGCTCCTCGCAAAAGTACCCGATTGAATGATATTTTTGAATAATCCATAACGTATGGACTAAGTAGGTCTTTTACCCCACGTATTATGTGCTGAATAGGTCTATTAAGGGTACCGTTACCCTTAGATTTTTGGGGAGTTGTGCCTTCGTACGTTAAATCTTCTACTAAACCATTTTCAGTAATCAAGAAGTAGGAGTCGGTCATATCTGTCCCTCCACTTCCTAAGTTGCAAGGGAAACTGTTGATTTTAGTGTTTTTTATCACATATGACTTTGGTCCTATTAAAATATTTGCTTTGACATCTTGATTACCGACATTTGTGATATTGACTGAAGGATTGGTAAAAACCCACCATTCTGGAACATAAGCTACAGATCCCAAGTCCCCCACAGTCAAAGGATAAAAATTAGTATTTAGTATATTTAAACTCTTTACACCTGCTCCAATAGAGAAATAGGCTAGTCTTTTTTCAAGTGCATCTTGAAGTTGAGCATATACTTCAGTACCATCAAATGTCAAATTTTCAATTTTACCCCAATCAGAAGGAGATGCATAATCTGCATGCTCTTTACTGGTTATATCCCCAGTAAGTTGTATTATCAAAGATTTTTGATCTAATGCTTCTATACGGCACTTATCATATCTGAGTTCATGAATTACTAACCCTGGACCAGTCCTGACGTCTGTTTTGGGATGTAGTTCGACTAGGCCAGTATTATATTCAGTTCTAAATCCTTTCGTATTTATGCCGTCAGGCGCAATAACATTACTATAGGTTCCAAGTCGTATTACGCATTTATCAAAATAAACACCTGAAAACTCAGAATAGTCAAACGATCCGTCAATTCTAAGTAGTCCTATATCAATGGTATCACTATTATTTATCAGACAGTTATCGAATACTACTGGAGGAAGCGGAATCTTTTCAGGTAGTAAAGGGTCATTTTCGTAAATTAAATGTATATTGTGATGAATATTTAGACCGGAGGAAGCACCTATTTCACAATTACTGAATCGAGCTAAGTAGGAGGACATTACATTTTCTTGATTACCGAATATAGCTATATTATTTAGATAGCAGTTTTCTACCAGTAAATTTGCGCGACTATAAATGCAAAAATTTTCGTTACTAAGAATGGATAGGTTTCTTAAGATAACGTCAGTCTTTGCGTTCGTTGGAGTATTAAAGAATCTTAAAGTAGCCCCTGGAGTAGTGCGATTTATGGATACTTTATCCTTAGCTATTCCTTCAATAGTCACACTGCGTGTGAATGTCAGAGTAACAGCATTAGTATATGTGCCTTCTTTAATCTTGATTACGACAGGTCTTTCATCTGCGGGATCATTATGTAAATACTGCCAAGCTTTAAAAATGGCGTCAGAACCGTTGAAATCTCCATATGAATTTATTCCATCACCACATGTGACTTCTAATCTAGCATTAAGTATTGAAAATATCGTACTATTAGAGGTAATCTTATCTGCGAGGCGGATCGCACTGTCACCTTCATTATCTGCTAAGGGACTAGTAAACTTAACTATATCTGCGCCCGGGGTATTAAATATGTTTTCATCAAAAATATTTGCCGGACCTGTTTTCCAGTATAATAAAGTCGCTAATCCGAATTGAAGAGTTCTAGAGTCAGAGGTTATGTCTCCTAACAGTGTAAAGTCATGGACACCTAGTGTATAAGCTCCAGAATTAATATTCCTGATGCTATAACCCAAGAATCTATCCGAAAGTTCTAGGATGGTGGAAGGGTCAGGGTCTACATCTGGTGTGTAAGTGTTCGCTGCGGTTTTCTCTACATTTACAGTTATTAAATAACCAGGATTTTCAGCTTGATCGTCAATTACATAATGACGTACTGAAGGATTTCCTGCATTAAAAGCCTCTATGAATAGATCCTGACCATTTTTTGTATATTCGAACATCAATAAAGAAGCGCTATTTATATTAAATATGAACTTCCCTACCTTTACGCTTCCTAGGTCATAGGGAAGAGTCTCAGGTTGAATATAACCGTCTAGGCCATAACGGGCTTGTTGCCCGAATCTAGCAGCATTCGTGTTATCTACAGCAAGGGGGTATTTATAAGAATTAGGTGATACAAGATCAGCAAAACGTTCTTTAGTAAAAATATTATCCGGAATATCTCCGGCTTCCATTAATTCCGGAATTAGTATAGAAATAGCATTAGTGCTAGGTACTTTCGAATCGTAATAAGGAAACTCTGACTTTATGAATCTGTTGACAATAGTAGTCTTAATAGGACTAACTGGATAAGAAGTAAGACCTAACGGAAGAATGGCCGTACCTCCAGCCGATATTTCATATATAACGGATGGTGATGGCGGGTCTATTTGTATTTCTGCACCAACGACTCTACACAGTTCCCAGCCCTTATATAGACCAATGGGAAGTCCTAGGGTTCTTTCCCCATCGAAATCACTAGTACTGATTATTTCTATGGTAGATGTTTCACCGACAGCCGCAGATAAAGACCGAATCCCAAATCTTCCACCGCCAGCGTTGAAAGCCTCACCTTGCGCCGCTTGTCCAGCGGCAGCAATTTCGTTGTTTATGTGAGTGATTATTTGACTGACAGTCTTTTGAGTTCCATTTAATGTAACTACTATTTGAGCATTACCATTCAGTTTTAACGTCAAATTAGTGAATACTATATATGGAGCCACTACCACAGATATGACTGTGGCTCTTAGGCCCCTGGAAACCACATTCCAGGAGTTATTTATCTCATCAGCTACATCCTGAAAAGTAGTAGGAGTAGTACTAAATATAGTGGTAAACTGGCAATTGGTGTTTCCGTAAATGTCGGTGTAGGAGATTTCTATGTCCTCACCACCGCCCAATAAAGAGAAATCGGAAAATGCTGAGCGAAGTGGGTCTGAACCTTCACACTTTGAATACCAATCAATGTTTAAGGACGGTAAATCGGTTTTCGATAACCGACCAAATATTGGTTGACCTGTCGGTATGGATTGTACAAATGGTTTGTCTGCATCAGCATTAGTATAATAAACATTATTGATGGCAGTTACATGTCTCCCATCCTCCCAAGCTAAATCGAGATAGCCGCCTTTCCTATCTGGGCTTTGGGTAACAATTCCTCTTGTGATATCCCGGCCAAGGCTTACCCGAGGATTTGCCATCGGAAAGCCGATAGCCGTCAGTATTGCATTGTTTCCAGATATTTCTACTCTAGAGTCTGAACCAAACGTAGGTGACGCTAATTTTAGAAAACCCTCCGGAGTTCGGCTCGCTACAGCATACCAATCAGGATTTTCAACTAACAGAGTATCGTTTACAAGTTTCGCCAGTCTATGGGCTGTAGTGAAATCTCCAACACCGGTTAAATTCACTATTTCGGTTGCAGTTACCGTTATTTCTACCGGGATAGCGTTATCAATGGATACTAGAAATTTATTTCCAATAGCCAAAAAGAAAGGATCCGTAGCTGAACCAACGATACTGGCCGGACAAGGATCTTCTACACCATTCGTTAATTTAGTAGCAGACTCGTTTATGGAGCTGGTGTATTGGGCTCCAGATATAATCGCAGAAAAGCTTCCTGATGCGGGGTTATCATATAAGGGGATCTTCGAATAACGTGTAACGGGATCGTTGATCTGTTGCGAACGAGGACGAGTCATTTAGTTTTATACCCCATAGAAAATGCAATCAGACTGTTTTTAGTCGAAGAGTGTTGTTTAACATGATGGCACCGTCTAAATAATCTTTTTTGGGAGTTTTAACGGATGCTGACCACCTTAACTCCAAGTTAAAAGCATTAGATGGAATTGGAGAAGGCGCAAGAGGCGAGATCGGAGGGAGTATTAAGAAAGCGGCTTCTACATCAAAAAAAACTCCATCATGGAAAGTTGAGACATTTGGTAACTCTCCAGTCAGAGTTAATGGAGAAATATATGTATCAACTATTCCAGGATCTATGATTGACGTAACCTCAAAGTACGAAGAACTCACTTCTGAATCAGGGAGGTCTATGTAAGTTATATTGTCATACGAATAGACTATTCTAGTAGTCATGATATAAAAAACGGGAGGGGCTGTCCACAGACCGTTTATACCCTGATGTTCTACGGTAAGACTAATATTCAAGTTCAGTTTCCAAATATCGGGAAGATTAACTACATGAATTGGATTGCTCGACCTAACTGGATTAATATAAGTACTAAGTGGAGTGGATGTGCGCTTTGGAAAAAATTCTACTATGCTAGTATCGGTTTCTGCACCTATTAAACTGCCTGGTAGTACGTTATTATGATTTATCGCCGTATATCCAGTACCGGCAGTATAATTCGCTAAATAACAAAATGGTGTAAGTATCGACAAGTCTTGTATTTTTTGTCCGGTATTACCATACACTATTGCTTTGGGATTGTGAATGTCTCCAGGACTTGTTTCCAAAGCGGATGGTAAAATAGATATTGCGTTTTTTAAATCGGTACTTATTTTAATGGTGTTGTCGTGTATGTGTAGTAGAGGCGAATCATCTAATATACTAGCATCTTCTGGGGTTATCATGCAGTCTATGGCAGCATCTATTATATCTGTGCAGTATCCTGTACTGACGTTATTGTTACTGATAATGATAGGATCCGACGTGGGTGCGAAACCGCTATTAGTTAAGTATATTCCAGAAGACAGTTCAGCTGCTGGTTGGTAATCACCCACTCTTATCGTATTGTTCGAAATCACATAATTTCCCCATTCAGCAAATAATGGGGTATACTCGAAGCTTATGTTATATATACCCCATTGTGTATCTGCAATTGTACAATTAAGTATTTTATAATTATGACCGTTGAACTTTATTCCATATGTGCGACTTTTCAAAACAGGACTAAGAGTATTAGTCCATCCTTCAATCCTACATTTATCGATATTAAAATTATTCCCTATGAAACTGCAAATTGATCCATACTCTTTATTCCATTCGTACCCGTTCGTGAGATTTTTTCCTACTATGTCTAAACCTGAAATAGATACGGCCCTTCTGGATAGAAATGATGGGGAAGATGGGTCTTCATTTATTATGAAAATATTGGTAGAATCTTCAACCCCATTACCGCTTTGTTCATCAGTTCCTAAGATCCTGCAATTTTCTACAATGAAAGAATCGAGAGAAAGACCATAAATAACGGTGGACACTCCAGTTAATCCGAATTTACTAAATATATCATTAAAATTCGTGTTTATGACTCTGGTATTATTACCACCAAAGGCAAACATCGTGCTGAAAGAAATTAGACTCGTGGCGTTTAAATCAATATCACGATAACCAGAAGGATTCACAAACTTAAACCAGTCGGGTAACTGACCGGACATCCCCAATACTGCATTTTGTGTTTTAAGATATAAATTACAAGAATCTAGAACTGTATTGAGAACTCCTTGCCCCACTATGAACTTTGCGATAGTTGAATACGGGGTTTCTTCACCGAATAAAACGTTAAAATTACATCGACTGAAGGTGAGGTTGTTAACCTGACCCCAATTGTTTGGTGATGCAAATTCAGCAGCATATTGAGAAACACTAGCACTACATAACTGCAGAATAATGGAGTCTTGCACTGCGTTTTCTATACTGCAGTCTTCAAAAATTACTGATTCGATTATAAGACCTTCTGCAGTCCTACCATCATTAGCGGGATGTAGAGCTAATAACCCGTTATCATGATTTAAATTCGGAAGAGTGTAAGGAGGAACTGATGCGACTGTTGGTGTCGTATATTTTCCTAATTTAAAGGATGAATTTTTAAACGAGACCTCCTCATATGAATTTCTCTTTGATAGTCCTTCTACCAAAAGAACGGTAAAATCAATACAGTTGCTACAGTCAAAAACACAAGAGTCGAACACGACAGGAGGAGAGTCATCATTTAATGATTTAAGGTATACTAAACTATTGGTATCTTTAACACTTGAATGAGCGATGGTGCATTGCCTGACGTAGGCTGCAGCACCATTGGAATATGTGGAGGAACCCGATGTGCTCGTTGCCCTGATAGACAATCCCAAGCCTTCAATATAACAGTTTATTAATTCTATGGTAACATTCTCACATTCTATTGCTCTAAAAATATTAGCAAATATCCTAATATTTTCTAATTTTATATGATTTGAAATTGAAGATGGGTCTACGGTACCATTAAAGGTAATGGTACCGTCATCTGATGGGGAAGGTGTAATTATGTTTACGTCACCCTCTCCTATGATTGTAACATTTCTATTCGAAAATACTAAAGGTTTTGCATTATCATTATGGTAAGTACCGGACTTTAATGCGATGAAGACTGGTCGTGTATCCGAAGCTGGTAGGACCGAAAGTATGGAACATATTTTCCATATAGCGTCAATCCCGTTAAAATCTCCAAAGGTACTGATGCCGTCGCCACATGAAATTTCAATGCGTCCATTAATAGACTGAAATATTGTCTTGTCTTCCACTATCCTGCTGTTAAGTCTTAAAGCGGAGTCTCCTTGGTTGCTCCCAGCAGGACTTGTGAACTTATAAAAATTTATTGTAGTATTATCTGAAATATTTTTATCACTAATTGCTGCAGATCCAAGTTTAAAATTAATGAAAGTATTTTTAGAAAAGGACAACTCCTTTACAAATGATGGAGAACTTGATGGAGCGAAAGAAAAGTCATTTTCTGGAACATACGGAGTAGCACTGTTTGCATCTCGGAAGCTAATACTAATCCCCTCTTCGCTAAGGTCTACGATTGAAGAGGCTTCAGCCGGTAAATCTGGGGTGTATGCGTTTACATTCGTCTTTACAGCATTGACTGATGTACACCAAGCAGGTCTACCAGTCTGGTCATCGTGAATATAAAGACGAATTGAAGGGTTTAAAGGATGGAAGCCCTCGAATATTAAGTCTTGCGAATTTAGTGTATATTGAAAAGATAAAACAGCACCATTTAATGGAAAATAAACATTTCCCGCTTTAACGCTTCCTAATTCATAAGGCAGAGTTGCAGCTTGAATATAACCGTCTAGGCCATATCTGGCTTGTTGTCCTGCTCGTGCTGCATTTGTGTTGCTTGAGGCTAACGGATATTTATAGGCATTAGAGGATACTAAATCTGTAAATCGTTCCTTAGTGAAGATGTCATCAGGAACATCTCCAGCCTCTAGATATTCTGGTGTTAAAAGAGTGACCGCGAAATTTAAAGGTACGATAGTTGAATCATATGAAGGAAATTCTGTTCTAATATATCTGTTTAATATTGAGGTCTTGACGCCCGTGCTGTAATGAGATAAACCTAAAAAGGTTAGAGCTGTAGAACCCGCACCAATTATGTAATAAGAAGTCGGGGAAGCCGCAGATAACTGTATATTTGAACCACGGGCTTTACAGAATTCCCACCCTTTATATATACCGACAGGACATCCAAGACACCTCTCGGTATCAGAACTACTAAATCCTAATATTTCTACTGAACTTGATTCCCCGAAACCAGTTTTAGATCTAATACCAAAAGAGTCGGAGCCTATCACATAAGCTTCTCCTTGGGACGACTGCATGGCCGCAGCGACAGCAGTGTTGATTCTGGCTATTATTAAAGTGGCAGTTTTTTCTGTTCCATCAAAATTTGCGGTAATGGTCGCGTTATTATTTAATTTAAAATATAACGATCCAACAACGAAATAAGGGGAAGTTACTCGACTTATAACTCTGCCTTGAAGACCACCAGTTATGCTGTTCCACGCATTATTTATTACGTTTATAACATCTTGTAGAGAAGTTGGTCCAGCACTAAATGTAGCCGTAAAGCTATTGCTGGAGTTGCCATATAAATCATATGAGGAAAATACTAAAGTTTCGCCAGCACCCAACGAACTGAATGATGGGTTTTTGGAAACTACTGGGTTTGATCCTTCACATTTGCTATACCAGTTTATTTCTAACGAAGGAGCCGTGGTTTCGGAAATTCTACCATATACAGGTTGTCCAGTCGGTACTTTCTGCGATAAACCGTAAGCTGATGAATTGTTGAAATAAAAGGTATTCGATATGGCGTTTAATGGGCTACCGTCTTCCCATACTGCTTGAGCGTACCCACCGAACGAATCCGGTTCAACGGTAACTATTCCCCGTGAAACATCCTTACCGTAGGATATGGATGTGGCTACGTTCCCGAAACCTAATTTTTGTAATGTGGCTGGAAGCCCTGATATTGAAATAGATGATGAGGAACCCGAAGTCGGACTTGTTAATCTTAAATAACCGGAGTCAGTAACATCAGCTACGTTTGCCCAAGTTATATTTACCGAAGATAATGTGCTATTTATCAGGGTGATTACCCTGTCTACGGTAGCGAAACTACTGGCACCAAGAACCACCAATTGTGCAGCAGTGATTTTAATTTCTACAGCTTGATTTAAATTAACAGAGACCTTAAATGAGTTTCCCGCAACTAGTAAATAAGGATCCGCCAAAGAAGCTATAAGAACTGCTGGGCACGGTACCTCAACGCCTCCTGTGAATTTTAATATGGACTTATCTAAGAAGTCATTATAAGCAGACCCCGTTATCAGGGTAGAGCTTGACCCTGATATGGGGTTATCATGTAAGGGGATCTTCGAATAACGTGTAACGGGATCGTTGATCTGTTGCGAACGAGGACGAGTCATTTAGTTTTAAACCCCATTAAACTCTAAATATAAGCTATCAATAGTGGTCAGATAACCACTATTGATAGCTCAAAAGAAGCCTGACGACTAGATAGCCAAATACCAGAATTCCACAAGATCAGTGGTTAATAATTCCGGTCTAACGGGAGGGCTAGGACTATATGTAACGACCTTATCATCAACGCCACCCACGGTATAATCTATTCCGTATTGGAGTTTAACTCCATTTACGAACATCTGTACTGTGGAGGGGTCTGCAGGCTTCTTCGATAAATCAAATACTGTTTGAAGGTCAACCAGTACAGCTATCGATTCTTGTATTGCAGCCACCAATGGTGGATCAGCTGAACCGAACAGCAACGAAGTATTATTTCCGTACAAGGGCTTGCCTGCTGGCAAAACGTCATTAGGTAGTCTGCCTCTCCGCTTTTCTAAAGGCTTCCCCAATAACCTATATCTTTCTACTGCAGTATATCCCTCACTGATTCCGCTAGCTGAATGAACTATTTCATTGTCCCGCAAATAAGCCGGAACGGCCTGCGTTACCAGTATCATTTGTAGTTCATTGCCGGGATGAAGTTCTACACCCTGTGACTGTTCAGGATGAGATCTTACGAGATAGGCATTGCAAAGTAAGACTGCACCAACATCGGAATTTGGTCTTGTCTTGATGAATGAACCAGTTAGTATTCCACCAGGCCAAGGACCAGTGGTGGAATAAGCAGCCCCGCCACGAGTGGTCTTAAAGACCTTGGTATCACCTAGATTATAGGTTCCATCAACTCTTGCTAATGATTCTGTGCCGAACCCTGATGTACTACTACTATTACCGCAAAGATAATCTCGACCTTGCCAGGTAGACCTACCGTCAACGCCCTTAACCATTGACGCTTCATAATTGGTGAAGGTGAGTGTACCAACGGGATTTCCGCCGATATTACTTGCTGTTCGCATTTGATAAAGAGTTTTACCTACGAAGTCCTTATCTCTAAAATAAGCACCAAGAGGTAAATTAGAAACACACCCTGCAAATTCCGGATGTATATCATTATCGAAACGTTCTGAAATAGCCCCCGGAACCGTAGGGGGCCTAGTGGATAATGAGGATGGATCTGACGGCCATTTCGAAGTAAACCAGTCGTCATAGCCGACTCGATTTAATGAATATTCTCTAGTCTGGTCCACTAGAGTTCCTGCGTAGTCAGGAGGATTTAGTGGTGACTCGCTGGGAAGAAGCAGTGGTATTGGATTCGCTCCCGAAAGTCGACCAGTTCCAAGACTAGTCACGAATCGTACAGAGCTTAATATTTCGAAATTCCCCTTATTGGGAAGAGTTAGTGTTTGAACAGGACCAAGAGGACTATTATGAAGAGTTAAAGCCTCTCCAGTAGTCAGAGGTCCGAGTCTATAAGGATCATCGGAATACGCTGTCTGGGTGCCGAATGGGTCTCCCTGATATGGAGACCGAGAGTAGTATAGAGTTACCTCGTTGTTACTCGCGATATCACTCAAAGGAGCAGGGACTATTAAACCTAACGTGGAAACGCTAAAGTTCGTAGATAAATAACCGTCCCATCCCGGAATAGTCTGAGCTACAGATGATCCTAGCGTTCTAGCGCAAAGAATGCGACCATTTGTCTGGAGGAATCCTCGGTCATAAGAAAACAAAGTGCATTCGACCAGGAATTGTGCGTTATCAAAAGTGGTTCCTGCAGGAGCTCTCTTGAAGTCTATAACCTCGGCATTTAATACAAAGTATAGATCCCCGTTCGTATCAACGTCCAAGAGGAACGTTGGTCCGTCGAAGCTGTCTCGCAGAAGATTGACGTCTGTCCCTATCCCACCAATAAATATTCGGTCATTATTAAAGGGAGTGGAAGCGGGAGAGACATCAAGACCACTTCTGAGATAAATGCCAGTAATTCTTGCCGGTCCTAAGAAGGGTGGAAATTTGATTCCCTTAAAAGCCTGTCCCTCTCTACCTGTTACCTTTTCTATCGTTATCTTTTCACCGTATATGGATTTATTACCGTTGCTATTTCCATACACTTCTCCTACTTCCGGTGTCACTATATAGTAACCGGGGGTATTGGCTGGGTAGGAGACATAATTTCGGTTATAGTCCGGAGTATTTCCTACAACTCCCTGGCTCGACTTCATTAGGAAATTGATACCTGATGAATATACCAAATCAGTAATCGGAACTATTGGAACATAATGAAATCCTGGTTTTGGTAAGTACTGGAATGGTAATTCGACATACTTAGTAACAGACCCCGTGAAGAAGAGTGTAAGGGGATCAACAACAGGATGAACGGTATTCACGCCATCCTGGTCTAATTGCGGCATTGAGCCTTGGGTGTTCGCTCCACCATTATACCAATTTAGTAGAGCACCATTCCTGGCAACCAGAGGAGGAATGGTCAGCATTCTGTATGGAGCGACGTAAACAGTTTTAGAGCCGGGATCAAACATGACCTCCGACGTTTTGGCTAAATTACGATCGTTTCCGGTCTGAACTAATGGAGAATCGCCTATGTAGGTAGGTACCATTGGCGACAGTGTAGAAAGACCACTACGACGTAGAGTCTTTGTTACGTTAGTCGGGGTTCCTCTATACTGGACCATATGGATCCAGTCGGGTCGGTGAGATAGACCACGACCAGTTCCATATAGAACAGTAAACTCCACATACATCTTGTACTGAGATACTCGACCTGGATCGGTTTCTCCCTGAATAGCATCTACGAATTCTTGGAATTCAGAATCGATAGCGCCGCTAGCTAAAGTAATCACTAGATTACCGGAACCATCAACGACTACACTGATTCCTTGTCCGTTTCTAAGTATTCTTTGACCAGAAATCGGGATGTTTAAATAAGGGTCCGAAGCTGTTGGAGCGGTTGGGGGTAATTCTAGTGGATCACCCCCGTTAGGATCAGATGTCATTCCCTCGAATCTAACGAGGATAGAATCCGATAATTCTGATGGGGTAATAAATCTTATCTGATTTGCATCAGCAATCGAAACACCATTTTGGAATGGAAGTATGTTTACCGTGATTTGGTCGCCGTTCCACCAAGTTGGGTAAGTACCGTTAAGTCGGCTACCAGTTGGGTGAGCGGGAGCTGATCCGGACCATACTACTGTCCCAGTATATGGACTGACAGTGGTCTGGATATTATTCCCTAGTGTGAGGGAATTGCTAGGAACTGTGACGGGTAATACGAATTTTTGCATTACAGAGGCATCTGAGTATGCTCTGCGATTACCATCTGGAGCATCTAGTCTAGTAAGACCGCCCGTAAATATTGAAGAATCTGTGATTCTATCACCATATAGGATTACTGGACCAGCAGTGTTGGTTGTGCCGTACCTCTTCCAGGTACTTCGTAGGTTTCCTTTGAGTAATTCTACGACGTTAGATTGAAGTATGCTATCATAATCAAATTTATCAGCTATTGAGTGACGCAAGTCTAAAATATCAGTATTGGACACCTGATCCGCAAACAACCCGTCTGGCCGAACAGTATATATAAATAACTCGGTCCCGAATAAATGTGAGCGTGCTATTGTATTAAGTTGCCCTCTTTCAATATTGATTGTATAATTTATGGCTGATATCTGAATTACGCTGGTGACTCTTACTATCTCATCATCTATTCTAAAGTATGCCTCACCAAATGAGGTCAAGGTATCTAGAGGAGTTCCGGATATGCTGGCTATGGAAAAGCTAGTAGCGAAAGAGGATAAACTAGCTTGCAAGGCGATGGGAGCGGTAAATGTGAGTGCATTCACCCGCGTTAAAGCCTTTGAATTTCTATTAAATGAACCAGCTAAGTTACCGACGTCGCTGAATCCCGCAGCATTTCTTCTAAAAACACCACAAATCGGTATAGCATATACGAACCCATCTGCAGTTCCGAAAGTAGTTGGGTCGCCGGTTCCAGCACGCCACAATCCTGGGTCGCCTAAGGCTTCTCGCATATTGGAGAATGGAACGACTGACGGGCCTGAAAGGCTACCCTGAGCAAACACTAATGTAGGATCGAATCCCTCGGGATTGGATACTAAATTAATATCAGCAACAACGCGGATTCTGTATTGTATTTGAACACGCTTGGTGGTCTCAAAATTAATGTCGGGGTCTACCAATTCATCTGGCAGTGGGGAAAATCCACCCTCTACATTGCCAAATTTATATATATAACCACGTAGCGGTTTTCCAGGAGCAATCGCTGGTGCTGCTGGGTCTACATCAACACGCTGAAGCCAAACTTCTAGAAAAGCAAATTCTGCTCTATTGCCGCCAGTAGAAGTGGATGGAGGGTTTAGGGTAATTCGATTCCAATAGTCGACATTATTAGCAGCTAATGGAGGAGCGCCCGTTTTGGTACCTGCTACAGGTATGGGCCATCCATTTACTATGGCCCAAGTGATATTGCGGGACTCTCCAGCGAAGTTATTACCGAAATAAAACTGATTCGAAAATTCTGGCCGGGTTAAGAAATCAGCATAAGGGTTTATTTCATTCATCAGCCAGCCGGATGCCACGCGGCTGCGTGCTTCCTCAGCTTTGGACTCTAAATCAATGAGAGATATTAAATTTAATTCAGAATCCAGGGGTGGCTTACCAACCTGAAAAACTACAGCAGCATACTGCCGGTCTCTATCATTAATGTATCTGCTTACTCCGGCTCCGAGTGGATTAATGGGCATTTCAAATAGTCTCCGTCATCATAAGGGTATGCATCTAGGAATGATGCGACCTTAAGTGTACTTTACTCTTTCCAATACAAACAAAAATCTGATAATACAAAAGTGCGTGTACTGAGATTTTCGATTCCCACCAAAAAATCCCCCGTGTACATACCGACACTAGCCTGATTATAGCCAGACACAAGAGTTTGTAAATCTGCGCCCGTATTGTCCAGCAAGCGAAATTCAACATCCATAATAGGATCAAAAGATGTGTTAACCCTGTAGACTGGTGGACCCCACGCATTACCGTTAGAATCAGCAGTTATTTCGTAAACATTATACTCACAATAAAAATCGGTCGGTATATTAGCAAAGCTATAACCTGAGCCAGCAGTTCCTACAGATAGGATACCTGTAGGCTTTAGGACGGTCCGTCTATTTGGTCCTATGGAATATAAGTTAGAATATGCAGTGTTCAATATTGCAGAAGGGTCAATGAATTCCTGATTTACCGTATTGGTGTATGGAAAAATGCCGCTGACTTTATCAGAAATGTTGGCATATTTTTGGGTCAACAAATCAGATAAAGTAGGACTATCTATAGTAGGATCTATATTGAATTTAAAGTCGGAAGGAACACTAATTATCATTGCTCCAGATACGGGTTTATTATCAATATCGGAATAAGCCCCAGAAATGGAGCCCGTGAATTTATCGACTAAAAATTTCAAGAGGACCTCCGATAATAAAGTGGGTTTCCCCTTAATCTGAAGAGGGAAACTCCGTCAAGTTCTACTGAATCTGAAGTATGTATTTTATTTATGCGAGAGTTATATGAATAACCCGTAGCCATAGCCAGATAAAGACTTCCTTTCCTTCCAAGTGATGGGAAATCTTCCTTAAGCTCCAAGACGAAATCACTAGCTAATTTACGACGAGTGCTTATGTTGAAATCAGTAGCATTAAATGCTTTTAATATTATATTGGGCGAGTAAGGCCAGTAATTCCTACCATCAGCATCTTGTGTAGTTCCACCTGCGGTAGAAAGATAAAAGCCGTCAGAAGCCAAATAGGATTTCTCAGTCACTAAGACTTCACTGATCCCATTATCATTACCGTTTGTTACGACAGAAGACTCATGGTATCCAGAGAATAAACTGTCGGAATAATCGACTATTGGAAGTCTTGGTATCGCTAATTGCGTAGAAGCATCATATTCTGCTGAATCGTAGGATCCAGACCCGGAAGATATGAAGAACACTCTTTCAATATCTGTACGCCGATAAAATGATGGGGAATACATTCCTACTGGAACTGGTATCGATTGAATCGATCGAGTTTGATAAAAAACATCGATAGAGTCATAAGGCACCATTCCTAATGGGACTGGTGGACGATAAGCCACATAATCGACAGCTAGTCCAACACCAAGAGCCATTTCAGGGGGATTAAACTCTATGACTGTGCAACCAGCATTATATTCAATCCCAACCACTGCTTTACCTGTAATCACAACGCTGCTTGCATCGACACAGTCGGGGATCATGAATTGAGAGAGAGTGTGGTTATAAAACGTATCGCTTATGAGATTCGAGGGATAAGCGAACGTAACCTGTCTATTTACTAAATCAATATTAAAAGAAGTATTTATGCTACTACGATCCGCATCTGATGTGGCAGTGAATTCCGAGGTATCTACCCAAGCATCAAAATTATTAGGAACCCAGACCTTATCTATTGAGATGACATTTCTAGAAAGGCCCACATTTGGTGGATATTCTACCAAAGCTTCTAAAAAAACAGTCCCGACAGGAATATTTTGGTTAAATTCTATGGTGGCTGTATCGATTTCCGTTCCCGAAATAGAATAAACTATGTTTAATATGTGATAGGCTACGGAAGAATCAAAAGCATCATAAATGTTTCCTACGCCATCATTTATGAAGCATTTACTAATGCTAAGTAAATTGGTTCCTGCAGGAGCATTTGCCAGTATATTGATACCTGAAGCCCATGGCAAATCAACATTTATAGTGAGATCACAAGTCAGTGTATTGGTTGCCATTGGAATAGTAAATGACAACGCAATTGGATGAACCACTGGTTTATCTGAATATGAGGTTCTAACACCATCCGCATCCCAAATATGTGAAGAAGTACCTATCGGATCCTTCATCAGGAAGGTGTTTCCGCCAGTTCCCAAGGCAGATTCTTCATATTGGGTGGACAAGGAATTCTGCATTAATGCATCGACAGCATCATTCTTGAATTCTTGTGCATTCCAGGCAGTATATTTTCTCAGATCTATTAGGTCCCCCGAGGCTATCTGATCAGAAAATAAACCGTCTGGTCGAGGACTGACTCCACCGATTAATACCCCACCATTGAGATTTGTGGTTTTGTCCCAAGTGTCGGAATTACGTCTGACTACGACACACAATGGTAATGAACATATATAGCCATCGACTGACCCTATATCAGTGGCTGAAGCAGCGTCTCCAGCCCCGGAACGCCATAATCCTGAGTCTCCAGCTACGGCAGTGTAGACGTACGCAGGCAAATCATTTCCATTTACATCAGAACCGCCAAGATATGGAACCGTATGTGCAGTAATTGATGGATCGCCCAAGCCGTCAGGATAGGAAAGAATGTCTACCGATTCTATGATGCGAATCCTATACTGAATCTGAACTCTTCTAGATGTCTCTGCTAGATAATTCGGGTCTATTAGGTCATCCGATAAGTTTACTGTATCAGGAGCATTGGCATTACCATTTCGTAGTATCAAGCCACCCAGACTCTTGTTATCTACAGAAGGGAGAGGAGAAAGCAGTGCTCTCCATACTTCTAATATTAGAAGATCCTGCCTAATACCGGTTAATGGTGGAGCAGTTAATTGAACTAAGTTCTTACCATCGACATCAGTATTTGAATATTCTAAACGAAGAGCCCAACCGTTTACTAATAAATCACAAGCCGAAAATCTAATAATGTTTTCATTACCAGCTACTGCTGGTAAAAATTCGTAAAATGCTCCTGGAGCATTTGATTCTAATACGTTTCCGGATATGAACGTACTGCTGAATAATTTAGAAGCTAGATTTCTAAGACCAGCATTGCCGACCACAGACTGGATGAGATTCATCTCCCAGTCCATTGGCGGATGATTCTGCTGGAATACTACGGAATCATATGATCTCTCATCAGCTGAATAACTACCGCCCCCAGGCGTTACCGCCTGGGGGTTTTGGCTTATGATTGGCCCTAAATTCTCATAACCGCCCATCATTCATCCAGGCCAAAGAAGGTTTATCGGGCAGAAATCAGCCCTTAACAAGATCTCGGAGCTGCTTTGCAACAGTCACCTTGAGCTTCTTGCTTGCTGGCTTCGCCGGGACACTGATCATCTGACCAGTAGCAGGACTCTTCATTTGACGCGCCGGAAGAGCGGGCTTATCCACTAAACGGAGTCGAACCATATCGTTAAGAACGAAAGACTTGTTCGTCTTCAATTCATCCAGACAAACATCAGTAAGGCCTTTGAGCACCTTAGCAATATCGTTGTGAGTCAGTTCAGCTGAAGCAGCAAGTGATGAAATCAGTTCTTTTTTAGTCATATTTCCTCTTTTTCCACTCTGTTTAAAAATCAGAGCCTACATACTTTACACCTGAAATAGGTTAAAAATATATATACTTTGGTTAGGAGAGTGTCTTTACTATTCGTGGATATACGAATTTGGACTTCTCTCGGCCCAGCATTTCTTGTAATTAGGCTGAAAGAAGCAGACCATGTGGCTCTTCATGGTCTTGTAAATTTAAAGAGCTTCCTAAAACTCGTTATATCTTTAAACGTCTCTAAAATAACCACGGCAGCTCGTTCAGGTTTGCTTCGGCAAGTTTAGCTTCGCTCCGTTCAAGCGTCAAGCTTCATGAATCAATATCTGAAAAACTCTTCACGTACCTTCATTCAATTTTTTAGCAGAAATGTAAATCATGATAGAGCAATAGATGAATTCCAAAGATCGCTCATTTGGATCCACAATTGATCTAGTTCGACAATGAATCGGGCTTCTTCAAGCGCGCGAGGAGGTCATCGGTCGGCGCGCGATCTTTGAGGCACTGCTCCACACAATAAGCTTCGTCATCGGCCCGCTCATCCCTTAATCTCTCGTTCAACGCCTCCACATTAGCGGTAACGAACTCAAGGAGTTGATCAGATAAAGCAGACCATCCGATCTGCTTGTTGCTGAGGTCTTTTTCCTTCAAGAATCTCTTATGACGTTCATCACTTCTGGGGACCTCAACACCATCTAATTTGAGAGTGCCACCAGTGGTACATTCTGACTCATCAGGGATAAGAACGTTAAGGATCAGTCCATATGAATCTTCCTCTGTAGAAAAACTATATTTGACTGGAACTACAAATACGAAGGATTCCCCGTCGAAAATACCATCAAATGTGAAATGTGCCGTAGAATCATGATAATACCACCACCTTGATTCAGTCAATTCAAACATATTAAATATACACTAAAAAGTTAAGCGCTATATATATTTTGGTTAGGAGAGTGTCTTTACTATTCGTGGGTATATGAATTTGAACTTTTCTCGGCCCCAGCATTTCATGTAATTATGTGTTTCAGCATATTGTTTTTCGGTACATTTCATCTTCACTGCTCTATTATAAAGAGTTTTCTTGTGGAGGATAAACCCTTCTTCATTCACATAATAATAATCAGCCTTAACATTACTTACGTACCCCCAATTGGCTGCTTTATAGATGGTTCCATTATGTCCATAGGTACTATCTGCAAATGATATTATATAATTTATTCTAGTGTCACTTAATACCATTTTAGTCACTCTAGACAAAACCCAACTAGCGAAATTTCGTTTATGATATCTAGGATGAATGCAGAATCTATCCAATTCACAAACATTCTTCGGATGAAGTCCTAATGACGAAGCTGATTCTTGGCGTATTACGGAAGAAAACTTCGCTACAGCAATCAACACACTACCCAAATAGACTCCATAAATACTTTTCCCGGCCCTACCATTCGCCGCATAGTGAAAAGCATTTAAAAAACTTGCTCCTTCCTCTCTTTCTACTGTCTTAATAAGCAGATCCTGAAATCTGAAGCTTTCAATAAAGTCATTACCTGGCATGTTTTGTGGTATCGTGGCATTCATTAATTTAGATAATATAGTATTGGGATTTATAAATTCATGTTCATATAGATATAAAATTCTGGACTTGGGAGCTGCCTTCTCAAGATAAGTATACTTTGCGGCATCTCTTTCTTTTCTACCAGGCAAAGAATGCCAATATTCCCCCTGGCATTCTATATATAAATCATATTCATTGAGATAAAAATCAAAAACATAAACACCAAGAGCTTTTTGTTCTTCAAAATTAATATTTAATCCCTTTAAAATTTCGCTTACTATTTTTTCAATATTAGAACGACGTCCAGATTGAGCAGCTCTAATTAATGCAAATTTTTGCCGATTATCTTCGTTATCCCAAAAAGCCTTAGCACTTTCTGCCTTATTTTGCCTGTAATCGGGGTCATCCCACGCCCGACTAACCCCTTTTGATACTTTTTCTCTATATTCTGGATTTCCCCATCTAGATTTCGAGGTTTCACTTAATTTTGCTTTATATTCTGGATTACTACATATTTTCTTTAAAGTGTCGGAAAGGTTTTTCCGCCATGACTTAGACTTCCAAAGATTTTCATATTTCGCTCTGAAAGAAGGATCTTTCCATTTTTCTTTCATCATGCGTGACTGTTTTTCTTTATGATCAGGATTCAGCCAAACCTGTGTCTGCTTAATTACTTGATTATTCCTATATTCGTCATCATTCCATGCTTCCGATATTTTACGTGATATGTTCTGTTTATAGCTTTCATCAGTCCAAAGTAACGTCTGCGTTTTTGAATGCTCAGACTTCCACTCATCTGTTTTATAAGCTTCCTGCTTATTACGATATTCCGGGTCTTCCCACTTATTTTTAATCTGGTCAGAGATATTTAAGTGGTAAGAAGGGTCCTCCCACTTCTTTAAAGATAAAACGGACATTTTATTCTTGAATGCTGGAGTCGCAGACCTTTCTTGGATAATATTTTCCATCTGAGACCTATATTTTCCGTTTTTCCATTTATCCTTTCTAATTTCATGCTCCTTCAATATATTTTCAGGGACTGACCAGTAATCTTTAATTTTCTTCTTCTTTTCCTCTGTCCAAGACATTTTGCCTAAACAGCTACTACAGTAATAAAATTCCCTTTTTGAAATATGACTCTTTAAGAGTATTATCTTAGAGTCATGAGTCTCTAGACACCCATGGCAAGACACGACACATCTTGACTGATTGTCTTTTAAGACGCCAAATTTTAATTCTGTCGCATCTAAATCTATATGAACTAATAATCCGGAAATGTCTTTTCTCACATATTAAATATACACTAAAAAGTTAAGCGCCAAGTCCAGCTTAAAGTACTGCTCGGTGGCTTGTTTAATACTGGGAAGGTAACATAATTGCAAAGGGTATCTTTCCCAGTAACATCCGCTGTGGGATCATATGACCCATTCGGAGGCATAACCGGATTGCGGATAGACATATTAGTATTAATATCTCCCCCCAGTAATCCCATCTCAGTAAGAGGTCCGACTGCCTCATTATCTGCGAAAGTAATATTAAAGTCTACTACGTGCGAAGGAACACCACTAATAGCTCCTGCCGAGTCTATAAATGAGGATGAAGCAACGGTTTTCCGAGCAATTTCATTATATAGAGAACGCTGGTAAACATTAGCAGGAGGTGGGTTCATTTGATTCCAGCCAACATCACCGGTTCCTACTGCTAAAGCATATACTCCGAATTTCGGCTCGGACACATTTGGGGTAGCCGTAGATTTCATTAGTCTAGCCACCAGGATTCCTGCATCTAGTGTGACTATGTTTTTGATATGACCCTTGGTGGTCTCACCTGTCCTTGAATCTATTAACTCCCAAAAAATCTCGCCGCTAATACCAAAAAGGGACTCTACCATCGTGCTACTCATGGTGGCAGTGTTATTAAAACCCATTTTATTGAATATCTCTTTTGGCATTTTATGCTCCCAGTTACTCTACGCTCAATAGAAGATGATAGTTTCTTCCATAGTCATTAAATCAACGAACACACCCTTGGCATTATTTTCGCGAGTTCCCATGAAATCAAATACATTATTAAAACTCGGTACGTAATCTACTGAGAAATCTGGTGGATATATCCTTCCAGATGATACGTATGGCCCAAACACGAAAGGTCTGGAATTAATGGGGGGAGTCTTGGTTAAACCAACGTAAGAGTCTCCTGCATCACAAATTTCCTCTATACTTTCGACATAGATAGAATTGTTAGTGTTCGGGGTATTAAAAGATGGGGAGAAGAATATATTGCCTTCTGAATTCCCTAAGATAGGGTCTTTTAATTCGCCAGAAAGCTGATTAATGGGAACGGACCCGCCCATAATAGGAGTAGACCCAAAGAATTCCGCTAGGTATATGGATTCTTCCGATGTGATTTTTGGAGGATTTAAATTAATATTTGCCATTACACGCTGAACAATTGATTAGAGCCAGAGTTCCAATTGATTGTGTAATCATCACCAGTAGCATTAACTGGAAATCCTGGTACCGAATCGAATAAGCAAATCAGTGGACTTGTAGTCGGGTCGCCCGTATCTCGATAAATGATAATAAAGTAAATGTTTCCCATAACAGCACTAAAAGTGATAGGGTCTGCGGAAAAAGTCCCAGCAGAGATTGATTTATTCAACAGCGAAATTCCAGTAGTTATGGCAAAACCTAAAACGGGGTCTACATATTGATCCGTACTCGTGTTCGGTACGTAAGTATTGTCTACTAAGATTGCCTTTATATCATCCGTTAATAAATCTAAAGAACCGCTTAGTAGTAGTTCCTTTGAGTAGTTATATAAAGAATTACCCATTATAGTTTATTTTACCATAAGTATTTTATTGTCTTCAGTATTTTATTTTAAACATGATGGAATCATCAAGCATTGATCTTTCGATGATGTATTCATGAAACACCCCATCCGCCCAATTGAATACCTTTGAAGCTAAAATCTTTCCGGAATTCATATCTTTCATATATACTGTCTTATTCCCAAAAAACTCCCCAAATCCCAAACCTACTGTGAATCCAGGACCCGATTTACCTGAACACCCTATGAAGATTCCGGTCTCTCCATTAGCATCGTAAGACCAAGTATTAAGTTTTATCTTATATTTTATTGAGAAACCAAGGGATACCGAGTCAGTCAACCCATTTGAATTCACATAAGCAGTCTTGGTGCCTGTACCTGTTGTAGTATATGATAAATAATCCGGGGTAGAAGACACAACACCAACTGATACGGAGGTGGAATCATCAGCGTATAGAGCCCAAGGTATTGGCTGAGAATTTCTAAATCCCAGAACGTCAAGAGTAGTTCCATCAACAGATAAAGACGTTCCGGCCCCAGATGTGGGGTTAGTGAGAGTTATTCTTTGATCAGTAGATAAACTAGCGAAATTTAGGGGTATTCCCGAAGTATTATTTATTTTATCTACTACTTCCTGGCCTGTTGTTTCACTGGATGTAAAGATCACCCTTACTGGTTCATTAGCATAATTCAAATACACTAATAAATAAGTGTTATGAATAAGAGGAAATGGGCCAGTGTTGACACTGCAAATTGAAATATTCTCTGGAAGGTTTACTCCGGAATAATTCAATTTTAGTGTTTTACTGTTACTTAACCCATGTATTTTATATGTTTCATCATCAGAAAATGACGAAATCAAATTCGGAGTCCCTGAATCGATAGTCCATATCTTCAAACCATCATATAAGGAATTTGGAGGAGATGAGAGTTTTATGATAGCAGTACTAGAATGAACACCAGGTCGAATTCTATGTTGATTATATTTGGTTACAGTCTCGTTTAATAACACTATGAGAGAACCTAAATCGGACGCATCAGGCGAAGTTATGGCGTTTGCCGTATCGTTCCTAACATGGATTCCGGGACTCAATAAATGGTCATTGTAAGAAGACTTAAGTATATTTAAATTATCGACGCTATCCTGTAATGAAAGACCGCTCCCGAATTGTATCGAGCTAGTAGTTTTAACGTGAGACTCTTTATAATCAATATGTTGATTAAATAACTCGCAAACCTGACTCACGTACATAAAGACTAAGCTTAACGGGTTATAACTAATAGATGTAAAGCCTTCATTCACATCATCTATTCCATTATGCGCTTGTAACTCGTTCACCAAAGACTGGTTATGTTGATTTATCGAAATCAAACAAGAAGTAACCAGATCCATGGCTGTATTAAGATTTACGGCGTTTGGTTGAGCTTCTAAGAAATCAACGTTTAAGAAGTCTACAGTCAAGTGTGTACTCGACTTAAAGTGGTTTATGAATTTTTCTTTTAGTTCATTCGCAAATGTACAATAATCGGAAGGGTTACATGTGGTTTTAGGACCATTTATTAGAAAATTCAGTTCATTTAAGTACTGATTATCGTCATCTAAGAAGTTATGTAGTGAAGAATCATTAACATGAATGTTCAGTAGGTCTCTTGCACTGTAAAGGTATCTTACTAAATATTCTATATTCGCGTTTGCAGCGAAGATGTTATATATATCATTTCCGTCATGATACGCACCACCAGTGTTTGATAAGTGATCATTAAATTTCGTAGTCAGAATGATTATTTGGTTGTACAGGTCATCAATACCATTAGGATACGGTAAAGAAATCGTATTTGTAATATCAAAAATATTATCGTGTGGTGTCTTATTGGACAGATGAAAGTTAAAAACTTCAATCAATGCTTTTATCTGAGGGAATGCCTGACTAATATCATTTACATACTCAGTAACTAAGAAATTAGCATTATTCGTATCAGGAGAATCGACTCCCATATCTTTGTGCACAAAGTTCCCATTTTCATTGGTCATATGGGAGTGAAATAAATCCCTAAATAAATTTAGGGATGCTAGTATGTAAGGAACCTTGTCAGAACTTTCTCCGCTTAACCTATGTGGCAAGTAGCTTTTTATGTGAAGATTTAACGTTTCTGATAATAAGTTATGTGAGTTAATGCAAGATTCTAAATCAGTGGGATCAGCAAAAACGACTTCGTGAAAGGTATCATCGTTGTAATGAACAGTTGCTTCTATTCTATGCGAGTTATATTCATCACGTAAATCCTTAAGACAATTAATGAGGCCAGACAAATCTCCAGGTGCTACTGGACCGCTAACTACATCATTAACCAAGTCAGCATTCTGGTGAATTACAAACACTCCGAAATTAGTTTTAGAAATGTGATCTAAATATTTTAGTCTTAATATATTGGTTTCACTTATTAAGTTATTTAATGACTGCAGGGGACTTAAAACTGCATCAATGTCAGCGACATTTACAAGGTCATCAGAAAAATTCGATACCTGACCATTTTGGAATATGAAGCTTGCAGCGGCTATGGAATCAGAGGGCGTAACGTCTGTAACAAGACCACCCAAATTCGGAATATTTTGTGATTGTGTTATTAAGGGAATTCCCTCCCCTAAAGTAATTAGCCCTTGTACATCATCGCTTGCTAAGAGGTCATCTGTAGGAGTGCCCTCAGAGTACGAACTAAATCCATGGTGAGAATGAACGGATTTTAGTTTCAAATGCTCATAGGAACTCACCAAGTTTGACTGGTTTAAAACTTGGTGAGGGGGGACGAACCCATTCGTATCGTTTAATTTTCCAATAGAGTATTTAATGTCATCAAGCCATATAGACCTGGATATTTCTTGCTGATTAAAAGAACCAAATGCGATAAAATTTCCGCTTGGGACTATTCCAGAAAGAAAATCCAAAACGCTCAAAGGGAGAGTTAACACGTCAAAAGAAGCAGAAATGACAGGAGCTGCCGAATTATCTAGATAAACACTTACCCCACTAATAGGATCTCGTAATATTCTATAGGAATGCGGTTGTTTCCAGTCTACCTGAGAAAGATAATAAGAAGAAAGTCTATCGATAGGACCTCCACGGTACAACCCCATGAATCTTTGAGATTGAAGATATGAGTTGCCTACAGTAGAATCATGGATTACGCACAAAGAATTCCATTCAGTAGTGGACTTTGCTGAAGCAAGATCCCCATTGTTTAGAAGGGACCCTCCAGAACCAAATGTTAAAGAGGGACCATAAGACCCATTTTTTAATCCTGAATATGTGAAGGAACCGAAATACGCACCATCTATAAAGAAAGATAAATTATCGTTCACCTTATCGGTATAAATACTATATGAGTGATTTTTATTGTCACCCCAGTTGAATCCGAAAGCCGCCACTTCCTCTAATGTATTGGTTAGATTATTGAATGAATAAATTACAGCATACTTTTCATCTATTGGACTTATCGACAGGTGTAATTCTAAATTCTTTCCATTAGGTCCTTCATCTAAATTAACTAGAGCACCACAAAATTTATAATTACCAGGAGTAACAATAGTGTTGCCAGACTCAAATGAAGTTAGTTTAAATCTAAAATCTACTTTCCAGTTTTCATTTGGTATTATGACCGGATTTACGACTAGAGGATTCGACTGAGTGTAAGACCTAAAATCTATTACACTATTGTCAGTAATTACTAGTGTTCTTTCTAACATCTCTGACTTTTGAGATCCGGAAGTTAACCAAGTTGGATCGTCAAAGTTCGGAATACTTAAACCAGTATAACCAAATTTATACTCAGGCTGAGTATCACTCCCAAATATAAAGATTCCTACTGGAATTCCGAGTTTATCGAATATAGGACCACTTATAATTCTTAGATTGCTACCAGAACCAGTGTTAATACTGGTAAATTGAATAGTTTCTTGCAATGTATATGGATTTTGGTAAACGGAAGCGATATTTAAGCCACTCTGGGAATTAATTAAAACTACTAAGTCATTAACAGTAATTATATTATTTGGGCTTGTAACCACTATAATATGGCCGTTATCCACAGAGAAAACGGCTGTGTCTCCCGTAGAAATCGAAAAGGCTCCTTCATACACCAATCCTCTTATATGAGCGGGACTAGGATTAGCCTGTAAGAAGCACAATTGCGTAGCAAAAGTACCATCTCCTATATGAACTCCTAAAGATCGATTATCTACACCGAAGCTATAAAATGGGCTGAATAAAGAAAAATCTACAGTAATGACGTTCCGGTCTGTTAACGAGGGTTCGATCCGAAGATACCCTCTATATTCGCCTGTGACTTTTCCTGTAGATTCAGCATCGGCGTTACTTATAAAAGACGTTGAATCTAACTGAAGTTTATCAACGGGAAGTAAATATTCAGTCCCGCCTTGACCGACAGTAATCCACGGATTCATAGTGTATTCAGGAAGCGTATCAAATGTATAGCTTACCTGTTTGTTTTTCAGTATTTGCAGTGAATTTATTGGTAGTACATCAATTCTACTGAACCTCCAATAACTCTTGCTAGAGCTGGCATCACCCAACGCGCCAAAAAATGTTTGGTAGACAGGGTCAAATTGCAGGTCTAAATCGGAAGCATTTGGTAATTCTGAATAATCCACTGATGTTCTAGGATTAACATCACCACTCAGAAAGATACTAGCATTTCCATCTGGGGTAATGTAGAGGCGGTACGTAGTCTCAACAGTCCAATTATACGCAAAAGACTGCCAAGCAGACGCTTCTTCGAGAAATCCCTCATTCTTGAATACACCTACTTGTTTTACTTTATCTACAATGTTGATGTTATCATTGTTATAATGTACGGGTACGAAACTTCTGTGAGTATTAAACTTGCTTTTTAATTCATTGAGTCTTAGTATTGCTTCTTCTAACTGATTGACCTCTGTCGAGGTTACAGAATTCGAAAAATCAGAATTCTTGTGAATATAATTAGACCCTAGTACAATGTGACTATTGTAAATGGAAACTAAATGATTCGTCAGTCTTAGCAAGCTATCTAAGTCATATGCATCAACAATTAGTACTATGTTTTCATTATCCTTTGGTCGGTGAAATATAGCAGAATCAATATGAGAAGAATACTTATTCTTTATGTCATTACAAAGAAATATGGCGGACGACAGGTTATTTGCGTCAGACAGTAAACCACCTACGATTACCGCTTTTTGACCATCAGTAAAACCGAATCCTACTCCGTTGAATTCTCCATCTAAAGTAAGATTAGATCCATAATCTGCATAAAATCTGTAAGCCGCTGATATGAAGCTTGGGTATCTTAAGTCTAGTGAATGTGAATAAAAAGGGGGACCCGGATTACTAGAATAATTCCTCGTAGTATCTTCTATTATGAGCGTTGGATACTCGACAGTTAATCTTGTAACACCTTCTCCATAAAACACCCAAGGGTCAATCGCATTATTAGGAAGAACCACCGGATCATATCTAATTATATACTCAAATACCGATTCATTAAATACCGAATACATTATTCGGTTAGTAGGACTATTTAAAAGCAATGAACTCGGGTCATTAAGCTTAGCTGTATATTTATTTTCATATGCCTTATATTTATAATTTATCTTCCTTGGGGAAAAAGGCGATTTTATTAGTCTAGGATCACCAGGATTAATCAGGTAAGATCTCTGTCTGTAAAGGTGTCCTGGAACACCGGAGTATCCGTTATTACCCTCTTGATTCAAAACAAATTCGAAGCTATTTAGTCTTTCGAATTGGGTAGGGGGATTTTTTAAATATTTATAATCTACTAATACAGAATCTCCGTGATTTGGTTTATCTGTTAAGACCACGGCACCAAGCAACCCGAACACATAATCCACATCAGCGGGATTACCATTAACCAACACACTTACGTCAGAAGGATCATCCGCGACTACCCCATATCGGGGATCTTGGATTTCCCAATTAAATGGGCCGATCATTGATCCTGAACCTACGTAAGCTTTGGCAGAGTTTATGGCCAACCTATTCGCGAAGTCATCTTTTAGATGAATTCCTATGTCTTGTCTGTGAGCTTCGTATCGCTTTCTTAAAGCATTAACCAAAAGAAAGGTACTATCAAGATCAAATGCATCAACAGTGAATAAACTAGAATCGGGATCAGCGAACTTGTGAATGAATAACGGATTGTCGCTTAATAGAGAATGGATACTTATTTTTGTCTTAATTTCATTAAGTAAAACTATTGCATTCGATAAACTAACAGCAGGAGGGGTAGTAACCGAATTTACGAGGTCCTTTTCTCCATGAGAGTCAGTATTAAGCAAGTGCGCATTGAATTTAAATCTAATGTCATTAGCTAATTTTACTATGTCTTGTTCGATCTTATCCGAATCCGCATAGTCAAAATTAGCATCTAACTTTAGTATATTATAAGCTCTAACAGCAACTATTCGGTACGTACCATCATTTCTAGAAAGCGGACTTCCAATAATCTGAACATTTTTGTTCACATATGAAGCATCAAAATTCCCTGTGGGGATATTTATTTCATTTGGAGAATTAATATATAGATTAGGACCTGATAAAACAGTAAGTGGGGATTTTACTATGGGGCCTTTGTTAGTAAATACAGTCCTATCCTTGACGGAACTAAAACCAGAAAAATTTAGTGATGCCATTACGAGACCTGGTTCCCCGCTTTATCTGAAATCCCACTGATGTTCAAAGTATAAAGGGCTGCTGACATGCCTGCAATACCCAATTCTATTACGTTTTCGGAAATCCACATTCTTCTATTTATGTAAATAGAATCCCCTGGAGTGACCGGTAGTATTGACACATTATCTAAGGAAAGTTCCTCCATTTTCTTAGAAAAGAAAACTTGCAAGTTATCCGAGGAATATCCACTATTTTGCCTATACCAGCTTACTGCTGGAATAGGCACCACATCCGAAATGTGAGGGTTAAAACCTACACCCTTAAAAGTATAAGAAAATCTTTGTTCAAAGAAGATGTTGGAGGGTGCTCCCAAATAAACCACCTTTACAACAGCTGGAAACTCTAAAGTCAAATCAGCATCTATTTTCTGATATCCCGTCCTAAACACGATAGAATCAAATAAAGGAGCAGAAATCCACTCTTGGCTCGACCCGTTATGTAAAACTCCATTATTAGTATGATGATTCATAGAAGATCTTATTTTAGACAATAGCTTAATAGCTGAATGAATATCAGTAGCGTAAGCAGCTTTAAAATAAGAATCGTCCGGAATATTGTGCCACTTGGCACCAATTTTATGATTTAAATATTTATCTCTTAACTTATTAACTGAATCTACTATTGTATCGATAGTAGGAATATCCGAACCTGAAACGAAATTAATGGTATCCAGAAAGTAATGAGACTGATTTGTTCTATGTGAATCATATTGAATCCAAGCCTCTTGCAAAGCCCATAAGAGAGATTGGATAGATGAATATTCTTCAGATTCTTCATACTCTAAAGCTTTTCCTTCGTTCTTATATTCATATTGATTTTCGAAATTAAAAAATTCATGATCACTCGTAATAACAACAGAATCCGTATTTAAAAAAGTATGACTAATTAGAGAAGCTTCTGATGAAGCTGACTTCACTAGTGAAGTACCTGTTAAAAGATCAGTAGTGCTACTACCATCTTCAGATGAAACAGTGCACTCTATTCTGTATTGAGTACGAGGAGAACGAGATTTGACTCTAAGGTCTGCACTCCAAGAACTAATAGAATTTAACGGATTGCCCGGAAAACTACTAAAATCGGACGAAATAGCGCCCAAAAATGGGTAAGAAACAAATGGGACCAAATATTCTATAGTTAAGTGAGAATTAAAGGAAGCCTTAAGAGAATTAGCATAATCGTACAGGACTGTGGCTGCCTTAATCGGTAACCCATCATTCGGCAAGTTTATTCCATCTTTAGAATTATGTAAAGATTCTGATTCAGCATGACCTCTATACTTCTCATATAGATCTAATATCAATAGATAAGCAGATTCCATGTCCATAGCATTCTGAGTCACTACTAATTGAGAAGGGTCCCTGATCAAATGGACGCCAGGAGCTAGAAGATGTTTATTATATTGTAATTTTATGTCATTTAATAAGTCACAAAATTCTACCAAATTTGTACAATCGGGCTCAGTCACGAAGTGGTAATTGTCGGGGCTTAGATGAGTTTCAATTTGATAAATATTGTAATTCGTAGTGTCATAAACGCTAGCATTTGTCGCAAAATTAAAAAATAATCTTATATTATTGAATCCGAAATAGTAGTTATAATTTGTTAAGAATGAGTTAGTAGTACGGATGGTGGTGGCTTCCGAATAAGTGAGGGGCTTCGGGATGGTGTCCGGAACGCTTAATTTAATCGTTCCTAATGATTGATTTTGGCTAATATCAAGTATATCAATAAATGAGACATACCACTCATCACCAGAATCTACAGTCGCAGGAATTTGAAATCTAACGTTATTTAATGGTATGCTAGAGTTCCAAGGAACAAGTATTAAAGAGTCGCTAGGGTCAACGCCATTAGTTATGCTTCCAGAAGCCCCGGAAGAGTATTGTCCTACCTCTCTATCAAACACTAGGTCACAGTGCCCCAAAATAGAGAATATGCATAAGAGCGGTACTGCTCCTGCCGGAACGTTGGCAGTCCAGTTATGGGCAGAAGGAGTGACAACACCATCGCCGTTTGGAGTAGAAACCCCAGATATCTGAACAGAATAAACAGAAGTGTGAGTGAATGATTCCGAAAATATGAGTTCGTACTGTCTATTATCAGTATTAAAGGATTTTGCCTCCACTAGAGAAGGCAGATAACTGGTACCAGGCAATACAGAAAAAGCATAGTTAGATATTGTTAAAGCGTTACTCGGGTTTACTTCTTCTTGAAATAGGACTCGGATAGTTTTATCCGATAGAACTGTGACTATATAGTCTACGATGATAGTCATTTACTGATATCTTATTTGGGTTAGGTATAAAAATGAGAAGTAAATCCCATTTTTATACCTATACTGAATGAAAATTCAAAAAGAAGAACTATGATCTTCCCCGAGAATGGAGTATGACTTTTTAAACCCATTTTCATCTACACCATATACCCCTAAAGCAAATTTCCTATAATCTTCATACTTGTAGTTAAAAATACTAAATTCCTGACTATCCATTATTTTCTTGGGTTTCCTAGGACCTATATACGGCAAGGCATTATTTCCCAAATATTCGTCATTCAAGATATATCTTACGGTATATAAAGTGTGGGCTGGTCTTATGATGTGCAATAGCACTCGAATATTTCGATCTGCGAGTATTGTGTTGATTTCAGAAGGACTATTAAGGGCAATATCCACAGAAAATCCAAATTGGTCTGATATATCTAATCCCGAACCTGGCTTGCGAGCATCTTCATAATTAATATGAAGGATTACATCCTTTCCAGTAACCAGTTCTACGGCTTTTTCGATGGATTCTGGAATGCTTCCCTTAAAGTATATTTTAATTAGTTCTACATAAAGCTCTCTAAATTCAACATCTGAATAAGACAGCTCCAATGATTGTCCTTCCGGAAATACCAAGGATTTTACTACCTGGTTTAGGAACTCGCCACGAGTTAAAGCATACTCAGTATCATTGAATATCTGATCCAGATTTAGTCTTACTTGAGCTAAAGCAATTGCTATAGCTTTAAGCGATCTTGCATAAAATGGACCATCCGAGTTTGACTTCCAGTATGAACTAAGGAGCCCCAATAAAAGTGTGAAGTTTTTTGATGTCTCATCCTGTAAAGCATTTAAATATACTTCTCCACTTTCATAAGCATTAGGATTTGCTCTTACTATAGCCATTTTAGGCCTTTCTAAACGTAAGCGTTAAATTTCCTGGGTTTAAGTATTCAACACTTGAAGTAATAATATCCTTAACTCCAGAGTCATTGTAGACAAAATAACTAACACTAAATGAATGTGAGTCGGGAGTGTCAGCTGGTGTAACCCCATAGTCCAAAGACACCACTACTTTATTAGCAGTTAGTTCCATTCTAACATTGTCAATTTGATTTGCAGTATACCCAGAGTTAAGAATAGTTAAATCATCAGAGTATCCAGCTATAACAGCACCATCATCCCCAATAATATATGCCTGATTTACTATATCACCTATCCTATTTAAGGTAGGTGAAGTTGCCATAGCAATGTTATCTTTAAATACGTCTTTATGTACGTTCTCCGGACCACCACTATCTACTGTAGCAAATGGGAACGAATCTGTTAAGATATATACTGCATTAGTTCCACGAGACAATGAGGGAATAAAATTATTAAAACTCGGTATACTGTCTCTTACTCTTTGCGCCCCATTCTGGAGAGTCAATTTTGCAAACGGCTGAACTACGAAGTCTACACCATCAGAGTTATCAATGACAGCCGTAATGTCAGAAACGTGAATGGGCTCGCCTATTTCCCTAGATAATATTAGATTAGAATAACCAGTCCTAATGTTATTATTTACAGTGCTTTGTTCATATCCGGGACGCAATTGAATAGTTGCTTGTATGTCTAGTGGATTTGCAATAGCTTGCTTGGCTACCACATCAGCGGTGATGTGCTTCATTCTATTTACTTCAAGTTGCAGACGTGTCAGAAGGTCATTTACCGTGTACGTAACCTCGAAATTTTCATCATGTTCATAATCCACGGATACAACCGAACCGTCAGGAATATTAGAATCGATAGTTCTTACTATCCTGATGGCAGTTGTCGATGTGCCTGACATTAAGGAATAATCAGGGTCTTCAGTGTCTGGACCATTGAAGATGGTAGTTCTATCTTCGGAAAGCACCAAAATGGTAGACAGGTTTATGCCAATGTTAAGTAACCCCTCTTCAATTTGGCCGATTAGTACATGTGTCTCATCATTTACGATTATTACATCACCAGAAGGCACATTATCTACTTGTTTTATTTCTACGTAGTCATTGGCTAGACTACTTTCGCCATCTATTAGTGGGTCTTGGGTTTTATATAATAGATATCCATTACCCGGACTTATGATACCACTTATTTCTCCTACAACAGATGATACAGATATGACCGGCTGGACTGATGGTGTGAATTTATTGTTGTTGCGATATCTATAGCTACCCGTTATAAAATCATCGAGAGCAGTGTCTGGTTGAGGAACCAAAAGGCTTAATCTAATGGTCCTAAAATCTACTATTTCTACCCCTATCAAGTCATAGGCAGATGTTGGAAAATTGCTAAAGTTAAATAGTCCTAAATCTTGAGAAGGATTGAATAACACTTCCTGAATAGGGTTATCTACAGATAACCTTGAATCTCTAGCACGAAATACTAAATTTATGGGATCTATTACATCAAATCTAACATTTCTAGCTATATTAAATTCAAAAGCAAACGTCTCATTAATGGTTCTTTCTATAGTTCCCTTAACATATATATCTGCTTTTCCACCGACGTGCTTCATTCTTACGGGATCCCAATCCCGCATCATATATTCATCACCTGAACTTACCAAAACATAATCCTGGACACCGGGGATACTGGCGGCTAGTTTTTCATATCCACCAGCAGTACCCGTATCCAAAGAAACAAGAACACGCGATGATTCTGTGGCTAATTCTAAATTACTCTGGCTTTCGGTACCACCAAAAGCTGCTTCTTCATTTATTGTAAGTAGTCCAAAAGATCCAGAGACAATAGAATCTAAGCTCCCGGCAGGCACGTTGCCTGAAGCACCAGCTGTTTCGGCAATCATAGGTACTTTTATTTCATATCTTTTCTTATCATAATTATAATATCTAGATGCACTTGCGGCAGGTAAAACAACCTGGCCGTTAGCCATAAACCGTGGAACTCCCGGATTAGTACCGGACCTAACGACTGTTCCCTGATTTACATATAGATCTCTTAAAGGTTTGGTTGTGGTATAGAATGTTTGATTTACAGAAGCTAATGTACGACCCTTACGAATTACCCCGAAATTTTTAGCAAGAGAATCGAAGGCATTGTTTATGAGTTCTTGTACTGTGGTATCTGTAGGAACTGATAACGCAGTTTTCAGGTTCGACTTATACTGCGAGTTAGCCACAGGAATGCTAAAGTTAGAATTTGACGGGTCATCAATGGCTAGTAGGGCGGGAAAAGATTTTGCTCTATTAACAAAGTCCATCAAAAAGTACGACTTTTGGATTTCATTAGAAAATGGTTCAATATGAACTTCTCTAATGGTTGATCCGGGTATTAAAGACAGTTCAGGAGCCACAGACTGAAGAGTTTTAATATACTCCTGCGCTACGACGGATTGGTCTCTAATCCTAAGTCCCCGGACATTTATATCCATTGGAAGCGGGGACCCCACTAATTCCTCTGAATATCTGCTCTCAACCATCGTGTTTCTTTCATTATCTACATAAACTGCCGTAACGACATAATAAATAGGAATATAAGGGAGGATGAACCCGAATGTGTCGTTATTCAGAACTCCAGAGGATAAATCATCATTTCTATTATGTCGGAACTTAAACCTTCTAGTCTGTTCTAAACGAGAAAAGGTTAGTTTTACTCTGTAGTTAGGGGAAAGTAACAGGGGGTAAACATTTTCATACAATCTCTCTCTAAATTGATAATCGCTGGATGAAACCTTATCAAATTTTATGGAAAGACTTTGAGCCACATCTTGTTCCGAAAACGGAAAATCGTAGGATACCTCTCTAGTATCGATTTCAGACTCCGTGTATTCAGAGGGATTATCTACTGGAATGAGTTGGGTATTAAGTCTCAAGTATCCTGAACCAGTGCCTCCTGGGCCTGTACTAGCATATACATTATATCCAGATATGGGAGTCGGAGTATAAAATCCAATATCTTGAGCAAGAGTCCATCCTATCTCGACATAATCACTAAATCTATTCATCACAACGCCTGTTGGCGAAGCTTCTATGAGTGTTACGTTGTACTCTGTGGATACTGTTATACTCGCTATAGTGACTGGGCTAACACTACCTGATATGTCGACTGCTCTTAACTCTATGGTATTAAGACCTGCTTCTAACTGTAGTCCAGCAGGAAAGCTATTCAAATTCGGAACAGAAAAATTAGGTAAATTTAGTCCTATGAGCGTAGGATCGGATATGAACCCACTGCCATTGATACTAATTTGAACATCGACAGTATCTGCGTCCAGAGCGCCAGTTAAGTATATACTAGAAGTATTAGTATATACCACCAAATTAACAGTCGTACCCGAATTATCGAAATAGTTAAGTCTGGGTGCAGTGGCCATTTATTTCCTTAATCAATTAACACCTCATCTCATAATACCTGCTGAAATCCTCTTGCCGCTTGTTGTAAAACAGCTCCGGGACTGGTCGTAATTTGATATATGTCAGGTTCAGATAACTGTCTGGTTATCTGAACAGGCTCTGTAGATTTACTCATGACGGTAAAATTAGCGTAGAATATGGTCGGGTCATTCTTATTTTCGACTTTCGTATCCATGAGACTAATCGGATATTCCGCATCTGTAACATTTTGTCCGGGGAAGTTCAACAATTGCTGCTTCTTTATGTTCTGATATACTGAAAATGCATTCTCTATATCCATCTGAACAAACGTAGAAGCTAACCCAAGCCCAGTATTTCCCTTAGCTCCTATTCTACTAGATAGATTAGACCCTATCCATGGCCACTTCCAGTGCGTCCCCTTAATGGTAAATAGAAACTTGCTGAATTCTTGAATTAGTAAATCAGTATTACGGACCGTATTATACGAACCATTGTATATTGAATAGTCATATTCAACTCGGCTACCTAGGCATCTGGGGCAATATGGGGCAATAGTCTGATATGTAACAAATACTACTGGTTTACTATTGTAGACTGGATCATCAAATTCTACAATATACTGTTCTACGAATGTATATTGATTAAGTTTTACCGAATACCCACTAAATATTTTTCTACCAATACCGCACTTTCCTGGATTAAGTCCCAAAGTCTTGTAAGCAGCCATTATTCTAGAAGTACTTATGAGGGCGGACACCTTATCAGTCCACCTAGGGTCCGGGAAACTAAATAAAATACCATTGTATGGTGACTGAGAACTAAATACTACTTTCCCATTTTCAGCTTCTATGTTCAGGTCAGGAATAATTCGGCTCAAGAACTTAGCTAAAGTCTTCGCAGAAACTGCATTCCCAGCAGGAAGCTGAATAGTCCTAACAGGTTCATTATTCATACGGAATAATATTAGGTCATTAACATTGGAGATTATTCGATAAGGATCTACCTTATTGAATATGGCTACAGCCTTAGTATAGAGCCCTGATGGTGGAATATCAACACCATCCACGTTTATTTTTACTGAAAAATTTGATGGCGGTCTAGAAAGTGGGAATGATATCTTCGACGGCAAAGCCGCATCGAAGTCACTTAAGACTCCCAATTCATCTACAATGGTATGAGGACATACCTTGTCTATATAAAAATCATAACTCATATCTAAAATTAAAATGCATTAGGAAGTCTAAAACTAGATATCCGTAGTAAGGGTCTGATCAGTAGAACCACCAGGCAATCTTTCCCCAAATGCTTGGTAATTCTCAAGATCTTGTTGATTCATGACATCGGTAATTGGTCCTATCTTAAGACCCCAAATATCATTCATATCTTGAATGACGAACATGGCCCCTCTAGAAAACGCCAGATTTGATACTTCTGAAACTATCCCGTCTAAACTACGACTAGGTTCATTTTCATCTACCATTAATTTTAATAATTTTAATTCTTCAGATATTTCATCACTAAGATCTAAAGCCCTTTTGATTTTATATTCCAGATATTCTCTTTTGTATTTTATCACCTCAAGCTGCCAATGCTTCATTCTTTCTGTCTGAATACCCATTGGCCTATCAGCACGAATATTTCCCATTCGGTTAAACCTTCCATTACTAAATTCTTTGGAATCGCCGCCTGTTAAATCGTATATGTCGTTAGTTAAATCTTCGCCTGGTTTCAGGAATACAGGCAAATCTCTTTTACGAATCAAAAAATCTTCTTCAGGATTTCCCCCTAAGGCCTTGTAGGCCACGAATAACTTATAAAGGTAAGAATAAGGAATATCAGGCTCATACTGAACAGGATAATTGGTTACAGGATCATAATTGGTTTCTATTGTTCCAACCTGAGACAGTCTTTTTTCTAAATAAGCTACTCTATTCTTTAGGTCCTGCTCTTGTATTTTTGAAAAATAATAGAATTTGTCAAATTGACCGGTGGTGAAAACTCCATAAAAATTAAATGCCATGATTATTCACTCAGCTACCTTGATTTCCAGAAGGTTTAGGAATAGTAACGCCCGGTATTTGAGGGATAATGACCTGATTCGCCCCCTGAAGATCCGAGGGTGAATCAGTGGGTTCACCCTCGCCAGTATCAATGGCACCTACGCCAATTATGGTCAATATGGCGTTTATCGCATCAATGGCTCCCTTTCCTACTGTTCCAGCAGTTAAAACGAATCCAGAGTGTAAATCACTGGGACTAGTTATTGGCTTATTCTCAGCAGTGGTGATCCTAGTGATTAAAGATTCTACTCCTCCGCCTGTAGTGCCATATGCCAATATACCAAGGGTAAAATCTAAGTTCAATAAATTGATTAACGCTATGATAGCTTTCACTAATTCTTCTAATCTCCTGATCTTATCCATTATATTACGAATAATCTTTTCTGCTTCTTGGAGGGCTCCTCTTAAGGCTTTTAGAATGGAATTAATGAATTGGTTAAGAGCCATTAAGAAGCGCATCAGAGGGCCAAAAAGCTCACCTAGAGTGACCCCGTACCACCTAAGATAACCAGTTGTCACAGTAAGACATGAATAGACCGAGCTTAATAATTCTCCTAGTATTGCTCGCTTGTTATCATCGAATGAAGTATAAGTTATATCATTAGTTTTGGTAGACCAGGGGCCTACTGGATAAGGTCCGTTTAGATTCCTTTGACCCTTTTTATATGATAACTCTTTAGATAGATATGAATCAATAGTCGCTAGAGAAGATGGTGTTATTGTATTACTAAAGGGATTCTTTTTGTATTTAGGAAATGTCCAAGTAATCCCTATTGGATCGAATCCTTGAATAGATTTGGGATTACCAAGTAATCTTTCTACATCATCCCTGACTAATTCATACTGTGTCTGTAAATCTGCGCTTAGATTTGCATTGGAAAGAATACTATTAATAACAAGATTCAATAATTTTCTTACTACCATTATTACTGGAAGAAAGTTCTTGAACTTATTAGAGTCATTTTTCAGTAACTTATAAATTGCTAATTGCGAACCTACGTAATCAAGAGTCCCCCACCCAGTGGTCTGTCTTCGTTTAAATGCATCATCCGAGGCAGGAATAGCAGGAATTTCGAAATTTAACAAAAATCCCGCCATCGTGGCGTTAAAAATATCTGTATAAGGATCCCATCCGTCTATGTTTTGAGGAACAGTGCTTGATACTACTCGGCTATAAGAGCCTACAATCACATCATCGCCATTTCCTGAATAATTTATTCTCGGTATGTTATTTTTTACTTCTACGAATTCAGAATTTTCCTCTCTAATAGCATCTTCACTAGCCTCGCAATAATCTGACGGGTCCCCAAAAACAGCTCTTACTCTGTAGTAGTAAGTCTTTCCATAATCGACGTTTTTATCTAGATATCTATATGTATTAGAGAAAGTATCAAGTATGTTGCTTCCTACATCCCCTGTATCAAAGAATGTTCGCTTTTCAAAAAGTCTATATGAGGTACTACCATCTGGTTCTCTCAATAGTTTAAAAGTAGGGTTGGTTGGGATCCCATACTCTTTTTGAATATCTTCAATGAGAGTACCATTTATGTCTGTTTCTATTTGTATTTTAACTTCTTTCCCTTTTGGCAATTCACTCCTTTCAATAATGAATCCAGGTAAGCGGAATGCTAAATATGCACTAACCAATGAATTCATGAATCCGGGAGCATTTGACCCTCCAGGATTTGAAGACATGGACCAAGACAACATTAAAGAAGGTCGTAATTGATCTTTGCTTATTTTTTTAATTGTGTTAGCTAACCTTAAAGCACTGTCTCTAACATCTAAAATAGCAGAGTAAGGATCATTTGAATCAGCAGTAAGATTTACCTTGAGGTTGACCGGAGACGGAACTAAAGAAGTAAATGGAGCAGCCCCGAAGAACATATCTAGGATCTTTTTTATGATCAAGTATAACTGATAAGCGTTAGATACACTAAAAAACCCGATGACACATGCTACGACGCTGCCTTCCGGATAAGCAGGTCTATATAGATCTGATTTATCCCTCATTTTATAAACTATTTTTCGTTCAAAACCGCTAAATCCGCCAGATACTGAGTTTAAGATTCCTGCTACGTCTCCCCTTTGAAAATCTGGGATTATCAGTAAAAACGAGAATCCTGTGGCTCTAAGCTGGTTTATGATCAATCTGACAGCGGCAAGAATAAGTGCTATTAGTGCTACAAGCGGATTAATGAGAAAAAGACCCACCGCTTTAATTACTAAGAGAGCGATTTCTAATAATGACTCGACAAATTGTAAAGCTACTAAGGCAACTACAAGTGGGGGTTTTAAAGCATCAAGTGGGAGAAGTTTAAGGTTTACTTTTTCCCATTCTGCATTATTTTCGCTCATCGTAATTATCCATTATTCTTATATTGTTTAGTTTTCTCCTGCATACCCATTAGTTCTTTCTTATGCATTTGAATAGCCACTTCCAAAAGGGTTTTAATATATTCAAGTGGAGCCGTGACATTTCTAAAATTTGCCTGAACGTTATTTTGCCATTTTACTGACCCAGACTTCTCAGAGCATTGACTGTTGATATCCTCACTTGATTGTTCACCAGCTTGGCCGTGTCCGCTATTCTCTTGTTTATCGCTTGATTCCGAAGAGGAATCCACCCGTCCAGACGATCCGTTCTCTGTTGAATCCATAAGTACCTCCGGTTATATAATGAATCCCCTGAATTCATTATCTGAGAAATTCTATCGAGATTTTCGAATAGCTCTAGTTGTCTTTTGGATACATTGTTTACTCTTTCCGTTATGTCGCCCCAACTATTGGTTTCGTACCATTCCTTAGTCTCCTCATAGAATTTATTAGTCGATTTGTAACACGGAGCTAAGAATTCAGGACCCAAGGTAGATAACCAACCGAACAGCTTAATGACTTTATATTTTGTAACAATAGGCTGGGTGAAAGCATAAAATGGTTTTTCCGTGATAATAGTAACAGTATCATTCAAAAACGAATCTATCTGATATAAACCATAATTACTTCCTTCGGTTACCCAAACATATGAGTTTTCTAAGTTTTCAAATATTTTGCTGGTGTCCGTGATAGTGTTTAACGTTGTCAAACCACTTCCTTCATAGACAGTCTCCCCCATTTCGTTAATGATCGAGTCTAGGCACGTTATTTCTGAGTTTACCAAACCGATCAAAGCTGGAGCGACTGCTTTTACATCAGCATTGTTTTTTATTATATCTAATTCTTTCGAGAGTATACTTTTGTGCTGTATTACAACACTCACCTTTTCTATTATGCTTTGAGATACAGTAGAATTAGCAAAAGCCGAGTTAACCCTAAACCTGCTGGGGTCTATTATTTGTATTACTAGCCTTTCTTGTCCTAGGTTCGGACCATTTAAAAAGACGACCACATCTCCGACATTCACATTTAAATTACTATCAAATATTATATCCAAAGACCCTGGACCTGTAGGACCCACCTTACCGCCATGAATTAAAACGCTTGCCCAGAATTCAAGTTCATCTTGTAATAGTAGAATTTCGCTGTCTCTTCTTAGTGGAGGATTACTTGGTAGACCATCATCGTTGTAAATAGACCCTTTTAATACTGGAATCCTCTGAGGAGATGTTCTATTATTATTGTAAGTAACCGTCGTATTTAAAACGGAATTCGCGACGAATGCCCTCTGAAATTCCAATGGATTTACGAATGGAACTTCAATCGTGATATTTGTCAGTTCCCCCGTGCTAAAATCAGTATAGACATCGATGTTATCGAAGTATATTACGTTTTCTCCTTGATTATCAATGGCTTTACCGTTTTTGGCCATTCCGCCATATAGGGGGATATTGATTGGTATTGGAATGTTTAAAAAAGAAACAAGATAAAATCCATTAGGGTCTTGTTCTATTTTAGATATGTAAATAGGGTCACTTTGATTTAATATGGTACCATTATTTTCATAAATAAAAACTGGTTGTCCTACTTTAAATGGCGGCGTAAGTGTTTTGGGGTCACCATTCTTTTCTATTCTAACAGTATTGAAATTAATTCTTTTAAATGACTCAATAGCTAGAGCATACCTTATTACGCTCATGGATTCTATATTTTTTACGCCTACATTTCCCATGATGGAAAATAGGTTTTCAATAAGGTCGGGCGGCGCCTTGTCATTGACTACAAAGTTTTTATTTATAACTGTGCTGAACAATCGAGAGTACTTATTAGACTCCCACATGAATCCATATACAGGATAAATCCCAATTTCCGGAGGAATAAAACTAATTAGCCCAAATTCGTGATACAATAAAACACTGTCATCTATATCATTATTGATATCTGAGTATTTTTGTACTTGCTGGGAAGTAAGATTATACTTGAATTTACCGTCTGTACCTCCCACTACACGACCGTCATAATTTGATAGAAGGTCTTCATAATAATTTGTGAAATTATTATAGAATAGTAATAACCGTTTAGTTACAGTATCCAGGTTTTGGTATCTTGTCTCATCAAAGTATAATGATGGAATGCCGAAGTCCTTATTACGTATAGATCCAAAATTACTGAATACTGGCCCGGAAGTGGTAGAAGTGGTCGGAGTAGATAAAGCATCAGCTAACTCGGGTATATATGACTTGAATGTTTCGGCTCTAAAGAAAAATGAATCAGGGGAGTATAAATTATAATTCGATAATAAAGCCTGGCCTAAAAGGCCATTGCTGCTTTCGTCAGGAGCAATCGCATAGGAATAATTAAACTCGAATCGTGTGTCGGATGGAATGTACTGACGAGCAACATATGAACATTCTAATGTTTGCCCATATTCCAGGTTATTTCTCAGGGTTATTGATCCGCCATCAGTAATGATGTAGTCGATCTCATTACTTAAAACACGAGGGTTTACCCCGCCTCTTAGCAACGTAAATGGACTAGGGAAAACCGCTGACTTACGTGTAGAAAAATCGGGTTTAGGATCGACAACCGGTCCTAAACTTATAAAAATAGATGGGATGATAGCATTTACAGGAAGGACAGATTTAAATGATATAGAAGTAACGTCCTTTTTAATGTCATAAGAAGATGTTATAACTATGAAGGGAAAGTCGTTTATTTTAATAAGGTAATTTTCTTTAACGTCTACTGATCCGGAGATTATGACTGAATTGGATCCCTTAGGACATGTTTTCGATGCTTGTGTAACTTGGTTTAATGATACGGGGTCGCAAGTTTTAAATATGCCTTTGTAACTTACTTGGATAGGAGATTCGAACACAATCGACGTAGTGTCTTTTAACGAGTCATATACGCTAGCTTCAACGATGTATATATTAGTGTCTTGAACACATATGGCACTCCCAGGTTTTATGATTCCTGTAAAATCCTCATTTATCACTAGTATTTTATTATCATTGTCGGGAATAAATTCAGGAATATCTATATCAATAGGAGTATTTATGAGAGTAAATACTCTAGAACCCCCAGTATTTTCTTCTATCCAATAATCAACATATATCTCTTGATTTTCTAAAATAATACCTAAGAATATTGAGTTATTGTTGATAAACCGAATCTGACTTGCAGGAACAGTTATACCGTCTGCGATTACTCTGAATCCCTTTAATGGGACTATTGATTTATTGTCTTGGTTTATACTAACGTAGTTTTTACCTTTTACATAACTAGCTTTTTCTAAACGTATTTTGCTGGCAAGAATTTCGATTTTTTCTTCTTTAGTGACCTTTACGTTAAGTTCAGAAACATTTCTATTGATTCCTTCTATGGGAGAATTTATCCATAAATAATTAGCTCTGAAGACATCATTGGGGTCAGGTGTTTCATTTAGGGTTATTTGACCCAATTCAGGTATTATGGAATAATTAGATTGGTCATGATATTCATATTCGCCTGTATCTGGATTTTTCTTCTCCAGAGTGAACAATTTCATTCTTGGATTAATGGAGGTCCAGACCCTATCACATATGATCTCTTTTGTGGACTTTATATCAACGGTAACATTTTCGTCTTTAGGGAACAGCCCCTCAACTCTAATTGTATTACCATTTATGAAATCTTTTATGCGATAAAAACCAACATTCTCCCCAATCGATACCAAAATATATTTATTAACATAAAGAGCATTAAACTGAAAACTAAATGATGTGAAAGTATCTCCTTGGGCATGACCTAGAACATCAAAAGCATTTAATTCGTCATTTTCTCCTACAGATTCTAAAAAAGTGACTAAACCGGCACCGATATCTAAAGAATAGTCAGAAGAATCTAGCGGTTCATTGTTCTTCTTTATTTCGAATCCACCAGGTATTAAAGCGGCATATTTTAATTTTAAAATATTGGTAGTAACTCCTACAGTCTTATTCTCTTCTACCCTTTTAGAGAAAGAAAGAGTCTTAGTACTAAAGTCTACCTTATAACCTAGACCTAAATCTTCAGGATTTTCTGCTTTCTTAAGACTTCCACTAAACGTACCGCTACTTCCTGGGGCATCAGTGACTCGATACGACAGGTAAGAATCATCTATCGGACGGCTCGGTAAAAAAAGAAATGGAGACCCGCTGATGTTATCAGACATAACAGAATTCGTTATTTTATAATATTCGAAAAAATCATAGCTGTTTACAAATCCCGTTTCATTGGCACCACTTCTAAATATTTGAAAAGTTATACCATTTTCAATCTCAAGATAGCTATCAAGATAACGAAGAAATGACCCCTTAAGACGGTCACAATCATAGGAATTCATGTAAACATTTCCGTTTACTTTATTGATTTCGATGGTCCCTGAATCCGTAAACGTAGGATTTTCATCTACTACTGACACGTTTAAGTAATAATCCTTTTCGCTTCTAGATCCCCAGAATAAGAAACGTGTAGTATCATCTAAATTAATGAAATCTGTAGACTGCCCTATATATATTGACAAGGGTAAGAACGGTGAAGTGTCGGGAATAACAGCAAGTTGATATTGATTTGCGGAAGTTTCTCCGTTGATTACACCATCATAAAATATGGTTTCGCCTGAATTAGCTTCGGAATCATAAATAAATGCCCTCCCAGTGTCTAAAGCATAATTTATGATCCCAGAAGAAGTGGGGACGGGCATCGAAGATTCATTTGGATATGAAATGGATACTAAATATTCAGTATAACCAATTCTTAAAAGAGGGTATTCTCCAGAAGTAGGGATTGGATTCAGAAAGGCCTCGTAGGACCCATCTGAATTAATGGTTATGATATTTCCATTAAATCTGGCTCGATTAAAGAAGCTCTGGCGACTGATATAAACTATTTGATTTGCAAGGTCTGGGTTTGATATGTCTTGTTCACTAAAGTTTAACTCACCAGTCTCTCTATTTATTTCTACCGTTCCAGGAGGCGGATTAGAGAAACTTAGCACCAAAACATATTGAAATTCGTATACTCTCGGAACACTTACATATACTTGGTAATTCGATACTCCATTATCTACTGGAATTGGAGCAGTTAGTCTATTTTCATTAGAAATCACTCCTAGCCTTGTGGGAGAACTACCGGGAGCTGGAAACCATCTACGACTTACGTTATCGTAAGAAAATCTAAATATTGAATCATTACGAGTCCATCTAAACTTCAAATTCGGATCATTAATATAAATACCATCTGCATCTTTTGACTGACCAGTTACAAATATACAATATTCAGCTCTTTGAGAAATCTTGTTAAAATCATGGGTATCCTGAGGCTGTACCAAGGTTCTTGGCGGTAGCACAAGAGTATTTACGCTTTGAGAAAGTCTCACTCCCTCAAGCACAGCTCCTGAAGTATCAAATGACATGAAACACAATACCCTTAGATAAGTACACCCGTTCCAACACCACTAGCAGGGACGGGTGATGGAGGCCCTGCTATTTGAACCAACACGGAAGCAGTCGATATAGTAGCGTTTAATGAGTTACTAATGACATTTGATAAGGAAATTGCCATCGGGCTAATTAGACCCGCCGCTGCAAATGACTGTAAAAATATTCCGATTCCCGTTCCTGGTTCTTTAATAAGCAGTCTTCCTACGCCCGTTCCCACTCCGACAATTGGATGAACAGTCATAGGAATTGCAGAGGAAACCACTCCACATATACTTAGGCTTAAGCCTACTAACATACTTTCGCTTATGGATCCATTTATTAAAGCACCCTTAGCATTGGATAATAATGTGGGTGTCAATAAGGCAGGCAAGTAAATTACAACACCCAACGTTCCTTTGCCTACACCCGCAGTACCAGAGTCTATAGTAAAAACTGTGACTGATGTATTAAGAAAACCAAACAAACCATTCGATATTGCACTAGATAACTGATAACTAGAAGCACCTACACAGCCCGCCCCATTTAAGGCCCCACTGATAGCAGGAAATATTCTCTCCAAAGAAGGCATTAACCCACCGCAATCGTAGGAATACCCAAGATTGGAATTCCTGTCAGATAGTCCAAGTGCGGAGCATTTGGACCTGGAATACCAGCAACAGCCACACCTACCTTAGCTATCCCAATGCTTGTAACTGGGCTGGTTATGGCTGTTACTAAGCCCGTTAATGTAACAGCAGTGGTGGATGATAGAGAGATAGGCCCAGCAGAAGCTGCCAATGCTAAGGCACCCAATCCATTGGTTATACCGATAGCACCTGCCGCAGTAGCAAGTATAATATTACCCAATACCGTAGATTTCGTTATATTACCAGTAACTACACTATCAGTTATATTACCAGCAACTACCGTTCTACTCGCATTGCCAGTCAAGACTGTGCTTGAATCTACACCAGCTAATGTCAAATTTCGTTTACCAAGAGCGAATTTGGATGATTTATCTTGGGCATAGTACTCATTCGAGGCCCCCAATACGGTTACGCCGTGTTCTCCACCTGAAGACAACTTATAACCACCAGAACTCGCCACGACACTCACCCCATCTGCTTCAGTAGCATCCAAGCCCCCCGAAACTCTAACATTTGTGCCCTTGGTATATTTAAAATCTGATCCAGAAATGACTCTTGAAGTACTTCCATCTACGATATGACTCACAGTCGGGGAATCATCAACGGAGGTCCCTCCCAAATAGTTCACGGTAATTGGCCCGGTAAAATTAAAATTGTTCCCTGAAGCACTTGAGGTACCAAGTTCGAAGTTCATCCCGCCCTTTAATCGGAGATCGAGACTTAGTCCAGTATTAGGATCTTTTCCTATAATTCCTTTAACCAGACCCATGATATTTAGATCTAGAGATTTTCCTTTATCATCAGGTAAACCGGTCTGTGAGGCTGGAATATGAAGGAATGTTCGACCCTCTTTATTAATACCAAAGACCCACTGATTATTTGTAGTGGGAGACTGAATCCGATACAGACGGGCTAAAGCGTGAGAATCTAGGACACCTAAGTCTGTAGCATTATCTATAGACTCAAAAGTAGGATAGTTGCAAAGTTCTCCCTGATCAGAATCGGAGAACAACTGCATCTTCAGTACCTTTTTATATAATGCCCTGCCTTCATTTGTGACAAAGTTATTCCCTACGACAGTCCCGTGAACATCTTCTATGAAGACTTCTCTTTTCGATTCATCAGAGAAAAATCCGTCACCTTCATCAGTCACCGGCATTACGCCGTCCGAAACATGTCTTAACTCTCTTCTATCCTCTATATACGCTTCTTCAACATTATTGTATCCGGACTCTGCAGATCCAGGATACACATAATTAATTCTTCTGCCATCACTGGTTACAATATACGGGTATTCTAACATTCCCTCCGTAAAACTAAAGGTTCTTACTCCATCTTCATCTATTAGTCCATATTGAAATAAAATGTCATATACAGGGCTCGTAACCGGAATTTTCTGCTTGAATAGTTCCCCCTCTTCAATATCGAAAGGATTTGTACCATTGGTCTGTTCGTTTAATGGAAAATAATCTGATAAAAATGAAAAAGCGTTTCTCTTTATTAGTCCTCTTCTATAGTATCCAGCTGCATTCGCTGTAAATTCATTGATTGTTTGAAGCACAGCAGTCTGATCAGAATCTCTTAGGATGAACTCATTTCCGGAACGGTTAGTAATTACCACATTTCTATCTAATAAAATGTCAGAACCCGAACTTGCAGACGCTAAGAAATCTCCAGAATATGCTTTCCTTAATTTTAATCTAACAGTATTGGTCTGTAGTTTTGGGTCAAATTCTAAATCCGGTCTTAGAGATAAGACCTCATCTATTTGCTCCGGGGGTGCAGGAAGAAACGGAGCATAATCCCTAGAATTATAAACACCGGCAGAAAGTATGGAGAGGATGAATGGGAAATGACTATTACTCCCAGGACCCATCGGCTTCCAACCACATATAACGGTCGCCCCCTTTTCAGGAATGGTTCCACTGAAAGAACGAGGACCACCACCTCCCATTGCAGGCAGTGGTATATCTAGTTTCTCATCAGGTGAAGTATTAAACCCTACTGAGCACACCATCGTCTCAACATCTACGTGAATAATGTATCCTACCCATAAATATTTTTTTGCATCCGGGTGAGATAAAGATAACTGATATATACCACCAGGAGTTCCTGGTTTAAGCAATAAAGGGTAAAATTTTTCTTCCATATTTCTTATACGGTACTATTTATAGGGAATCAATGATGAAAACCATATTACAAATAACTACCCTCTCAGGAAATTTAATAGATGAGGCAAAGTGGGAAATAGATTTTACAATCCAGCCAATGGAATCTCACGAGATATCTTTAAATTTCGAAACTAACGATTCAAAATTAATATCATTTATCAATGCGAATGAACGAAGTGGAATTGTATTAGATGGTGATCCGGAAAATGGATATAACATGTCAATGAGATTTGACATTAAGAAAATAAAGCACTTAGTGGACGTTTCTACGAAAGAAGTGGATACCTATATACTACTGAGTCCTCCAAATAGGACTCTGGAACAAATAATTTTATATGTCTTAAATTCTAAATACTGTAACGGGAATTTTCTAAAGATTTTAAAGTCTTAAGTATTGGGAGGCGGACCTTTAAGAGCTACATTATCAGGCCTTACTGAACCGCTAGCATATTGTCCAGGATTCAGTATTGATGCGAACTGCGGTGGGGTTCCTGGAGGATAAGAGGGAACACTCGAAGCCCCGAATCCCTGCTCTAAGTTCTCCCAATAATTTTGTATAGCTAACTGTTCTTCTAAAGTTCCTTCAAGCCCGTACGCCTTTCCTATATTCTTATAATAGTCTGCCGTAGCACCAACAGCTGCTTCTACTCGGTCTTTATTTTTATTATAATAAGAAGATATTTCATCACCTAATTGGTTGAAATTCGATGAGACATTTGATATTCCCTGGGAATTGAGTCCGAATAGCTGATTTGCTTCATTCTGAAGAGCACCAATAGCGTCTTGGTCCCCATTGGCTGCCCTATCGAACAAAGACCCTCCACCCGGTAAATCAAATAGATTTCGATTACCAGCGAAATCAGCATAATTCTCACTTACTCGCGTCTGACTTTCACCACTATATATTCTTTCTCTACGAACATTGGAATCAATTTCTCTATTAAATTTTTCAGATAAATATTTATTCAATGCTACCCAGAAGTTGCCCATGGATACTTCTCCGGATATCACCTCAATTTTTTCTTCTTTGGTAACCCCTAAAGCACTGGATACGTTTCTTCCCGCCTCCACAAATTGCACGGGTAGAGATCCCGAACTTCTTAAAACATCCCTTATTATATTAGAAGGTAATACTGATATCCAGTTAGTGCGACCCACCCCACAAGCACAATTATCAAAGGCTGTGCTGAAGTTTTCCAAGTCCACCGATGGTTTCAGGTCGGATAACAATCGTGATTTGCGGATAGAATCCACCTCAATAAAAACACTCTTACCAATATTTTGGTTTATGTCCGCTACATACGTATTTTCACTAGTCATCAAGAAGTCACTAGGGGTATCAGTACCACCACTTCTACTACTGGCTGCTGTCGCCCAATCATCTGGACGCATTTTTTCAAATGCTTTGGAAAAGTCTACTGTGCTTTGTTGAGGAACAGATACGCTCTCTGTAAGCAGAGAGCCCGTTGCTGCAAATTGGATGTTAATCTGATTGGCCGAAGCGTCTGAGGCAAATGTGACTCTACCTCTATCCATATAAGCCCCGCGCCCATATCTAAAATGCCCAACCACTTCATAACCAAATTCATCAGAAACTGGTCTTACCAATACGGAAGGATCATTCAACACACGACCAGCCGCGAATTTATATTTATTTTTATCCAGTTCTAGTTCTTTCTTCTTCAGAATAAGATCGTTTATTTGCTTACCGGTATCATTAATCTCGGTCCCTAATTCTGAAAAAGCAGAGTTCTTCTTAACTGAATCTTCAAATGCCTTAACTTTTTCTTCATCTAGATTGACAGGAGTCTTTGCCCCTAAGTCTCGAATTTCCAGACTAGAAACGCTTGGTATGATGACTATCTCCCAGGATATGGTCCCATTCGGTTTAGTTTTCTTCTTTATAGTAACCCCGGCATTCGGTATACCAGATTCCTTTGCAACTACTGCGAGTTCTTTTATTTTTTCGTTTATTTTTTTGGTAAGGGTGATATTAAGCTTATCAATTTCTTTCTGGATAGTTTTAATTTCTCCTTCGATCTTCTTCTCTTCTCCTTGATATTTTACCTTTGATGCCTGGTCATTACTTGCAGAGAATTGTTCTTTTTGACCACCAGACAATGTATCACTCCAGGTAATGGAGGTAATCTTTATTAATTGAAATTCTTTAAACTGTCCATCAACATCTTCCGCATAATCAAATGCACCTTCATTAGCAGCGCTTGTTTCATACCTGTTTTGTTTTATTCTTGAAATTAAGTCAGTTTTATCTTTATCATTCAATAATTGCCATGCTTGATCTCTGGAAGATTGATAAATACTGCCCGATAACCCTGTGGTAGGTTTAGCGTTTTTGCCTTTGCCTTTCTTGTTCTGCTGCTGTTTTTTATTTCCAGGTGTCTTGGTTAGCAAGTCAAGCAATTCCTGATTATTGTATGTCCTTCTTAGGACCATTACTACTCTAGGATAACCAAGGAGTTTGCCCGTCTTAGGGTGCCTCATAATTATGGGCTTCGCCCCATCGGTTGAAGCTCCGGTATTACCCCCTACATCAGGAAAGGAAATTTTATAAGTGATAGCATTTTGCTTCCGTTGCTGATTAGCAGGGGTATTAAGCGGATCTTGAACGGGAGCACTATTCTGAGCTGAAACCGAGGCAGTAGCTTGCCCAAATCTTTCAATTTTCCCTATATTTTTTGGAGCCAGGAACTTACTTCTCTTTGCCATCAATGTAAGAGTAGTGGTAGCTTGTGACCCGATGCTAAAACTGTGCTGGATTGCATTGATATAATAAAAGGCATCATGCCGTGGAATGTAAACCGGAAACCCCATTCGAAGTTCGGGTCTCATCGGGATAGTAACGCTTCCGTTCATGCGCCGCGCATTAAGTCTGTCCATAAAGTCAAGAATGTAGTAATACATTCTTCGCATAGAACCAGCCCATTCTACTTGAAAATCATGACGTCTATACCCATATTTTCGCAATAGGTGATAATCGAAAGCACCGGTTCTTGGAGTAGTAAACTCGTCGTTTATACCCCAATCAGTAACACCCCCGAATGCATGACCACTGGCTACAATGTGAGTTATTATTTCGCCTTCTGAATCCTGAAACTGTTCATCGATTAGGTCAATATCTTGGATCCAAGATACTGGCTTATTAGGTAAAACATTTAAGTTGAAGAAGGGGGGCTTACAAATTATATCTCCTGTTGTATCACAATAAAATTCGTATCCTATTTGCTCAGCAGCCTGTTTAGCGATAGATAATTTCGTCTGAATTTCGGGCTGGAAAAACCCGAATTGAGCCACTTTACCTATATCCTTCTTATATGCTGCTATCTCGGATGGATCATATTTTATTACTGTGTTAGTCTCATCACTTCCTCTTAGATTCGCTTCCTGTTCAAATATAGCAGCAGCTAATTTAAGTGGATTAGAGACCGCCAATCCGTCTCCCCAAGTCGGATAAACTGCTCCAGTGGTTCCATATATGACTAAGCTAGACCACATGTTGGCAAATTTAGCCTGCCAGTATAACATGATTCCACCGATCATATCATTATTATACTCACGTTCAGCGCCTTGCTCAGGAATGAAATTTTCGTTCAGTGAGCCCGCAGTGAATGACCAGTCACCCATCGACTCACGGGCTAAAGCAATTATGACAGCAAATGGGTGAGCTCCAGCAAAATTATTACCCCACAGAACGAAATTACCGCCCGTGCTATTTCCTACTGGATCGAGAAATGCCGGATTAATGGTCGTACTGGTTTTTTCCCACCAATATAAAATGTCACGACAGGAAAGGCTAACTGTCGTAACACCATTGGACCAAGATTTTGATATGTTAGTAATTAAACCCCAGAATATCTTATAATATTGAGGGACACCCCCTATTAGAAAATACCCCTTTGCATATATTTCTACCTCCATCATAGGAAGTAAAACTAAGTTATCTTCTGCATACCAATCATTAATTGCAGTATCAGGAACAGTAAAATTTATGGAAGCATTTCCCGGAGGATTATCAGTAGAAGTATCTACAGACAATCCTGTCATATACTCGTTAAAATTTATAACTCGGCGACACTCGCCGCATCCTAAAATTGTGGTTTCGCCTTGAATCGCTACATAAGCATCAGCCGATATAGTGACATAAGGTCTACTGTTATTTACATGCGTTCCACTCCAGCCAGAAACTCTTGTCATATTACGGAATTCCTTGAGCGTTAGCTTCTCCTACAGAATCCAACAAAGCTACATCATATCTTACCGTAAAAGTAAAATCATAGTCTAAGCTAAAAGGCTTTAAAGCATTATCACTGATTTTAAATGAATCGAAGGAACCAATGTAAATGTGACCATCATAATATATAAAAATCGACATCCCAATAACGGGAACTCCCTTGTTAGATGCATTGTATAATTCTCCTGAATATATCCAACCATTATTTTGATACATCATTAGCATTGACTGAAGATTTGCATATGATAAACTATATATTCTATTCGTATTAGTAATTCCGCCGTTTCCGAGAGAATCAACCACATATTGACCAGAAGTAGTTCCGGATCCTTGAATTTGTATGGGCTGTTCTAGCCACATACTTATAATATTACCTCTCCAACCACCTGCATAATCTATGGTATGCTGATGAGATCTGTTAAAGGAAGTTGGATTTATGTATAATAATAATGAAGGAGTGGCAGAGACCCGCTCCACTTGTTGATTTAATTCTCTTACTACGGCATCTGTATACTTTTTCCTGCCGTCATCTACCAACAAGTTTCTACCGTACGCTGCATAAGGATCTTCAGGTTTATCTATTATATTTATACTCGTCATAATTCCGCCAGCCACTCCTAACCCCTGAGCACCAGGAGTTCTAGAGTCTACGAAATCACGAGTAGGTGGTCCGGATTTTAACCTTTCCTGAGCAGCTCTAACGTTTTGTTTCCAATAATCCCAACCTGCCCCGGAACGAGGATAGAGAGTACCTACAGTATCCTTTACCTGTCCGACCGTCACATTACCATCATCATCTTGATATGCCTTATTCCCATTAGCCGCAGCCGATCCAGCAGGATAAATTATTTGCTCGTCAGGAGAAGTCGCATCATAAGAACCACCGTTAACGGCTGCGTATACGTTCCATGGATCTTGAAAAGGATAAAGGGAATCGCTGCTCCCCTTCTTCTTGGCCTTTGCCTTTATTGCGAAATAGTCAGCTATATAGGGGGCCTGTTCAGAAACAGATTTATCCTTAATGGTTAACCAATCATCATAAGTCATAATTTCTCCTGGCCCCAACGCTTTTCCAGCGTCTTCTTTTTTTTGAATAGGCCCACCAGGGTTAAATTGGATTAAGCCAGCAGCACTAGGTGTCTGCTTAGTCTTATCTCCCCCCCAATTAACTGCATTAGGATTAAACGCAGACTCGGCAGCTATTCCCCACCATAAATCAACAGGGTCCATTTGTGGCACCTTTCCAGCCAATTCACCTACAATGGAGTCAAAATCTTCATCGGTCCACTGTTTAAGTAAACTAAACTTGAATCCTTTAGATGCTACTGCTACTTGTGCCGAAATTTCCTGCTGTGTAAGTATTGTATTTTGGCCTGTTTTAGCATTAGGCTGTTTTATTTGTACACCTTTGGAGGTGGTAGCTGCTACTTTTTTCCCTAATTTTGATATATAAGGAATAAAGTTTATATTGAAATCTGGGGGGATGAATCCTATGATAAAAGGACGGTCTGAAGCATGTCTATTTGTTGATACTATTGAATAAAATGATTCATTCACCGCTTCATGAGCTATAACACTGTTCTTATTTAAATTATCAAGAAAACCAGTAATATTAAAATATGTATTCTGAGTATATAACTGAGAAATATTAAAACCACCGCTCTGATTGCTTTGATTAGTCATCTTTCTCTAGGGTTCCCTAATATTTTATAAACAACGCTCTCTATTTTAAATTCCCAGGACAGATTTAAGGTGAAGGGATTAACATCATCCTCATTTATACTAAAGGTGCTGAAGTGTCCATTATATACACCTTTATCCCAAATCATTAAAACAGTCGAACGCACAACGGGAGTACCATCTGAATCATACACCATTCCATTAGACCTAAATAATTCCAATAAATCAGTAAACCGTTCATATGCTAGTGTTCCTCTTCTCCCCGTCAATGCCCCGAAAGCTCCCACCTGTTTAGAAGAAGCTGCAGTGTATCCTTGCGAGGGACTTATGAAACCTCCTGTAGAACCACTAGCAGAAACGCTCGATATTTCATCGGGCCACACCCATTCGACAAACCCCCCATAAGTCATCACCACATTTTTGGATTTCGTATAAGTTTCAGATAGTTCACTAGGGTTCACATACAATGCGAGGGCTACGTCATACATGGGGTCTGTGCCGCCAAATTGAGCTACAGTAAATAGTATAGGTTTACCTCCTTGGTAATCCTGTGGTAATAGTCCGCCCGAGTATCTGGGGTATTTTATGGATGGTCCAGGCATGTTCACTTAATATTGAAAATTCGGTACATTTCTCCAGCCACAGCCCGAGCAACTTGTCCGGGAGTAGCATTCGACATAAATGGTAAGTTAATCACTACGGAAGCGGGACCAGTACTTTGACCCTTCGCCGGGTTGGTCACAATTTCTCCAGCATGAAGCAAAGCCAAACCCGTGTGTGGCATCACTCCACCATCAGCAAATTGCGGCGTATTATTAAATGTTCTGGAGAATGCATCATCAAAAGTTTCTCCATCATTTTTGAAAAAACCTGAAAGCACATGAAGTCCCTGGGGAGGTAAATTTTTAGCAGTCCCAAGTTTAGCATAATCAGGGTCGGCTTGGATCTTGGCTAAAAATAAAGCATGGTCATATAAAGGCACTTCAACGCCTCCTCGGACCGCTTCCTTCATTGACGCAAAAAATGCATTTGCATTCTTGCCCACTAGTTCAGCCACATTACCTATTTCATTTACGACTCCCTTATTTAGGGTATCAGCTGTATCAGCTGTAGATTCGGCGGTTTTTGCAACAGGACTTTCTGCGGTTGTTGAGCCTGTGCCAACAGGCGAACCACCAAAAACACTGCCAACGCTTTGAAACACCTTCATAAAACTCGACATCGCATTGGCACCAAACGACGAGCTATTAGCTCCCGAAGCCATCCCAAACCCGCCTTCCGCGAATTTCGCTTTATGAGCTTCTACATCTCTTATTGTATCATCAGCTTCTGCTTTAGGCTTTATCTTCTCCACGGGCATGTCATAATTATGTGTTCCTCTACTGGAGGCACCGCGACCAAGTTTCATGCCTGGTATTTCAGCTAGAGCTAAAAATTCTCTGGGACTAAGATATCCGAATTCTCCTCTCTTCATTACATCAAGGAGATTTAATTCTTCTTTTTTAAGACTACCATCTTCTTGTTGGGTAAAAGTCCCCTTTATAAATTGATCGGGACTTATGCCGACAGAACGCAATTGGTCTGCATCTAAATTCTTCAAAATATTGGTATCAAACGTTTCTTCAACTGCCTTTTGCATTACTACTTGCGAATTTCCTAATTTATCTCTGCCTAAATCCGTGCCCGCTAGTTCAATGGCACGTCTATACACACCACTATATTCTGATTTCGATATCATTCCTTTATTTTTTACATCTTTATCATCTAGAGCCATATACTGTTCTCTATATGATTCTAATTTAGGAATATAACGTTTTTCACTTTTATCGACGGCTGTAGACGAAGTAAACCAACTGCTTATTTTATCATATATATTCATCACAGTTTCGGATATTTTATGAAGAAGTCTGGCTATAACCTGAGTTATTTTCTCATCTATAGAGGTAGTTTTATCACGTATAAGTTTTTGTATGTCTTTATCATCATCCATTTTATTTAAGTTCTCTTGATGATATGATAACGCCTTTAACATATCATCTTGTGTAGCAGTCTGGAATTCTTGGAGAGTAAGATCGAGGGGGTTTTTTCCTAGCCTTCTACCTACTTGTTCAGCTAACGCTTTATCAAGCGCACGAGATTGTGTCGTACCATTATCATGGATGGCTACCATGTTTTCTTTTATCGCCGCAATCATACTATTATAAGCCTCCTGTTCCTCACTGCTAATTCCGATTTTCTGGCCTGCAATTTCCGAAATTCCTTGAAATCGATCGAATTTATCACCAAATATATTTTGACCCTTAGCTTGTATACTTTTGACTAATGACACAGTACTACCTGCTTTTGCAGCCGTAGCTAAACTCAGGGGGTCTCCCTTTTGTCTCATCTTTTCAGCATAAAATGTATCCTTTAACGCACCCAATTTTGCAGGTGGTATTGTTGGGTTTGTTTCTGCTTTTTTGATGGCTCGTAAGAATTCTGTTTCGTTACCTGAAGCAAAGGCTCGGCGAAGACTTACGGATAACTCATCACCCATATCCCTTGTAAGGTCTGTCATTTTTCCAGCGAAATCTTCTTTAAGTATGCCGGACATTTTAAATTCTCCTGACTTTTCTTGGCCAGCTATTAAGACATCATGGAGTCTATCCATGGGACCTTTGCCCTTAAACCCACGCCCAAGGGCTTGCATGAATTGACGAACTTGGTCCGGACTCATAGTTTTACTAAGCATTCTCATGATATTGGTAAGTTCTTCCATCCTATTCGTATATAAACTGAGCCCAGGAATAGTTTCGTCAAATATGTTCATGAATTTATTAACCGGCATATTAGCAGCACGAGCATTATCTATTAATGCCACGAACATATCATTTGCAGATTTAGCACCGTAACCATAATCAGTATAAAATGAAGCTATTCGGGTTCCTACTTCCTCAGTAGTCATTCCTAAACTTTTCCCATATACGATTAAATTTGTCTGAAAAGCCTTCATCCCCCCATCCATTTGCTCGATTAAATTATATCCTCGCACAAAGCCACCAACACCAGTGCTGAAGGCATTGGCACCCTTTGCTGACTGTTCTAGAGTACCTCCTAACATATTAATAGTTTCTTCATTTTCAAGCAACGAGGTCCGCATTTCGTCCAACGCTTTAGTATAATTACTAGTAGAATAAGTAGAATCAGCTACGGTTGGAATATTTTCAACCAGTGATTTATTGAGACCCGATATATACTGACTAGCCTTGACCAATCCATAGGCAAGACCTCCTACAGCAGCTACGGTCCCGGCTATTGCAAGCGCCATGGGGCCTAAACTAGCTAGTAATTTAGCTGCTTGAGCACCGGAAGAGGCAGCAGCCAATGATGATGATTCGGACCCAGCTACGTCTCCTGCTTTTAATTGTCTCCTTGATAATTTGGTGAGGCGCTTTTCTTCTCGCTTTGCAGCTAAAGCTTTTCGAGAACGACTCGATAACATACCCTCACCTAGTGCTTCTGCTACCCCCGCAACAGCACCGGGACCACCTCTTTTTAAGCTTCCGAATACTCCTTTGGCAAGATCACCCTTACCGTAAGAAGCCATTGATTTAGCCTTTTTTAACTGTTTTTCCTGTTCCTTGCTTAATAGTTTTACAACTTTTAAGTACTTTTGATTCCCCTTCATCAAAGCACTTCCCGATTTCGTTAAATCATCTAGTTTAGCTTCTGTCTCGGCTAGTTTAGTTTCCAACTGGGCTTTTGCAGGACTATCATCACCTAACGTTGATAACTCTTCCGCATACTTTTTAGCCTCGTTCCGTTTTTGATTTATTTCTTTAGATAATTTATCAAATTCCTTGAAAGCGTCTGATGTACCTCTCGATAAGGCACTTGTAAACTGCGCAGCGCTTTTAGCGATATCTTTTAATTGTTTTGCTGTGGCCGCAGCTGATTTGATGGTTTTTCCCCCTATATTATTATCTATCTTCTCGATAGAATTCATCATTTGGCTTAAGTCCCGGCGTAAATCTGTAACTGCCTTTCTATCTAAAGTAGGAGATACAGGTATATTGATATTTAATTCACGGTCGGCCATCGTAATTTCACCGTGTATCAGAACTTGAATTCTTAATTTCCGGAATAATATGTTGTTCCGGACTGATTAATAAATCTTTGAGTCTTTTGACTCTTTCTTCAGCTTCACTTCTCGTTAAAACAGATGACCCTGAGTTTTCATTCAGTGGTTTATGGCTCGATATATTGATAAGATTTTGTCTCTCGTTATGGATTTCAAGACTTCGACCATTTACATTCCTAAAATGAGTTTCTACCGCTAAATCGTGAGAGTCTTTTTCATTGTTCAAAGCAGATGAAAGCTGACGAGCCAAATCTTCAGCACTGTCAGCTCTAAATCTATTAATTACTTCCGCCTGTCTTCCGTCTGGAAGTATAACGGTCTCAACTGGCGATTCTAATTTCTTGGTCGAACGATTTAAGTATTGTCTTAATACCTTTAATTTTAATTCTTCTTTTTCCTTTTTTTCCCTCTCGGCTCTCATCCTATCTTTATCATCTAAGGCCCTTATGCCCTTACCCGCGAAGCAACCGCCTATAAACTTCGCATTTTGCCAATCTTTTTCATCTTGATCTTTTCTATCATATATTTTATTTAGAGCAGTCCACATAGACTGCGCCCAATTCAGTCCCAAAGAATCCGTCCCTGAGATTCCAGTATTATTGACACTATTGATGGGGGTGCCGCCATGCTGGAGCCACTTGAATCTTGACCTGTTTTCAAATGAGTATATTTCTATAAGAGGAAAAGCACGAGAAGCTCGTTCATTTAGTGACTTAAGATTTTCGAATATTTTTTCCTGATGTGCGGAACCTAACTTAGAAATCACTTTTACTAACTTTGTAATGCTCTTCTCTCGATCTACTAAAGAATTATTTCCATTTACTATGAATATACTTTGGGCAATAAATGCTGCTCTAAAGAAATTTCTGCGTTCTAAATCCGAATTAGTAGAAGGCCGCATGAATTCTATCTGGCGCATTTCCAGATGATTCAGAGTTTTAAAAACAAAAAATTGATTCTGAATAACTGCGTGACTAGTTAGGAATCCTTGAAATATATATGATTCTGCATCTTCCCAAACAGAATCATCGATTGGAGAATAATTTTTAGGGACGCTTACTTCTATGCGCCCACTATTCTTCTTTTGGCGCGCATCTTCCAATTTTTACCTCAATGGAGGTGAAAAGCGTGGATTGACATTTATTACTTGAGGGTCAATTATAGGAGCCGAGGTCAATTTTTCGGACGGTTTATCTATAACGTCCGAATTCGTGTTGCTTTGCGAAGCAAAGGGAGAGATGAGCTCCACATCTATCATTGGAGCTCCCTTCGGGGTGGCGGTGAAATTCTGGGCCGGAGAGGTCACACTCATATCAGGAGCGCCCTCCGCCTTGACCGCAGTGTCTGCTTTTTCTTCTGCGGGTGACGCCAGATTAGACACTACACGAGCAAAGGGATCGAAATCTAATTCAACAACAGGCTTTGAATCAGTTTCCTTTAGTATCGCTGCTTTTTGGTCAGTTAATTTATATTCCTTAGCTTCAAGGTTTGGTGGTTCTACCAATAAGGGCATATTCAACTGTTGACGAATCTCCGAAGATCGTCTTTCGAGTTCGAGAAGTTCATCAGTGGGCGACAAAGCATTCTCGAATTTTATACCCTTTAGATTTTCCTTCTGATCAGTCTCCAATAAATCAGCGTAAATACTAAAGGCATCATCTATGAATTGAGAACTCCAATCCTGCATCTTAAAGTATAAATATTTATCCAAGGATACCTTGAATGTTTTACCATCTTTACCTTTATGAGGAAATCTGGGGGTGCTATCTCGGTATTCTCTTAAGTCCAAGTCATTTATACCGACCATGGCATATGCGAGAGTCACTCGTTTAGTTTCATTTACTACATTCATACCAAGTGAGTCAGAATTCGACAATACTTCATTTACTCTTTCCTGACCGGATAAAGTAATAGGAGCCAACCACAATAAAGTGGCTCCTACTTGTCTCTTCCACAGTTTTTTAGCACCGACGTTCGATAGATTATTCTCTAACTCTAGTATAAAATCTTCCATAACACATTACTATACCAAACACAACAAAGGCCAACAGGTATAAAACCCATTGGCCTTTGTTGTTACGGTGACTAAAATGGACCGTAGAGTAAAGAACCTGAACCCGACTGTAAGAATGGGTTGTTTCCAGATTCGAGAGATTCGCCGTAAGAGTTAGGATCGCCTGGCTGGTATTGTGTGGTTCCGTCCGTAACGTCCGTGACCTTAGCAGAGGCATCTTCCATTACGATTGCAGAATCACTAGGGAAGCTTACTGAATATTGTTCTAGCCAGCATCCCTTAAAATAAGTTATTAAGGAGAACCCTCCACCTGGACCGCCAATTTCATTTTGCCCACCCCCAAACTGATTATTGTCAGCCTTGTTTACTAACTCTGAAAATACAAGTTCGGATTGTATATCAAATGGCCATTTATGCTGGCGTAATGAACGAACAATACCATCAACACCACCCTTATATCCTAGTTCCTGAACAATCCCAGCGGTATATAAAAGGGTGCGGTTCAGGGTCATGCCCATTGGGTCGGTAACACCCGGCACTAACTCAGCGATTTTATCCCCAAAACCTACCCCTCGAACCGGATCAATTGATCGGGATTCCGTGTAGTCGAAAGTGGCAAGAACCCCTACTTGTTTAAAAAGGCCGGGACTCTGGCCACTGTAAGGCTTACTAAATACTCTATTCTTTTGAGAAATAGCTACTCTTGTATTAGGACTACTACCTACTGTGTACAGATAAGTGTCATTAGGTCTTGCCATTTTTAAATCCTCTAATTACTACTAGTTATTAATCTGTTAATGTATTTATTAATTATAAAATATGAATCATTCTTTAGATAGCATAAAAATCCATAGAAAGCAACAAAATGCAAGACGAAAATTTGAAGCTAGGGAATTGTTGAATATATTAAAATCAAACCCATGTAAAGATTGCGGCGAAGGATTTCATCATTGTCAAATGGACTTCGTTAGAGAAAACGCCGCACAACACAATATTTCAAAAATGCTGATTAAATCGAAATCCACGATAATATCAGAGGCATCGAAATGCGTACTACTTTGTGCTAACTGCGCCAGACTACGAATCTATAGAAGCCAAAGAACTAAAAGAGCTAGAGAGTAGTTATCCCTTTTTAGAAATCCGAAAAGCTATTCTCCTAAGAATAGCAGCTTGTTTATTCCCAGGTTCTTCCTGCTCTGGCTCTGGCTCTGGCTCTGGCTCTGGCTCTGGCTCTGGCTCTTCTTCGGTCGTGATTTCAAAAATATCTTCATCTGGCTCAGATTCAGAATCATCTTCATCTGGCTCAGATTCAGAATCGTCTTCATCTGGCTCAGATTCAGAATCATCTTCATCTGGCTCAGACTCATCTTCATCTGGCTCAGACTCATCTGGCTCAGACTCTTCTTCCTGGGATTCGGATTCAGAACTAGGCTCTTTGATTTCTGGGGAAGGGGCAGGCAGTTTATCTACCTTCTGAGCAAATTTATTACCGTTATATTCAAAAACTGCACAATAATAAGTGACCCACTTACCGGATTTCACCTCTAGTGAAATAGGATAATGAGAGTGTTCTAAGGTAATTTTTTTAGGGTCGGTATGATCGACCCGGAGACTCGCAGGAATGTCCTTATGGTCTATTATAGACCATTCAGTTCCATTCCTGGGTTTATAATATAAAGGAAACTTTAAATTTAGATAAAAAGGAAGTGACTGAATCACAATACCTCAAGACTCGCCGTGATGTCCCTTACCACGGGTCTGAAAGTTATATGTGCTGGGCTTATTCAGTGTGCCATTACTATATAACTTATGGACTGCTTCTTCAATCTCTAGAAGAGAATGTGACGATAACTCATCGGCAGTATCACACTCCGAGAATATCCCAGCCAATCTTGACACGATCTGGGCAACGCGAGGACGCATTTTCGAATTTTGAGGACGTCGAGAAATTTCGACAAGACGGGCTAATCCCGCAGTAATATTTGCTATCTTAGCATAATTTGCAGCAGGAACTACTGCCGCAGTGTGCAGTTTCTTGATTTGCCCAAGAAGCACGTCCGGATTCATCGAATCAGAAGCTGTATGACCTGAACCGAGTTCGGTAACCAGCATATTTGTAATGACCTCAACCTCAGGATTTTTAGGATCGGTCGAAGCAAGTTGCTGGATCAAACTTGATATACGAGAAATGCTGCTCATAATTTCTTCTTTCTCCCGTCACTAACAGTTTAAATAATGTTATGTGTCTGAGTGGTGTGATGATTTTTTGCTCTATTGGACGAGGTAAATCATCTCATTCTGAATCAGATAAAGACGACAAAAAATTAACGATACTCATCACGACGCGAGAATCTTTCATTATCTATAGCAGTGTTTAAATAAAAACGCCTGAGCTTATTAGTATGTAGGTCATGACTTTGAGGCGAATGACTACTAATCCGACTTAATAAAGCGATAATTCCTACTGAAATTACCAGTAGTAAAAATATAGATATCACTGATCAGACCTAGTCTGTCTAATAAACCCTAATTTTTGAACGCGGTTTTTAATTGCTTCCTCTCCATGGTTTCTCATGAACATGGAAAACCTAGAAGCACCATCCATAAAATTGGATTCTGGAAATAAACAGCCTTCCTCATCATCTGTTTTTAGAAGAACTAATGAGTCAGGTTCTTCCTCGTCCCCCTTTTTAAATGCTAGTGAATATCCCAAGGGATGCAAAACCTGCCTATTGATCTCAAATATTAATCCAAATTCAAACAAACTAGAGAGTTTACTTGTTTTCATATTTTAAAATACAGTACAAACAATAAGAGATTCTTAATAAATTAATGTCAGTGTGAGTATCTCCATATCTGCTGTTCAGACTAGTGCAAATGCTTACCGCATTGATGCTACTATCACCATTATTTCTAATGATCCGATAGTAGATCCTATCGTTATTGTAAACGATAATATATTATCAGTCTACGCAGATTTAGGGATAACCCCCGGATCGTATGTCACTAATTATATCATTTACATAAAAGGGACGAATCCGAGTCCCAACATTTATAGTTACTCATTAGTCGGCAGATTTACTGATAAAGTATACTCAATATATGACGCATTTCTTGGACCAACTGGATCGACCGGTCCACAAGGATTAGGGGTAACTGGATCGACTGGATCGACTGGTGTTACAGGTCCCGCTGGTATTTTAGGTCCTACAGGTCCTTCTGGGGGACCAACAGGTACTACTGGTATTCAGGGAAATACTGGACCTACAGGCGGGATTGGACCCACTGGACTTGGAGCTACTGGTGCGAGTGGAGTAACCGGGTCCACTGGTGCAGTTGGTCCGACCGGAGCTGGCGGTACAGGACCTCAGGGTTCTACTGGTATTCAGGGAAGTACTGGATCTACAGGCGGGACTGGACAAGTTGGTCCGACCGGTGAAACTGGAGCAGTCGGAACTACAGGGCCTGTCGGAGTGGGATCCACGGGACCGACTGGTGATATTGGAGGCACAGGCCCAACAGGAATACAGGGAGAAACCGGACCTACTGGAGGTATAGGTACAACGGGATCTACCGGCTCAACAGGTGATATCGGACCAACTGGCTCAACCAGCATTGGTGATACAGGACCCACTGGAATTTCAGGTGGGACTGGACCAACGGGCGCAGAAGGTCAGACAGGACCTACAGGTTTTACGGGAAGCCAAGGGCCAATAGGTGATAAGGGAGATACAGGGTCAATAGGAAACACCGGATCACAAGGAAATACCGGTCCGGTGGGAAATACGGGACCAACTGGCATCCATGGCGATACCGGGTCCACAGGGTCGATTGGATCACAGGGTGAAACAGGACCCACAGGTTTACAGGGTGTTACTGGTATAGAAGGATCTACAGGTCCTACAGGCGTAACTGGACTTACAGGATCACAAGGGGACATCGGACCGACTGGAGAAACAGGCGCACAGGGCGCGACTGGTCCTACAGGCGTAACAGGACCTACAGGCGTACAGGGCATAACTGGATCTACAGGAAATACTGGCGCACAAGGCGATATAGGACCTACTGGCGTAACTGGATTCACTGGCGCACAGGGCGTAACTGGACCTACTGGAGAAACAGGACCTACCGGTACACAGGGTGAAACTGGATACCAGGGTGAAACTGGATCTACAGGACCTACAGGCATAACTGGATCTACAGGCGCACAAGGCGTAACTGGATTTACAGGACCACAAGGGAACACTGGAGAAACGGGCGTAACTGGATCCACTGGCGCACAGGGCGTAACTGGTTCTACAGGCGTAACTGGATCCACTGGAGCACAAGGCGTAACTGGACCTACTGGAGCACAAGGCGTAACTGGACCTACTGGAGCACAAGGCGTAACTGGACCTACAGGTGCACAGGGCGTAACTGGATCCACTGGCGCACAGGGCGTAACTGGTTCTACAGGCGTAACTGGATCCACTGGAGACACAGGCGCACAGGGCGTAACTGGATTCACTGGAGAAACAGGACCTACTGGAGAAACAGGACCTACTGGCGCACAGGGAGACACAGGACCTACTGGAGAGTCGAACTTTCAGGGCATAAGTTCACTCACTGCAGTCTTAGAAGTAGACAACACAAACCCGAATCAACCCGTACTTAACATTCTGCAGAGTGATATAACTACAGATGGATATTTAAGTAGTACAGACTGGAATACATTCAATAATAAAGGAGAGTCGAACTTTCAGGGCATAAGTTCACTCACTGCAGTCTTAGAAGTAGACAACACAAACCCGAATCAACCCGTACTTAACATT